ATGTTTAGTATCAAAGTAAAAGCAAGGCCAATTAAAGGAAGAAGTAAAGAAGTGAGATTGGAATTGGTCTTTTTTAAAACCGGATTTCCTCGTGTTCCGAAGGTTTTTAACATTATTGGAGAGGCAAAACGCTGGGATTCAGCATCCCAATTATTTAAGGGGAATGACTCTCTGACTGCTCAGAAAAACGAATTAATCTTAAAAGAAAAGAAAAAGTATTTAGATGTTGCAGAGCTATGGGAATCCGAAAAAATCAATTGGACTCCTAAAATGTGGTCTCATTGTTTCGATGTTGAGGCAGAAGTTAAGAGTAATGATTCTCCGACAGTATCGGTAGTTGAAGTGATAGACTCAATGATCTTATTATTCAAGACAAAGAGACGTGTCAAGAATGGTGTTGTAGTTACGAGCAGCAATAATGCGGAAAATTATTTGTGGATGAAAAGAGCGTTTATGGAATTTACATTAAGAAAATACTCCAAGAAATTTTCTTCTTTTTATTTTCACCACATAACAGAAAAGTTTCTGAGCGATTTTGTAAATTATACATTGAGACGTGCAAAGCTTAAAAATGCAAACAGTCAAGGTGGTCTTCCTCATAAATTAGGTCTGCTTCGTGCCGTTTTTAGATATGCCTATAAACGTAATATGTATGGCGTTAATCTGGGGGTATTTGATTCGGTACAAGAATACATGCAGGAGAAACAGCCGGAACCAAAAACGATTTCTCCCAAATCCATTGTCCGTATAGAAAACATGAGTAGGAGAGATTTTACTCCTAAAGAATGCTTCTATATTGATTTGTTTCTCTTCAGTTATTATACCGGTGGAATGGCAAACGTGGATGTGTGTCATTTGACGAAAGATTGCATAAAAGAAAATCAGATCGTTTATGAGCGCAGAAAAGTGAACAAGAAGGCTACTCCTTTTCTTACAGACAAGGCTCGTATAATCATCAATAAATACAAGGATGAAGCTTTGGGTGATTATGTATTTCCTATTTTCAAAATCAAGCACAATACTGAAGAAAAGAAACACATGAGGGTTAAAGTAATTAGCATGAACGTGAATAAGACACTGAAGAAGGTAAGGGAAAAACTGAAAATAAAGGATGAAATCACCTGGTATTCGGCTCGTGGAACCTTTATCTCGAAAATGATAGACGAGGGATTCCATCCTATGCAAGTAGCCCAGTTTGCCGGAAACAGTCCTGACATGATTTACCGTCATTACTATAAGAATACAGATCCGAAATCAACGCTGGAGAGCTTGAACCGGATATTTTAAGAGAATAAAGAACCTGTCTTCAGTGGCAAATTAAATCTGGAGACAGGTTTGTGAAATAATTAAAATATCATTTTAAATAGTTTGTATGTTATTTATTTGTTATACATTTGTGATATAAATGATAATAATCTATGGAAGCAACAGTAAAGAAACAAACAGCCTTCAGATTTGACAGTGAGTTGTTGGATTTATTAAAGAGTGCGGCTAAACGTGAGCATAGAAGTTTGAATAATTATGTAGAGTGTCTTTTGCGAGAAGCCATGTACAGAGAACCAAATGAAGAAACCAAGATGGCTATTGAGGAAGCACGTTCTGGAAAATATGCTGGAACGATAGATATGAGTAGTTTTGATTCTTTTATGAAATCTGTGAATGATATAGAATGAAGACAATTCATTATAGCACCAAGGCAAAGAAAGATTTAAAGAAATATCGGAATAATATTCGGCTAATGGAGGCTTTGTATGAAGTTCTGAGTAGCTTGGTCAAAGGAGAAGCTGTTCAGGAAAAGTATAAGCCACATGAACTTACAGGAAATTATAAAGGCTGCATGGAATGTCATGTCGGAAATGATTTTCTTTTAATATGGATAGATACAAAGCAGGATGTGATAGAGGTAATCAGATTAGGAAGTCATTCTGAACTTTTTAAATAAACAAAGCCGTTAGGGAAGAGATACTATTTATTCCCAACGGCTTTTTGTATATGGCTTATGTAAGAAAATCAAAATAAAAGCCTACCCCAAAGAAGTTGTATGAATGAAATGAATATGAATTGAGTTGGGGTAGGCTAAAAGTAGACCTATGAAGTTTTAGAGTTCTTTATAAGAACGTGACTAAAATTCTGTTTATTGTACAAGCATTGAAAATTATGCTTGTAAAGCGAGTTTGGGTTATAATCAAAGTGCTCCCAACAGAAGCCCTACAGCCCCCCAAACAAGGTCATGCCACTCTTCAGTTCCGTTCTTCAACCACTTGTCCCAAACAATCTCTTTCGCAACAAGTATCACCAAAGTAGTTAAGATTGCCGCTTCAACCGGCATAAGGTATTTGAGCATGTCATAAATCAATATTCCGGCAATCAAATGCTGTGCGCCATCCATTCTCATTTTATTGATGCAGAAATCGTCTATCTTCTGCCTGATTCTTTTTAGATAATCCATTTTGATAAAGAATTTAATTGCTGTTGTTTATTTTAAGATATTGCAGCCATCCGGAAAACAACGGTCTGTTTTCTATGTAGTTGCAGTTCAGTTCGCAGGAATATGCCTCTTGTTCAAATGACACTTTTTTGTATGCGGTTTTTGAATTTCGATAAACGAGCAATTTTATAAACCACTCTATCGCATACCAGATATAAAAGGCAAGAGCAGCTACGATATACCATATAGGCGATATATCAAAAATCAATTGTAGAATTAACACCACACAAGCCGCAACACAGGTCGTTTCTATCCATTGATATGAATGGCAGGTTTCATGGTTCCTGACTCTTTGCGTTATATGCTCCGGAGATAACTTGCTTAATACAAACGGGCCAATCGTGATTGTGTGACAAGAACTGAATGCCAATAGTATCTTGGCGATTCGGTTGTCGTAATAAAATCTTTTCATACCTGCCAGGGGTTTTTGTATGGATCATAAGATGTCTGGAATGTCGCCATCTGCCAGTCTGTAACCGGCTTGTTATCTTCTGCTATTTTTCGTGGAATCTGAGGGTTGATTTTCAGCTTAGAAGCATCATTAAGCCACTTCATGGAATCCTCATAATCTCTCATTCTAACAACACTGACGTTATTGGGAGCAATCAGTTTGGTAAGCTCGTACACAGCCAACCGAATCATGTGCTTTTTGAGATTGTAGTTTCTGGGATCGTGTAGTGCAAGATTTTCCCCGATAACCGGACTGTCACTGTTCACGTCTATTTCAGGATAATACACTTGGCCATCATATACAACGTACTCATGTGATGAAAGTTCGTATTCGTTGTACTGAGGATCATAATCGGCAATAGCACCCCAGTTTTCCGATTCCAAAGGGTTTTTATTATTGTCGAACCCCTCCAGTGACATCAAAGTATAATAGGAACCGTCAAATTTTACGACATTCCAAAGCTCGTACTCAATCGGATTCCAGTCTGTATATTCAGCAAGTTTCCATCCGTTTACCATCGGGATTCGTATATTCCCAAATTTCCATCCGTTTTCAACAAGACAGATATAAGGCGTATCGTTATATAAGACAATATTACCTTTGTAATAGGTTTTGAACTGGCTGTATCGTTGAAATTCCCGTATCTCGCCTTTCTCATCCACAAACTCTTCCCAGTATTCCACGGAAGAAGGAGCCTTGTATCCGCTGATCGATCTTATTATCTCGTGGATTTTACCATCAAAATAAATATGTGCTCCGATCGGATAAGTTACCTTTCGGTCGTATTCAGCGATATATTTCCCTTTATTCAGTTCTTTTTCAATCTCATAGTTCTCACTCAGATACTCTATGACACTCATTTCTGCGGCTTCCTCGGCTTGAATGAATGTTTCCGGTTCGTTTCTCGTTATCTGGGAAAGGCTGTCTTGCGTGATGATTCCCAGATAATCGCTATTGTTTAAAAATCGTCTGTACATAGATTAATGGTTCGTTAATAGTTAAATCCTTCGTTAATGGTAGCTGTGGAAAGGATGGTCATAGAACCGTCCCCTCTTTTGTATTTCGTCCAGCTATCCCTTAAATAATAGCATAGCAGGTAATCAAGGCAGTCGGACAAGTGGCCGTATTTTTCGTATTTTACGCCTGTTTTAGCGTCTGTAACCTTTGCCTTGCACTTTGTACCATCCTCGTTCTTTAACTGGTAAATAAGGTCTTCTGTGAGCTTCCTGCAACGTAAATCAATCATCAGTTTCCATCCGTCAAATCCCTCGAACACCTCATTGACAAATTCACATCGGGTAACTTGTGGAGGCTGCTTTTTTAAGAGCTTGATCTTAGGTTTCAATACGCCCTTGCCCAGTGTTTCCGTGATGATGGTGTAGTTGTTTGTCCCATCTTCATTTGTGGTTGAACGCTGTAATCCGGCAGGGTCTCCTGTCACGTCCACCCCTCCGATATGTTTTTCCCTATACAATTTCTGTTGTATCTTCCTTGCCAGAGCCGGAGTATTGTTTTCCTTCTTTTCCGGCAATCCCAATATTTCCTCTATGACATATATCTCTTTTTTGTCATAGTTTATCTGAGCCAACAAAGTAGACATTCTGGGTGCGACATTGAAGTCCCAGATGGTAATGATAGGTTGGGTCGGATCGTAGACCTTTTCCTTCAGGTTCGTTATAAGATGTCTGGAACCGTCAAAATTGTGGTAAACGGCCATATCGTTGGCTTCCACGAAATCCCAGTTACCATATAACAAACGCTCCTTTGTGGCTTGGTCACGAATCTTGTTCAATGCCGCCTCGTAAGTCTGCCGGAAAGCGATGTCCGGGTTGTCGAATACGGAGAACGGTATATAAGCCTCTCCCTCCCGGCATTCCACCTTGTCTCCGTTTTCATCCTGTACGAACCGGGAACGTACCCAGTTTGTAGTCGGGTTGGTGCTCATAAACATTCTGGATGTCTTGAATGTCTCGTGTATTCTCCAACGAAGACGGGAAAAAAGCACTTCAACCGCCTTTTCCGAAATCTCCGACACCTCGTCGATCATGGCAATCGTATATTCGGAAGAACCGAATCGCTCGAAGTTCGGGTCAGAAGGCAGATCGACCATTTCCTTCATGATAATGACAGAATCGTTCCAAAAGGTAAGCGTACCTTCCAGATTATTGATTCTGTAGTTCACTTCTTCTTTTAATCCCCAGTTTTTTAGAACCGTCTTGATCGTATTCCAAGTAGATTCCTTCAAAGACTTGATTGTCTTACGTGCCACGACCGCACGGATGTTCTCAAATCTCATGCAGGAAATAATGAGCCAGCAGGCTCCCAAAAACGATTTTCCACCACCTGCTGATCCACCACCTAATATCATTTGTGGCAGATTTGTGTTTCCACATGACTCGCAAACAGGCTTGTATTGTGGATTCTTTTTTACATCGTATCCGATGAGTTTCTGTGTTATATGACCGCCACATTTGGGACAATAATCCGGTTGAAGCAATTTCCATAGTTCATATTGCCTTTCTGACGGTCTGAAATCAATTTTAATGTTCTGGGGTGGTCTCAGTTTTGCATAAATTCCCATGTTTAGATATTTGCAGCGGCAATCGTAATGACAGAAACCGCCATGATTATAAGTATGTTGTTTAGAATTATCTTTCTCATAGTCTGGTCTTATATGGAAACAGCACCCAACTTTTTAGGGCTGGATGCTGTTTCGGAAGTGTTCTTATGAAATATGAATTTTAATTTCTCGCTCTTTCTTTAAAATCTCATTCAAGGCATCCGAAGTGGCTCTTGATTCCAGCACCTTGCCTTTTACCTTGTTTTTCCCAACAAGAATGCACCCTGCGCTATCGGCAGCGGTGTTTCCGGGATGTATTAGGATTCCAATAAAATGCGGCACATCATGCAATCTTGGTAAGACACGTTTGAATCTGGGTGAGTATTCCATTGTGACCTTGTATTCTCCAGATGGGATAGCGGTTTTTGAATAAACCTTTTCCGGACATTCGCAATTCAATCCTTTGGGCGTGTTCGGACAGTATGCCGGAAGTTCTCTTACCTTGTCTTCCAGAGTATCGCAGAAATATTTTCCGTCAATGTATAAACGCCCGATTGTATAAGTCGCTCCTTTGAAAATTCTTTTCAGTTGCAGTAACATTTTGGTTTCGGTTTAAAAATGAACAATATGTGATTTTGTTTTTAATTAAGAATAGTGGTGTCTGGTAGGGGATGGTTATAAAAAAGGGGCATACCTTTAATTAGGCATACCCCTTTAATGCAAAAGATTTGTTTGTATAGAACTATTTTTTGTTCAGGTCAAAAGACAACTTGATCGGATTTTTCAAGAAGTTTGCTTCGCCCACCATAGCCTCCGTTGCTGTAAGGCTGAATTTTAAATTCTTGTCTTTAACTGCAAATACGCCGTTCTCTTCAGCTTCAATTGACACTGCAACTTTCAGCTTCAAATCTACAAAATCAAAAAGCAATTGTTCCGGGGACAGTTCCAAAGAAATTGAGTCGTTTGTCGCATTCATGGTAGCCTTATAATCAGCAGCATAACTCATAGTTCCGATTTTCTCGATAATACCAGCAGCAGCATCCTTTCCAATGATTTCTTCTACTAATACTCCGTACGGGAACTCGGCAAAAGAAATGCGATCATTTTCCACGCTCAGATTAACTCCCACCGTATCTTGGGCAGAAACCGCATAAGTCATATTCCCTGCATATTCACCGTTCACATCCTCTACTGTAGGCAATTGAACATCATCATCGTCACAAGAAGTAAATATCAAACCAAATACTGTCAGCATCATCAGCACTGACCATTTCAATGTCTTTTTCATTTTTAATTGCTTTAGAATATTAATAAATAGTTTTCGTAAAGTATGGATGTCGAGTATTTATGAAATGCTGCATGAGTGTCTTATTTTTATATTTCTCGAAAATAAAATATGTATGTCGTAGAAAAAATCTACAATGTTCCACACTTTTGTTTCATAAATACACAGTTCTTAATTGTTGTAAGTAATTATATGTAATTGATTTGTAGTTTGTTATATTGTTTTCAGAAAATTGGCATATTAGTTGTATAAAATTTAGAAAGATTGTTTAGGCATAGGCACTATTTTTTTATTTTCTTGACACGGATGTCGTTTGCACATCATTTATCGCATTACTTAGGATTAGTAGAGTATTTGTTTTTTTCATTTATCAAAAGAGAGGCCGCTTGCGAAGGTGGTCTCTCTTTATTTTTATATTCAGTCAAGCAGATTTGTTTGGTGCTTTGATTATTCTACAAAGCCAGATTTTTGTTGGTTTCAATGAAATTTTAAGTATGGTTTGCTTTAATTAAGGGTAAGTATGTTTGTTTACGTGGGTTTCTCGCTATCTTTGTACAAAACAACAATTCTTTTTAGTGTATTTGTTTTTATTTTGAAATAGTATTTGTTTTTAGGAGCAACCTGTGAAGGTAGCTTCTAAATGTCTTGCAATTAATAAAAACACTTATGGCATAAAAAAATTTATTACCCTTTAAGGAGCCACTTGTGAAAGCCGTTCCTTTTTATTTTCGTATTTAAACAGAATATTTCAAATCGGTATATTGTTGGTTTAAATACAAACAGGAAGATATTTTCATTCAGAGTAGGGTTAAATGTTTGTTATATTCATATATTTGTGCATTATTTTCTAAGAGGGAGAGATTTTTCATAAAGGCGTTAGCCGAAAAATTCGTTTTTTTCATATCAAAAAAGAGCTATCTGTGAAGAACGCTCTTTTTTGATTTAATTACATCTTTGGTATAAAAAGAGAGGCAGCTAAAACACCGCCTCTCTCTGTATCAGGTTTTCAGAAACATATCCTCTGACCTTTCTTCTAAGTTCCCTCAGACTTTTGCTGTAAGAGGTCGGAATAATGGAACCGTCATAAATATCTCTTGCGTAATACCGTCCTGTTTCTGCGTTCCGGAAAGGGAAACAATATCCGTTTTCCCAACGCCTGTCCCATATTTGCTGTTCCATATTGGACGGCTTATGACTGGATCAATCGGTTAAGCTGTTCCGCTTGTTTGTCCGCTTTGTTTTTAAGTTCTTGAAGAGCGATATTTTCCACAGACAGGCTTTTGATTTTTGCATCGTTTTCTTCCATTTTCTTTGAAACTCCGCTACTGATATTCTTTAGCTTGCTTACCGCATCGGTAAAAAGTTTGGTTGCTTCTGCCAGTTGGCTTGCAAATGACTGAGGTTTTTCGATCTCTTGGGTTTTGGTTCGCCCACTTAATTTTGAAAACATAGTTTTTAGTCTTTGATTTTTATATACTCTGAATATTTGATTTCCACGTATGGATTGTCACTTGAAATAGTCTGGTGTATCGCTTTCACTTTCCATCTCCACCAAAGGAACTTGTGCTTGTATTCGATCCAGAACGCCTGATTAAGAGTAACGGGCAGATTGATTTTCCCCGTCAGCCTGTCGTTCTCAATAATCCCGTTGATTTTCAAATACGGGGTATCCATCTTTACAGCCTTTAAGAAAACTGGAACGGTATCTCTTATCATCACACTGTCCTTTATTTCCGCATCAATGGGAGCATCCACTTCCACATTGTGTTTCGCTGTCGCTTCCAGATCCTTTATTCTTATCCCCAGTTTCTTTATTTTTTCTTCATCTTCAGCCCTGAACCGTTTGTATTCATCCAAAGACATGGTTAGTGTTTTGATGTCCAGTGCCATCGTTGAAGAATCAGCCTGTATTCGCCGGACTTCCGACATAAGAGCTTCAGTATTGGACTTATAACTGTCTTTTTCTTCGATGAGTCTTTGGCGTGATCTTAGAAGTGAGATTGTGATACCTGAAAGAACAGCGATAATCAAGAAGGAGTATTTATTCATCAGCCTTTGGTATAAACACTCCTTCTTGGGTTATACATCCCACGCAACTGGTAACAAACCCTTCAGGAGCCAGTTGCCAGTTTTTTGCCCATTCCTCCACAACGGTCGTCTTGTGCGGACAATTACCGAATCTTGATTCGACATAGGTATACGGGTGCGTCATTTTGCTATGCTCGTCCGGGAATTGCGCTTTTATCTTCACATCCTCTTTCCACTGTGGCATTCTGATATAACCGGCTTTCTTTTCCTGAAGCATGTAGTAGGCGAGGGGGTAAGGAAGCGCATTGCAGGACATGTATTTCTTCTTTTCGAAATCAGATTGGCTGATCCACCCCATGTGCCCGGATTCATCTTTGATAAGATAGCCTTCTTCCAGCGAATCCTCTTCTTTTCCAAGCATCTTTTTCATAAACTCTTTCTTGGTCATTTCCTCGACCTCGATACATTCTACTCTTACAAATTTTTCCATTGTTATGTAAATTATAAAGTTTTGATTGACTGACTGGGGATGAACCATTCATCTTCTTCTTGAAACGGCTCTGTAAATTCTACAATGTATCCCGGATTTTTTCTTTGCGATTGGTCAAGCGATTCGATGATACGCCCCATTCGACCAATCAATCCTTCCAGTTTTAATTTCCTTAATTCTTTTGAATCAACAATTTCAATTATCTGATTAATCATCGGTTTGTTTATTTAACGTATAGAAGTTCAAACTCATCCTTTCTCCTTTGTCTGATAGAGGGAATCACTTTATTTTTATATCTGCAAAATGAAACGTATTCTTTATAGAAATCCCTGTTTCCGCTTCTTATTTTTCGTATAAGCCGGCTGGCTGGTTTGTTTTTATATCCTAAGATATTATATTCTCCTACATTATAAGCCAACACTCCAAGAATCAAAGAATCCTTTCCATATTTTCTGAACACGCTGCATTTTTGTAGTAGGTCTTTTCTTAGAAGAGAATCAGCAAACTCTTCAGAAATATCATGATTGAAAGTGTCACTTTTCAATAATCTGTGACCGTATCCGACATAGTATTTGTGTCGCCGGTCATGCCATCCTTCTTTTTGCTTAATCAGTTCTACCGCCATGTCAAATTTGGAAATTTTGTTTTCCGTTTTATGTTTTGGAATAGAAGCGGTACTGTTACAATCCGGCTCTACTGTAATAGAAAAGAAGAACAGGGTCAAAATAAAAACTTTTATCTTCAATATATTATCGGTTTTTGGTTATAATTTACTCTGTATATTATCGCATATTTAGTTTGTTATTTTACGGGTTAATTTTTATTATAAACACTCGACAAAAATAACAATAAAAAAAAGAACCACAAAGCAAATGCGGTTCTTTTTGGCGGCTTATCGGGAATTTTTCAAGATTTCCTTAATATCCCTTCTCATCTCTTTTAAATCGTCCTGCATGGACGTAAACTGTTGCATGGTAGCTTCAAATACGGTCTTATCCACCTTGATTGCATCAATCTTCTGATATTGGTCTTCCAGTTTGGATTCAATACGATCACACCTGTCTGCCAGTGAATCTATTCTGGCGGTATTATTGAGGTGTTGGACGTACATCGAAATCAGGAAAGAAGCGACAATCGTAAGGGATTTGATATTGTCGCTTATGAATGTTCTGATTTGTGGCATAGGTCATTCAAGCGTTAGAAGGACTGACAATGCTTTGGAAACGGATTCTATCAGCCTGACCGCCGCTTCCGAATCCCTCAGTCCGTATAATGCCAGAATGATTATGATGGCCATGTAAACATTTCTTTCCGTCCGTTTAGCTTTCGTGCCTTTCTTCTTCTCCATTGTTTTCTTTCTGAGGAACTATAACATTAAAGATGATACCATTATCGCCACCTCCTTCGATCTTCAGTTTTGCTTCCTGGGCGTGTTTGATCGGGTACAGATCCATCAGTGCTTTTGCCGCATTGACTGCCACGGCCCGAAGTGGAGCCGGGGACAAGTCCATTCCCCATTTGTCCTTGTATTTGGCGGTGGAAGTTTCTTCCATCACCGCTTTGAGAGTTTCGGTAACTTGTAACTTTACAGCGATAGCCTCCGTATCGGTTTGCTGTTGTTCACTTAATTTCTTGATACGTTCCGAGATATGAGGTTTGCCAAGCAGCCGCCTGCTTTTTAGACTGACACCTGAACCGGAATCCTGAAATGCTTCCCTATAGCATTTACAGTGCTGTCCTGCAAATTCCCTCCCACCGTTTATATACAGGTCGCAGAACAGGCTTTCCGCTTTCGTCAGTCCCAGTTCGTTCTTTAGCATCTCGGACGCAGATACCTTATTTTCCTTTTTCATAGAATTGATATTATTAAAGCCCAACATAGAACAGGTTGTGTCATGTCGGGCTTTTATTAAGAATAGGGTGTTTGTTATGTATCGGTTTGTTCTTTTCCACTGGTCACAGCTGCCATCTGTTCTTTCGCTATATCGGGTTTCAGGGAGATGAGTTGCTCCATCAGTGCTTGGTAAAAGACATCGGCCAAAGCATCGGCACAGGCTTCCGCATCTGCCAGCGAGTTGATAAGACGCATATTGAAAGACACATCCAGATCGTATCCGGTAATAGCCGCCATCATCTCGTTTCCGTCATATCCGAGAACCCCGTATCTCATCCTTTCGTCTTTTCTGAACGATACGGTTTCATTTTCTTCCGTCATACATTTAGATTTTAAAGTGTGTTCTTGATTTTTCCTTTTTCTGAAGTCCTGCACCCGTAGATGATCCGTCTGAATTTCTCAGTCGGTTGGAACAGACGATTGCCACGTTAAGAGTAGCGGTAACATCCGCATCCGCATCATGGGCATCGTCCAATTCGATACCGAGTCGTTCTGCCAGCAGTTCCAGTTTGTACGATGTCACTTCCGGATCACCGGCAAATGTGAGCTTGCCTAAGTCTATCGTGTCTACATAATGAGGCTGGAAGTTCCCCCAAAAGTCAGTGATTCCGGCAAAAACCTTGGCAAATTCCTTCAGTTTGCCTCCATAGGCCATAAGTTGCTGAAGGAAACCGCAGTCAAAAACAATGTTCTGCCCGATAAGAAACGGCTTTGCGGTCTTTGATTTGGAAAGGGTGTTTCTTGTGGCGAAATCAATCACGTCACTTGCCACCTGTTCGACATCAACTCCTTTTTCATACAACATATCCATTGAAATATCCGAGTAGGTAAGAGCTGCTTCCTCATATTTCATCAGTTGCCCTTCCTCTTCCTCAATTTCCCTTTTGTTTTTCAGAACCTTCTTTCGTGTCTTGCCCAAAATATCGCTCTTGTGTTTATAGGGGTAGATATAATTCATGTAAGTGTCTATAACCTCCCATGTATCGAGCCGTACCGCTTTCATTGCGATCTGGGTACAAGCTCCGTTTTGTGGGTCTAAATCTCCGGTTTCAAAATCGAGTACAATCCCGACAAAAACGGTCGGTTCGCTTTTTGGTGCTGCCATAATTAAAGTTTTGGTTTATAATTTATTGATTTCACTTAATATTTTATTCTCAAATTCTTCTATTGTCCCATCATTGATGATGATACAATCATAAAAACTATCGTTTATGTGAATACGTCTTTTGTCCCTCGCTAATCTGTCCGGCTCGATCCCTCTTTTAATGAGCGTTTCTTCCGAGCATTTCACTGCGACAGGGACAATGAGGTATCTGTTCCCGAAATCCTTGACAAGACATTCCAGTCCTGCCTCGTCAATTACATAGGTGCAAATTCCACCTTTAGGAACCTGGCTGTGGAGAGCGAAATACTGTTCACCTCCGAATACCGTGTATGCCAGCATATCGTCCCCTTCCGGCACTTGTTCGCTTCCAATAAAGAAATGTTCCACGCCATCGGTTTCACCGGGTCTTTTACGTCTGGTCGTGTATGACACGATAGTCGGAATATTCATTTTCTTTCTAAGGAACTCGGCCATATAGGTTTTACCGCTTCCCGATCTTCCAACGATGGCAATAATTACAGGTTTCATTCAGTTTCTCTTTCTATAAGCATGTTGTTTAATTTTATATGGTTAGTAATTCACTTGATTACAATTCTCAGACATTGAACAGCATGGAAGACTTGTATGTCTGCAAGCAATGACAACCGGAATAGTCGCTGTATTTAATTATAGCTGACACGATAATCATTTTGTTCTTTGACTGAATAATTTTATCACGGTTCGCCTTGTAGAAATCATCCCACATCACCAGTTCGATAATATCGTTATTCTGTTGCAGTTTCAGTTTGCAGAAAGTTTTCTTCTCGCCTGTTTTCTTGTCCTGATATTCCACTTCGTCATGTTCCAGAACGGTTGCGCATACGGCTATCCGTTTACCTTCGCTTTCTTTAAGAAAAGCATCCTTGATTGTCATATAGGAAGCTCTTCCCCTTATATGCTGCTTGGCTTCCGAATTGTCATATATTCTCCTGTAATCAACGGAACCGATACCTGATACCTCGATCTGAAGCATTGACCAGAAATAGTGTTTGTCTGTCATGTCGGATGGGAAATCCTCTTCTTTCAGATCAAACCCCAATTCTTTGGCTGCTACACAAAGAATCCTGTGTCTTTCCGGAAGCGACTTGACGTTTTCAATCTTATCGAAGCATCCTGCCAGAATAAGATGTTTCACGTGCCGGGCATTTACTGGAACTTTTCTTGCTTCTTCCTCGTTATCGGGGTCATCCCAGTATTCGTACTTTTTAAGTTTGTACTTGAATATGCGGTGGATGAAATTCTCGATGGACGTAAACACCCCGTTCTTCTGACGCTCTTCCACTATATACTCAACGGTCTTGACACCTACCATTTTGATTCGTGTAAGCGACCAGAAAATCTCATCATTCTGGTAGTCGGTAAAGAATTGTATATCGGAAACGTTAATATCCGGATGCACGATTTTTGCCTTGCTGCATTGTTCCATTTCCGACATGAGAGAAGGTATTTCCTTGTCGTTTGCCCACTGGAGGGCGATGGTATAGAATGCTGAAGGATAGTTGGCCTTCAGCCATGCTCCACAATAGGCTGTTAATGCGTAGGCTGCTGCGTGGGAGCGGTTGAAGCTATACTTTCCTGCTGTTTCAATTTTGTGCCAAATGTCTTCTGCCTCATAATCCGGACATCCGTTTGCAACAGCCCCTTTGATAAAATCGTCTTTTAATGTAGCCATTAAGTCTGCCTTCTTTTTACCGATAGCCTTACGCAAATAGTCTGTTTTACCCAAATCAAATCCGGCTAAAGTATGAGCAACTAACATGAATTGTTCTTGGTAGCACATAATTCCGAAAGTATTTTTGGTTGCCTCATACGTTCCATAATTATATACCGGAGTCGCTTCATTGTGTTTATATCGCACATAATCGTCAGTCGCCCCGATTTCAAGCGTTGCCGGACGATATAAGGCATTGATAGCAATAAGGTCTTCAATATTATCAGGCTTTACTTCCATAATAAATTTTGTAATACCACGGGAAGCGAATTGGAAGACATTCTGGGTATATCCGTCTGAAAGGATTTTGTATGTTTTCGGATCGTTAAGTTCATTTTGAGTAATACTTTCAATGGAATAATGCTTGTTGTATTCTTTGTTTACAATATTGATAATGGAGCTTAGTTTTGACAATTCCTTGGTTGCCAATACGTCTTCTTTTAACAATCCAATTTCATCCGCTGCATATCCATCGAACTCCGATACCAATAGTCCATCCATTTTTCGTATAGGAAGGAAATCGAAACATTCCACGTCTTTTTCGTCATTTCTTGTTTCCGGAGTAACAATGATAGCTGAAGCATGAATGGATGAAGCCTTGGGTTGCCCCATCAATGTCCGAATGTCTTCAATGACCATAGGATAGTCTTGGATGAACTTGTTTACCTTTTTGTTTGTCGCAGCTACTTTGAACAGGTCTGTCCAGTCCATTTTGTCGTCTTCAAAGATTGCAGTGATATAGTTTACAATGGCGTGCGGAACCCTATGAACCCTCGCCACATCCTTTAAAATAGCCTTTAACTTCAAAGTGGTAAAGGTTCCGGCAGAGAATACACGTTGTTTACCATTGATATTATATCTCTCTTCCAAATACTCTTTCATTTCCTGTCTCCGGTCGGAAGCATAGTCTACATCTATATCCGGCTCACGGAAGGGCGGAATGACCGCCCCTCTTTAATCCCTTTCCGACAAAAAGATCAACGACTGACGTTGTCTCTTTGGCTTTCTTTAATTTTACGTTTAAAACTTTCATTTGTCAAGATTTGATGTATTATTGAATTTCGTTTAAAGTCCAGATTAAATCCTTATTGTCAAATATAATGTCGTCTTCAGGCTGTAATTCATCAGCATACACGGTCATTTCTTCATCATCACGTTTTACTCTGATTTCGGCATCCCTTGAAACCTTTAGTGTTTTGCCTTCCAGTTCTAATTCTACATAATCTTCACCGGAGAGAATATCTATGTCTTCTCCTATGATAGTGGTATTGTCATTCCATTGGAGTCCGCATCGTTCCGGTACTAAGAATCGGCTGAAGATCAAATCATATTTTAACGGGTCAATAGAAATAATGCCAAGCAGATAAGATACTAAGGAGCCTCCTGCCGAGCCACGACCGATACCCGTAACGATTCCTCGTTTTCTTGCTTCGTTGACCATATCCCACTGTACAAGAAAATAATCCACATTGTTGGTGGATTCGATGATGTATATTTCTTCTTCAAGTCTTTTGCGATACCTCTCATGTTCTTCCACTGGTATTTTGGAAGTCAATCCTTCTTCCAATAATTCTAAAAACATGGTATGTCTGTCTCCATATTTATTTATTTCATCCGGGAGCATGATGTATTCCGGCATGAACATTTTTCCTGTCTCAAACCGTGCCGTAGCTTTCTCCGCTATTTCCACGGTCGGCTGGCACATAAGTTCCAAGAGGGCTTCCGCATCCCATTTCTCAGAATCAAATATAGACTGAAACATTGCCAAATGCTCGTCTATATCCTTGAAATACTGGTCGTCACTCTGGTTGTGAGCCGCCTTTGTTGCAATCTTGTTCAGAATAATCTTGTTCTTCGCATCGTCCTTATCAAGATAGTAGTTGTCACAGATAAGAATCGGCTCCACCTCAAATATTCCCTCGTCCTCCAAGAAAAAGTTATCGAAATAGAACTTGGTGGCATTAAGAATTTCAATATCAATTCTCTCTGCCTTGTATTCGCTTAGATCAACCTGATAGAACATCATATCAAATGTTCTTTCCAGTTCTTTTACGACATTCATGTTCTTTTTCATCCAGTACGAAGAAAGTTTACCGAATACCAATACGTTTCCTTCGCCGTGAGTCAAAAGCTGGGAAAGCGTCAGTACGTTCTCTTCTGAATCCACCATGATTTCCTTTTGAATGCGAAGAAGATTGCGAAGCCCTTTTTGCGATAGGGAATATACCTTCATATCCACTTTCTCATCATAGAACTGTAGAGTGAACGAATAGCCGAATACGTGTTTTATCCCGGCCTTGTCACATTCCTTTTGTAGATTGAAGGTTGCCGCCATCGTATTGCGATCACAGATTCCGATAGCCGTATGACCGAGATATTTGGCTTTCTTGACCCATAAACCCAAATCCCCTGAGCCGTTCAATAATTCATAAGGAGTATGCACTCCCAGGTTGACAAAGGGAATATCGGTCTTTACAGCCTGTCGTTTGCCTATATATTTCAATATGTTGAATTTGAACTCTTCCCTCAAATCATAATAATACCAGTTGTCACCGAACTTGAATGCGACATAATAGATGTCTTCTTCCATCAGAACTGAAGGATCTTCCATGAGATTGAAGGACACTTCATCATCCTTTACCTTAAAGATGGATTTTACACCGCTAAGGTCGGCCAAAAACATTTTGCCGAAGTCCTCGATCTCTATGACTTCGTTGTCTATCATTTTAAATGATATTTTATTGGCATCAAGCCACTCTGTTAATTCTTCCATTGGTTAAAGTGTATTTAATTTAAATTCAATAGGGGAGAGCAAGTTCTGAGAGAAGGTATCGTAGATTTCCCAAAACGACATTTCATCCCAGTCTTTCCCATTCTCTGCGTCAATTTTGGCAATGAATACGTTGAAATATTCATTAAGGGTGCTCGCTGCCTTATTTATAGCTTCCGTTGCATCCGAGTCATACCCAAGCACAACGGTTTTCACTCCTTTGCATTGCAGCTTGTATATCTGTATCTGGGAAATCTTCTTTCCGAAAGTCGCTACAACGGCTACGTGAGGGTTGTCATACAACTCCAGTTTCCGTGTCAGGGCAATGACATCGAAGATTCCTTCCACTATGATAACCGTGTCGGTCTCATCTTCAATGACCGCATCGTAGTTGTACAGGAGTTTCACAAAATCGTTTTCTATCGAGTTCCTGTAGCGCAGAATCCTGTATTCCCCGTTAATCTTTGCCTTGCAGTTATGCCGGTCTATCTCGTCCTTTGACCAGATATGACGGGAAACATAGCCAACGGTATCGCCATCGTCAATGATCGGGAATATCACATAGTCGTTGAACTTGAAATTCAGTCCTCTTGTCGTACCGACCGGAAAATACTCATAATCATCAAAAGTAAAGCCTCTGGATTTCAAGTACGAATTGGTATAACAACGCTTGTAACATTCCGGGAGTTCTATGATGCTTAATGAATCATCAATCTCTTTCTCGCCATCAATGCGGAAAAGGAGCTGGACATCCAGTTTTGCTTCCAGATCGGCAGTAGGAGAGACCATCAGATCCGGCCTTCCGATTGTTTCCAACAGTCCTTCCAGCGTTGTCGTGGAAAAGCCGCAACTGAAACAATGTGACATAAACGGCTTTTTCCGTTCCGTTTCTTTGCCTACATAAATTCCGAACTTATTCTCTTTTCCACAATGGGGACATTTTGGTACAATAAGATTCTTATGGCTTCCATCGAATTTTGCTCCCAGTTCCAGACTTATTTCCTTGATGAGATAATCTTTCTCTGCTTTGGTTAAATCCATGTATACAGTCTTGGTTAAATATTTTAGCTTAATCGGCTATATTGTAGTCACGTAAATTGGTGCAAAAATATTATATTAATTGGTACAAAACAAGAAAATGCCTATAACATTCTTCAGTTATAGACATTTTTACCTCTTTATGAGGCAGACCGGGCCTTCAAGCTCATGGTTCTTCTTGCATCATAGAACACTTCGTTTGCATAGTCAGTGGCAATCTTGAACGTGTCTCCTTTGCTAAAGAATCGGGACTTTGCGATATGCAGACGCATCGTATCCTCTTTTCTTTCCGCTTCGGATTGGTTCAGCGTAATCAGATGGGTAAGTGGTCTGGAAAGCCCCTTTGCTTCAGAACAGTTGTATTCGGTCAGAACATTTTTCTCATCGTTGAGCCAATCCCTGTTCTCGATGGTCGCCTGATAGGTAACGACCATCCAGACATTCTCATCGTTGGCCAAGTCTTTCAAATCGTTTGCCACTGCGATACGTTTGGCACGTTCATGGTCAGCTCCCCAGTTTCTTCCGCTTGAATCGGTAAGCAAGTCCATCGAATCCACAATCACGATGTCGGGATTGTGACCATGTATCTTACGATATTCGGCAATACCGCTCTGAATATCGACGGTTGATACGTTGTTATTGAATCTGGGAAAGGCTCTTACAATAATACTTCCGGTATAGGCTTTCATCTGTTCCTCAAAAATCCTCATTTCCGTATCTGAGATTTTTCCTTTCTCAAAAAGAAACGAGTTCTTGCATATTAAAGCTCCGGAATAAGCATCTACCACTTCTTCCTCAGAACCCTCCAACTGAAAATGAAGCACGTTCAATCCATCATCCACCATAGCCCTTACTCCGACATGGCGTGCGATATGCGACTTTCCCACACCCGTACTGGCAAGGAAACAGGTAAGCTGTCCTCTGAGATTTCTTCCATCGTTCAGTTCGTCTATATCGTCAATGAAGAAACGTGTCACCTGTGCAAGCCGTGAGTTCTTGTTCTCATTCTCCCTTTGTCGGTTCTGTAGGAAACGCTGGGTGAATGTCTTGGTAATATCCACGAACTGACTTGCTTTTAGTGTGAACTGACCGAGCCATTCCGCATATTCCATCAGTTTGTTCTGAGCCTTTTCCTGTTCGTTCTGATTGTATAGCTTTCCAACTTCCACATAAACGGCCTGTAGCCGGACGCTTTTGATGTATGATTCCAGCATATCCAACACGGAATCCACTTTTCTGACACCTTCATAGTCCTGAAACGTATTAATCAGTTCCGTGGCATCGTAGTCTCCGGCAAAGGCTTGCAACAAGACCGGGTAGGAAGGCGGTGTCTTGTAGGTTTCATAATGCTTGGCTATGACCTTGTTTATCGCTTGAAAGTATTTATCCGGCAGATATTCTTTTTTCATGTTTTGCACTACTGCGGCACATACGTTGTCATACTTCATTACGCAATAGTATAGCTCAAAGAGGAAATCTAAACTTAAAGGGTTGGATTTATTTGGTTTCATTTTGATTAAATTCTTCAGTTCTGATTCGATATAGTTCAGGATAAGCTTGCCGGGTTCTTTGTTTACAGGCTTCGGCTTTGACACATTGTTGGCAGGAGACGGAAAACGGAGTCCATAGTAGGGTGGATTGTCCGCATATATAGTATCCCACGTCCGTATTCAACGCTCTGGATTTGGTGCTTTCCTCGTACTGGGGAAAGATGAATTTGTATAGCGGATGTTTCCGTCTGTCCGCAATGAGAGCGAGAAGCCTTGCTCTTGGCATTTTATCTCCCAGCCATTTGTCCTCGTAATACTTCCGGTTCTTGTTCGTCTGGGTGAAGCATTCCACGGCCTTGCTGCCGAAGTATTGTTTCACGCCCCATTTGTCGGTATATCTGGAATCCGTGTTGTATACCCGGTACGCCTGACATACGCAAAAATCAACTAACCTTTCTCTACTAATGGCATCGCCAAAGTCGGCTTCAAGCAAATCCAGACATTTCCCGATGGTTTGCTGAGTAACCCCTCCTTCCGGATTTGTGATCTTGAAAGAGGGGTTAATCATACTTTTCATAATAGTAGAGAAAACGAGAATGATATTCTTAATTTGTTCTTTTTTCTCCATCTCGGTTTATCATTTTTCTCATTTTCTTTTTAGCCAGAAACAATCGGCTTTTTACGGTCTCTATGTTTCTGGTTTTAAGACTACCGCTTTTATACGTGATGTCCATGATCTCGTGCAATTTGTATCCGGCCTGTTGCAAGATCAATGCTTCCTTGTAGATCGGTTCCAACGAATCCAATGCTTCCAATATATCATCATTGTAATACTGCCTGTAATTCTCAACCGACATGCAATTGGCATTGATCTCATCATCGTCCAGTATTGTATCGCCTATATCCGAAACCTTCAGATTATCGGAAAACTTCATGTGTGAACGTTTTGAGTCCGCATCTATGATATATCTTTTGGTTACGATATGAAGCCACGTCTGTATTGACTTTGTGGGGTCGTAGGTCTCGATATATTTAAAGAAGTTGGTCAGCACTTCCACATAGTTATCATCGATGTCTTCAGGGTTTGCGGTATACTTGATACACAACTTATATACGAGGTTCCTGTGTGGAATCACGTATTTTTCAAATAAAACGGTTCTGCGAGCCGCCGATTCCGCATCTATGTATTTTACTGGGCAGCTTGCTTGTCTCGGTTTCGTTTCCACGCCTTTTCCACATTCATAACAAATAAATCTTTAGCTGATTCAGTCAATTTATGTGAAGCGCAGTAGTTGTGCCAAGCGTTTCTGTGCCGGATAAACGTTTTTCTTACCGCTTCGTCCGAAGGTTTGGGAGAAGAGGATAGGAACTCGTAAAACTCCGAGAGATGTACGGCAAGCACGTTTGTATGCTTGCTTGCGTCTCTCTGTCTTTTTCTTCTTTCGTTTCTTGCTTTACTCATAATTGGTTTTAGTTTAAACGATATTTTCTTGCGTAATAATAAAATATACAGATAGCGTCACTGTGATTGTCGTCAATGGGAGTAATGCCGTATCTTTTATAGCAGAACTCCATCATCTTCTTTTTGTCTGCCCTGCCATCTCCGGTAGTCCATTTTTTGAGTGTAGCCACATTGATAAACTCCGGTTCCGGCAAATCGAGTTCGTCACACACTTCTTTCAGTATGCCTCTGAACTCACACAGTTTCCGCATATCGGTAAAGTGATTGTTCACGTTTACATCTTCAGCGACTATCTGTTTGATGTCGTATTTCCGAATGAAGGCCATAAGTGTATCTCTGAAATCCTTGTGTTGTTTGTTATTATTCTTTCTTTTGGATTCTGTGAAATTCCACGTACCGCCTTCATGCAGCGAATAATATCCCGTATGTGTGGCAATGTCCAGTGCCAAAATATCTTTCTTAGTCAATTCATCGTTGGTCGTTTCGTTTTTAGTGGTTCTCATCAATGTATGATTCTCCGTTTTGTTTGTTAATAATCAACTTGTAAGGGTAGTTTTCAGCTACGTTTCCATGACTTACTACAAGAGCGGTAACTCCGATATGGTTGATGGCCGAGAACATATTAGCCAGACCATTTTCATCCACCGCTTCAAGTATCTCATCCAATACCAGCAAGTCAAGCCCTTTATCACCATCACAGTTCACATTTATAAGTTTGTGCATTGCAAGGATATTAGCCAGATTGACACGAGCCTTTTCTCCTTCGCTCAGTTTTCCGAATGAACCCGAATCAACACCGTCACGGATGATGGAGATTGAGATTTTGTCTCTCAGTTTTCCGGTCTTCAGTATCGTATAGCCGGAAAATTTAATCCGTATGTCGCTGCCGATGCTTTCCAAAAACTCATTCGTAATCTTGCTGAGAGCTTCGATCTTGGTATTGGCCAGATAGGTCTTGAACTCTACAAAACGCTGTCCTTGTTCTTTTAAAGCGTTTAGCCTACTCTCAATCTTGCTTCTTTCTGAAACGGCTTTAGTAGACTTTTTCATAAATTCCTTTAGTGACAGCCTGAGAGATTCGATAACCCCTGTGTCGGATGATTCTTTTAGTTCTTTGATAGTCTGTAACAAAGTCTCTATTGAACCTTCCGTAGCAGAAATCGTTTCCTCCAGTTTCTTGATTGTACGTTCCTTTTTGCCAATCTCATCATCCAACAGATCAAATGCTTCATCGAAAATTTTCTTTCTGACATTACTTAAATCGTCTTGTATCATTGCAATCTTATCGGAGATTGTTTTCTGAGACAGGTTAAGATCATTGATTTTCGATTTCAGCCTGTTGATTGAGGACTGGACGGAAGACAGTTTTTCTTCCCAGTTGGTGTTTTCTTCTCTTAACTTGATTTTTAAAGACTTGGTTTTATCAATCCTGTTTTCGTATTCAACCAGATTGCTGTTTTGTTCTTTAATGCAGGAATCAAGGGCTGAGACAGCCTTTTCTTGCTCTACCAATGCTTTTTCAGCTTCCTCCACGTTAAAATCCTTATCTGAAAGAAGAAATTCATGCGAGCATTTGGGGCACTTGATTGTTCCTGCCAACTTGGTCTTCAGTTCCTCTATGGTGACATTAAGATTTCGTTTGGCTCTTATATTCTGCTTTACGGATTCCGTGAGTGAAACGATTTCCTGTTGCTGGGAATTGATCGTGTCGTCATATTCTTTCAGTCTGTCCGGATATTTGGATGAGAATTTTTGATAGTCTTCGTTTAGATTGTCATAATCATTCTTTAAACCATTCAGCTGGGATTCAACCACTGAAACAGACGCACCATTTTCTTCCAGCTTCTTTTCGAGACTCAAAATAGATTGTTCCTTTTCTATAATATTTTGTTTCCAATCCGACAACCCAGCGATGGAAGCTTCCTTGAAAAGAGCCGCAATTCTTTCAACCGCTTCGTTGGGAGTAATTTTATCGTCTTCCTCAATTGTCTGGAGATTGCCATCTACATTGTCCAAACGATCCAAGGCTGCGTTTGTCGAATCAATTTCTTCATTGCATTTTCTGATTTCAGCCCGTTTTGAAACGATCAGGGATTCTTTCTCTTCGATTTTCTGGAGCTTTGTCTTAGCTCTTTCTTCTTTTGCATTTTCTTCTGCTTCAATCTGTTCCTGTAACATACTGACACGTCCGTCAATGTTAGCCACGTTCAGATTGGCCTCGTTTAATTCTCTCTGGAGAGGAATCATATCTTCTTCCAGTTTTTCGATAGCCTTATCCACGAGAATGCCGTTTGAGAACCGGTTGATGATTTCTTTCTTGTCCTTGTCGGAACAGGAAAGAAAATCTTGGAACTTATGTTTGGAAAGAACGAAGTTGTTATACAATTCATCTTTGTTGATGCCCAGCTTCTCTAAGATATACTTGTCATACTCGCTAACGCTTGAACGTACCGCCTCGTCCGTTTCCACCGGTCTGCCATCACGAATAATGGAACACTTTACCGCTGATGCTGATTTTCTGGAAATCTTTCTTTCAACGATAAATTCTTCTGTGCTGCTGTCGCTTAGGAATCTGAGACGGATAAAACATCCATCGGCTGCATCATTGATAATCTCTTCGTTCTTGATTTTACGGAGCGGAGTACCGCCTATACCGATTGCAATCGCTTCAATAAGGGCTGATTTTCCTGAACCGTTTGATTTCTGGGAATCGTTGTCCAGATTGTTCCCGAATACAAGAGTCGTTACGCCCTGTTCCAGTGTATAATCAAGTTCCTTAAATGCACATAAATTCTCAACATGAATATCATTAAGTTTCCACATAATCAATCTATTTTAGAAAGGTAAGACAAACCGAGTGATGGGTCGGCAATTTCTTTTTCTTCACAAAAATCCTCGTAGGTCTTTTTGATCTGCTTGTTGTCGAATTTCTCAAAGAGGCTTGATTTTGCAACTTCCGTCTCTTCGATGTCTTCCGTTACAATCTCTACTTTGTTTGCGCCGGCTTCAATGAGCAGGTTCTTGTCTATCAAAGAGGCTTCAGAACCGGAACAATGGATACGAACCTTTACTTTATATCGGCTGTCGTTCTTTATTTCGGAAAGCTGATTGTAAAGGCTGATGTTTACTTTTGAGAAGGGAACATCCAGCGTTTTATAACGGATATTCACCTGGTTCTTTATAAACTCGTATGAACCGTCACTGTAAAGAAGGGTGTAGCCTTTATCCTCGTCTTCTCCGAAATTATGCTGGCGGCTTGAACCGATGTATTCGATAACAGTTCCTTTGATTTTGGTTCTGTTGTGGTAATGCCCCACCAGAACCTTGTCGAACGGTTCAAATAATTTGGCTGGAAGCTCCTTGTCAGAAGATTGTGCAAGTGCCCCATTAATTCCTTCATGGATATATAGAATATTTTGCTTTGTCTCGGATAAATTGTTTTGAATAATATCCTGAAGTCTTTCTGTAAATGAACCGTTCTCAGGGAAATAAGCCATTATGAACAGGTCAAATCCGGGATAACCTGCGATATAATAATCGTCCACCACATCTACATTCTCGTGCTGGTCGAATACATGACAATACCCACGAATGGCTTCTTGATTTACCTTGTCATGGTTTCCGTTTGCAATAATTATTTCAATCTGTCTTTTCTCGGCTTCAAGCAGCGCATCGTGTACGGCTAAAAGTACATCGAGAGTCTGGGAAGCACGGGATTGAAACAAGTCTCCACCAATGGCAATCTCGGATATATCGTACTTGTCACATATATTAAGAGCTTCGTTCCAGTTCAGTTTAAATTCCGGAATATTATCGTTTGAAACATGTATGTCGTTGAATAACAAGATACATGGAACTTTCTTTTCAGTCATGGTTAAATCTCTGCATTAAAAAGGCGTACAAGTACATGTGTCAGATGTAAATGTACGCCTTCGGGGTAAGTATTTAAACTTTAATTATCTGTCTCTTCTGCGTACCATTCTTGCCGAACGTCTTTCTCTTTGGATTGCAGGTTCGTTCGTATCATCGTTTCTGGTGGTACGGAGGTCTTCTTCCGGTTCAGTTTCCGGTTCTGGTTCTGAAGCCGGTTCTTCTTTCGATTCTTCCTTTTCTTCTTCCGGTTCCTCGGCAGACTCGGCTTCCGGTTCTTCATTCTGGGGAGAACCACCTTGCAATACGTCCTCAATCATGTCAAGCAACATGGCATTGGTTGTTGTACGGGTCATACGGATTTCGAGTTTTTCTTGCTCGATAAACTCACGAATCTTGCCTCTGAGTTCCTGACCTTCTTCCGTCTTGTCATTCAACCCTTTTTCCTGAAGCTCATCGTACATGTCGAAAAGAGAATCAATCGTGATTACGCCATTTGCATTGTCCTTGTCTGAATCATCTCCTTTCTTGTCAAAAGAGAACGAACTTGTATCATCGGCTGGGAGTTCCGCTTTCAGGCTTTCAATGGCTTCTTTCATTTCATCCATTTCCATCACCTTCAAATCGAACTGTTCATCGCATTGTTTCAGATATATCAAAGTGGCTTCAAAATGGAAACGTGTATAACGATACATCACTTCCGGAATACGAGGCGCATTAAGCAGTGCGGTCAGTTCTTCCGATGTCAATACGTCCACATCCGATTCATTGTCGATATTGATGGAATATTCGGTTTTAGCACCGTTCTTTTTCTTTTCAATTTCAACCGGGAATGCGTTTGCGATTGACGAGATAGGACAGGGGTACTTCGGATTCTTCTTCAGTTTCTTCTGCCATAATTTGAACTTACATTCGTCCAAAGTCTTGAATTGTGAATGACTGAGACGAAGAAGCTGGATGCCTTTTGCACGTTCGTCCATATCGAACACGTACATGGCATGTGAGTAATCGTATTTGACACCGCCTTGGAATCCATCGTCCAGTTTTTCTGCAAGCTTGTCGTCATTCTGCGCTTTGGCTTCTGCGATTGCCAGTTTGCGGTAAGTGTCAATAAGGTCTGTCTTGTACCCTGCATAACCTGCACGGCAAACAGAAACGTATGTGAACTGCTGTTTTCCGTTATCTGAAGGTTTTTGAATCTTCATTAGTAACTGGTGGATCGGATACTCGTAGCTCTTGCGGTCAATTGTACCATCTGCTTTAGGAGCAATCGGAAGGATACGGAAAGTGTAGGTTCCGAACTTGTCCATCTTGATGAACTCCGTCTTGACAAACGACTTGTTCTCTTCTGCGGCTCTGGCTTGGGCTTCTTCATAAGTTTCCTCGGCTGCGGCAAATAACTCAAACACTGATAAGGGCTGTTGCTCCTTTTCTTCAAATTTTTCTTCTTGCATAATGTAGATAGTTAAAGTTTAAAATTAAATTTTTCGAGAATAATCTTTCCATTGAGAAGCATAGGCATCGGCATAAGGTTCTGACGCTGAAGGAAGTTTCAATTCGTCTCTTGTTATGATTTCTATGTTCCACTTGGTTTTGGCATGATGAATGATTTTCTCGATAACCTCATTCATTTCACTTGATTTTGCGCTTTTCAAATCGAAATACTCATAGGTTTCTCCGTCTATTTCATCTTTGAGAATCGGAGCGTACAGTTCTTCAAAGTATCTGTATAGTGCAGATATACCGGGATGTTCCGGTAGTTCCTCAGATATTCTCTTTAGAACGACACCATTCAGGTATTTCAACTGGGGAAGAGTCTTGTTCTTTTCCTTATCGAATATGAGGAATCCATATTCTCCGTCTGAAAGGTCGTACAAACTCTCTTTAAATTCATTAAGGTCTACGTCTCCATCATTGATAGTTACGATACCCTTTGAGCGTATAGCCATAATTAATTAGTTTTGGTTTTAATTATGATGCAAAGATATATGATTGTTGTTTGATTTACAAAATATTTTCGGAATAATTTTCATTATAAGTTTGCATTGTATTGTTTGATAGTTTATTATTGTTTTTATTTTGTATGTTATGTATATAGACTTACTCTTTATTTAAATGGATAATTCTTTGGTTTGAAGAGCCTCTCCATTGAGGATGTGGGATACTTTTACTCTCAATATATCTTCCATCAACCAGTACATCTATATATTTTAATATAGGCTCATCTTTGATTTTTTCATATTCAAATCCTGTGTACATCCAAATTGTTTTATTGGGGAACAAATACTTGATTCTTTTTACAAAATTCAGTATATCTTTCCTGTTATCATAAAACATTGGATCACCACCAGAGAGGGTTAAGCCGCTTACATGGTCTTTTCTTAGTTCATCAAAAATTTCAAATTCTGCCAGATGATCAAATTTCTTTCCACCTTTTGAATCGTGTGTGAATGGATTCTGACAGCCGGGACAGTTATGGGAGCATCCGGCTACCCATAACACAACCCTTAGACCGTCACCATTCAGCATGTCGTTTTTAGTTATGCTGTAATAGTTCATTGTTTTTGTTACTTTAAATCATTACATTGATTTTCTGTCGTTTATTTCCTCCATCTTGGCTTCATTGAGCATGGTGTCACCTTTTACCCGACTGTAACTGAGGTATCCGTTCATCCGATCGATTTTGGTTAAGTTGCTACTACCGCATACAGGGCAGGTGTCCATATTTAACTCTTGATGTCCACAATCATTACAATAGCTGAGAGCCATATTGATACCTTCATAATAGCCCATTTTCATAGCTCTTCTCACCAGAGTTTTGATTGCTTCGATATTATAATCAATCGGATAGCGGACATATTGGATTTTACCACCATTGAATAGATTCCAGAACTTATACTCAATATCCTGTTTTTGTATCGGATCAATATCTTCTCCTACCCAGCAATGGAAAGAGTTAGTCGTATAAGCACGGCTGGAAACACCTTCAATGATTCCGTATTTGGCTCTGAATTGTTCAATCTGAAGACCGCACAATGATTCTGCCGGAGTTCCATAAATGGCGTATAATCTTCCATCTTTTTTCTTGAACTCTTCTACTTTCTTGTTGATGTATTCCATCACCTCTAATGGGAATTGTCCATCTTCAGTGATAGTTTTACCATTATATAATACGTTCAATTCATTCAATCCTGTAATCCCGAAGCTGGCGGTTGCGGATTTTAAAACAGGGGCGATTTTATCGTTTGGTTGTAAATGACCACCATAAAAACCTCCTTCACAATAGGTAAGAGGACTAATGGACGCTCTTTTGTTTCCCAGAAATTCATAGGTTCTAAGATGAAGACCACGGATCATTTCAAGATAATAATCCAATACCTCATAAAAATCCTTATCTTCTTCTCTTGCTTTTGCCAAGATCATAATGAGATTAAGAGTAATAGCTCCGACATTGAATCTTCCGGTGAATACTGGAGTGTCGTTCTTATCAGCCGGATTCATGCCACCTCTCTCATACCAGGGGGATAAGAAAGCTCTACACTTGTCTTTCGACACGGACTATCTCTTTTACGCTGCTAACGCTACTCTGCGCTTCCACATCTGGAATTTCACCAACTATGTACTCTACTCGTTTATTCTCTGGAAACGAAGCTTTTATTTCCAGATATACTTTCGATAGTCTCTACACCTGCTTCTTTATAAAAAGAAGATTGGCACGGTATTCTTTGTAATCAGTTCGCCGTTAGCCAGTATAAAACTGACACCCTATTTTTATAGGTTCACAGAGTTTTAAATGAGCCGTAGTTTATGCAACCATCAGTTGACCCATTGGATATACAACTTTCCCATATTTCTTATACATAGATGGTACGTATCCTTCTCCAGTTAAAGAAAGGAAATCAGGATACATACATTTGCTGGAACATTCAATCGCAACATCAAACAATCTTTCCAATTCTCCACCGGCTCCATGTAAATTTTCATCATACAAGAAAATCAATTTGGGGAATAAAACCGGACGTTTAAACCCTTCCTTTCCTTGTCCTCCCATACGAACTCTCAATGCTGTTTCAGAAACAACACGACCCCATTCGCTTGTGTCGATTCCGAAAGCAAAACTAACAAAAGGATAATCCCCTCTTGAAGAGGCAACAGAGTTAAGTTTTATTTCCAATCCCTGTAATCCTTGTTCAAGCTCTCGAATCGTATCTTTTCTTGCATATTTGACAATATCGTTATTTAAAGGTTCTTGCCCGGTTGCTTTTTTAATCATATTGAAATATTTGGTGTAATATTTATCAAATGATTTCCGACAATATGGAGCAAGAAAATCGTCAATTCGGACAGACAATCCACCATATTGACTGGAAGCAGCAGCCATAATTACATCTCCTAAAACATCACAAGCTACATCCACAGTATGAGGATCTGTATAAAAGATATTTCCCATCTCAAACCCACCGTCAAAAACTGCCTTAACGTCCAATAAAGCACAGTTCATCGTGTCGAGCCGTGCTGATCTGTCGTGAATATAGATATACCCATCTTTTGCAGCCTGTCGTTCTTCCGGATTCAAAAAGAACTTTTTATATCGCTCGTCATTGAATTTATTATATCCGATACTACGCTGGGTAGTTACCAATTTACTGTCTGTATTGCTGTTGGATTTGTCGCCTCGATAGGCAACCGCATCAATGGAACGATGTACCCGGTCAAACATATCGACAAATTCCTGCTTGTAATTTCGATAATCCCGATAAGACTTAGCAACGGACTGACTGACTTCGTCTAATGCCATTTCTACCAGTTTGTGCATGGTTGGAACATCGACATACTGGAGATTTCTTTGCTTATAAAGATTACCCAGTTTTTCAGTGATAATTTCTATAACCCTGTCGTACTCATCCTGTGTAAATTGTACTAAAACCCGATCTGCACTTTTAGTAACAGCTGCTTTAATTTTATCAGGGTTAAACGATACAATTCTTCCGTCTTTCTTTTTAATTTTAAAGACCTGATTCATGATTAAAGTTTAATTGAAAATTAGTTATTAGATTTTGCTCCAATCTGAAGAGATGTAAAATTCTTCAGATATTCACTTAATTCCTTTTTAAATACCGGGGTGTTATTGAATCCGCAGCATCTCGATTCGCCGCATAGTCCGTTTCGATACACGCATTTTCTTACCATCATTGCTGCCAGTTCTGAATCTGCCTTTGCAACCTCGTCCTTGATCGCTTGGAATACCTCGATTGTTTCAGCGTGCGCCTGTTTGCAAAGCCGTAGTTTGGCCATATCAATAAGTGACTGAGCGTTGATGAACAAACCTAAGTTTACCGGAGTGTAACGATCGGAATTTCCCTGAAGGTAAGTAAGTTCGTCCTGTATCTCGGAAATGACGAAATCGGCATAATCCGATCTTCCTTCCTGCACCTCGTTTACGATATTGTTGAGTTTGGATTTGATTTCCTCCAGCTTTTGAATGAGACTGGGATTACCGCCTTTTCGATCGTCCCGACAGGTAAGTTGGAAAGGAACGGAGCCTACATGATGTCGTAACAGGTGTGTTGCTATAAACAGCGGAATGTTCTTACACTCTATCCAAAATACCTGTGTTCGGGTAGGGGAGTGTTCCGCTTTATACATACTGAGAAGTGATTGTTTGCTTGTGCCTAAAAAAGTCATTTCACAAGCTCTTTGCATAAGTTTCTTGTCAGTCAATTTTCTAACTGACACTGTGAAATTTTGGTTCATAAGTTTTGGTTATTATTGAAAAACGTGGTACAAACTTACTATATATAAAAATATTATGCAAATATTAGTGATGAAAATAAGCGTATAAAAACTCGAAGACCTCTCCGGGTGCGCTGTTCTACGGGAAGCGTGAGAGGTCATATTGGTTGCAAAGATGAGGTTAATATTTGAATTATCAAATAATAACCGAAAAGGAATAACCTATTATATATTAAAAGACGGTCAAAGAACAACGCCTCTCTGACCGTCTCAAAAACAAATAACTCTCTATAATATGAGTCTCTTCTTTAAAGCTTTGATTTTCTTTCTGTTATTGGATATGAATTTCTTTAGCTTTTGATTCCTGACGGATTCATAATACGCTTTCCTCTCAGGAGTCAGTTTCTTTCCTCTTCTGCAATACAAACCGTGTTCCCTGTATTCCTCCAGATACCGTGCAAATTTCTTTTTCTGGAAGGAAGGGTCTTTTGATGCCTTAGCTATTATTTCAATAACGTCTGGAGAGGGTTCTGGAAATGGAGAGTTGGGTGTGGATTGCATGATGAGATTGTAAACGACCGGGGTTTCATACAAGAGCATGAACCCCAGCCGTGTTTCCTCAAACCTGAATCTTTTAAGCGTCCCTTTTGGTCTTCCGTCCAGTTTGTTTCTGTTCGTTGCTCTCCGAGGCTTTGTCAGTCTTACTCCGTAAACTTTCTGTGCTTTCGGCATTTTTCTTGTTTTCTGAAGGTTCGGGGCTTTCTTTTATCTTGATAGCCGGAGCTATCCGTTTGGAAATTTCAGCCCTGCTCTTTAGATCGTTGTAAACATTAGTTACTCGTCTCATAATTAAATCATGTATGTAAAATTAAGTTCTGTTTCGCCAACATAATCACTTTCGTTCAGTTGTACGTTGCGACTTCCTCCTTTTATGAAAAACTCCGCACCTCTGTTGTCGTTATGTTTTTCATTAATTTCACTGAAAGAAGTTTTTACTGAATATCTGGGTGGATCTATTTGGTTTGGTATTACGGCTATGACACCGCCCCAGTTACTACCATTTCTTTTAGCAGTATGAACTCTTCCCTGTATGGAAACAATATCTCCAATTTGTCTTACATACAAACCACTTGTATCTGTTTCGCTACCGGAATTGCCCATTTGTAACCAACCAGTATCTTTCAGTTTTGTTTGATACTCTTTGGCATAGGCGGCTCCCAATCTATTGCAAATCTGTTTTTTGTCCTCTTCATTAGCAATTGAAAGGTCTGAAAGTTTATTGTTTTTTTTCAGAACATCTTCGTTTCCGGGACAACTAATCTTGTCTCTGAGAGCCTTTTGAGCGTCCGCTTGACTGGTTCCTTTGGATATTTGGTAGTTTATGTAATCTTGGAAAAGACTTGAAACACTGGCATATTTCCCGTCCGCTTCACTTTTGGTATAAACATCAATGTTTTTAGCAATCGTCTTTTTCTCATCTGAGTTATATCCGTCCAGTAATTTGTTGGCTTTTTTATCAAGCTCGTCCTTAACCACTTTGCCTGTGACAAATCCTTCTGTGTTTGATGTCAAATCTCCCACAGTGATACCATCCAACTTATCTTTCAATGCGGTGGTAAAATCTTCGGTGGACAATTGTTTTCCCTCGACTTTATCCACTTTCTTGTTAAGGCTGTTTGTCAGGTCTGTTTTATTGGCATATATGGAACTGATATTTTCACCTTTGATTTTTAACTCACCTTGAATGTCAACGTAGGTTTTAGGGGTCAGAGTGATGTTGCCAATTATGTTTTTGATATTGAAATCCTGGGATTGGTCAGAATCAAATCCTACTGAAGCGATGTTCTCATTCTTACTGTCAGCCCATTGTAACGTATTTGTAAGAGCCACATTGTCTTTCGTGTACTGGGCATTAAGCAGTACCAACCCATCTCCGGCGTTTTTGACGGTCAGTTTTCCGTTGGCATTGATCTCTTTTGTGCCTCCTTTTACTTGTAAGATTGCGTTTTTCTTACCGTCATACACCGTGAAATTTCGGAATCTGGAGCTTTCGTTGTTAAACCCCGTATAATTGATGTCCACCTCTCCATTATCATCGTCACTGGTAATGTTGATGATATGGTTATCTGATAGACAGATAGAGCCGACTTTGATTGTCTTGTGAGAAACGCTATCTACCAGAACCCCGTCTATCGTGAATTTGGCTATGACCCTATCTTGTTTCAGCAATGTAAACGATCCGTCTGTGTTGATGGATAGCTCATTTACCAATAGTCCATTGTAATACAGTCCGACCGATCCGTTGCCATTTCCCTTTACAATGCTTTTGAGCACATGACCGGATGCCGGATGATTGATAGACACTGAAGTTTTGGATTCAATTGCCTTATCCGCTGAGAAATCTCCGGCTACGACCAGATTCTTTTTTATCGTTTGCTTTGAAAACGGCGTTTCCAGAAGAACCGCATACTTTCCGATGAACTTATCTATAAATCTGGGTGCGTATGAGGAAGTAACCTCAATGAATTGAAGTGCGTTTTTTGTGAGTGATTCAGTCGGTTTTGTCTGACTTCCCACACACAGATAATTATTTCGCCCCCTTTTAACCGCTTCTTTTGCGTACATTACAGAATCCACGGTGTTATTTTCTACAAGATAGTAAGGGAACTTTATTCCTTTGCCTCCTTCAAAGTATCGGATTTTCTTGTTTATCCAAACATACCCGGAAGTGATCTCATTATCTGAAACAACTTCGCATCCGGATATGATGAAGTTTGCACAATCCGTAAATATAGAGGTCATACTGAGCGTTAACTCCTGTAAGTTCAGAATATCGTCCACATACGTGTATCGTCCCCCTGCCTCTGCTACATATTCTTTCATTATGCTTTATTATTTAGGTTTTTGGTTTGTTTATTGTCAGTTTTAATGACATTCTGTTTCAATGTTTGTATCATAAGTAATCTTCTTCTAAACATACTCATGACGCACCTCCAATCACCGCTAAGTTATTTACAATACTTACTTGATATGTTTTGTTTGGCTCTATCGTATGGTCTCCAATCCATTTAACGGAGTCAGGCATATTTAAAACCGTTGCGGTTTCTCCAGAAGTAAACTGAAACATATATTCGTTCAATACATTCGGGGTTTCTGGGGAAAAAGTTATAGTTAATGTTGTAACACTTCCGAATTTGTAGAATTTATTGGGACTGATAGACTGGGTAGGCGTGGCTCCTTCTATTAAAACAGAAGACATAATTCCACTATCGCCTTTGTCTCCTTTTTCTCCCTTAGCTCCGTCTTTTCCCGGAACACCTTGTGTTCCAGTATCCCCTTTGTCTCCTTTTAAACCTTGTGCGCCCTGCTCGCCTCTTTCTCCTTTTAGGCCAGAAAAAGCAAATGAAAACGAAGTAGAATCTGCTTTTTCGGATTTTGTAACTTTTACCGATGGTGCTCCGGTTGTGTTTGCGATCGTTGCAGTGGCTTCAATAGCCGGAGTTTTCCCGTCTTTTCCATTAGTGCCCGGCTCTCCTTTATCGCCTTTAACTCCCGGAATCCCTTGCGTTCCTTGTTTACCGGGTTCTCCCTTCAGACCGGAAAATTCAAATAAAAACGAAGGAGATTCATGGTTCCCGGTCTTTGTTACTTTGACAGCAGGAGAGCCACTTGTATTTGAGATTGTTGCATTAGCTGTTATTACTGGGGTTGTACCGTCCTTTCCGTTGATTCCCGGTTCGCCCTTTTCACCTTTGTTTCCTTTGCTTCCCGGAAACCCCTGTTCTCCACGATCTCCCTTATCGCCTTTCAACCCTTTTAAAAGAGAAGATTTAATCCTGCCATTTATTGAACGGTCTTGAAACGGAATGTATTCTTCTCCGGTTAAAGATGTCCGTTCGGGAACTTCTATGATTTGTTTTCCTTTTATTGCCATAATTCATGTTTGGTTAAGTAATAGGGTTTGAAGCAATCAGTTCACAAGTGGCGGTCTTGCCACCGACTGTTGCTGTTATATTTGCTTGTCCTGCACCTATGACAGATACGATGCCTTCTATGACCGTTGCAACACTTTGATTAGAACTTTGCCATATAATCTTTTTGTCAGTAGCATTGTCCGGCAATACCTTAACAGAAAGTTCAGTTTCATCTCCAACATTAAGGATAAGCACGTTTTTGTTTAGGATAACAGACTGAACCGAAATATCTGGAGGTGTGGTATCGATTTTGATCAGATATGTTTTTCCTGCTATTTTATATGTGTTTACCACAGAAGATAACATATAGACAAATTCCTTTTGTGAGATTCCCTGTATTCGGGGGACACACACCATGAAGCTTACCTTATTGATCGCTTTTTCTTCCGTGATAAAATAGAACTCCCGTGGCTTTTCAAGTGGGTCGTCTGTCAGTTCGGATTCCTTCATGTCTTTCCAGATAACGAACGGCTTGCCATATTTGGAGGATTCCCGATATAAATCTGTTCCTATGGTCTGAGAATCCTGTATATATATCCGATCGTTCTTGTCCGCAAAGTATTTTCCGAACTTATGGTTCAGATACCACTCGAAATACATCACTTGACTGGTCATGCGTGCTTCGATATGCCGTTCTTTGGCAAAGTCAATAAATCTGTCATTTATTATTTTCAACGGATAAACCAAACTCTGAATAAAAAGAATGTACTTTCTTCCTCCAAGATAATGCGGAACAAGTTGGTTCACCAGTTTGTCTATCGGTAACTTGTATCTCATTTGGTATCTACCACTAATTTGATTGCTTCTCTAAAATTGGGAATGTCGGCTTCCTCATTCTTGCCGGAAGACTGCCTTAGATAACCGGATTCCGTCTGCATGACTCTTCCGATTTTTTTCTGGGAACTGATATGTCCGTCTCCATCATAGCAAGCGAGGAAGATCCCCTGTCCGGCCACGTCTTCCGGATCAATATAGACATCCGTTACATGTTCCGCACTTTTAATCACTTCAAGAATTTTGGAGGTATACACACTGGAATCAAATTCCATGTTCATTATGTATTCGTTCAACTTGGATTCTATATTGTCGTATATCTCAGCCTCGGTTACAGCACCGTCATAATATACCGTCACTTTGGGAACAAGGACATCTCCTTCACGACTGATAACCGAAATTCTTGTTCCTGCAAACTTTATCTGATTGATATATGTGTTAATCATCTGCATCTCTTCTTCCGGTATCTTTGCAAGTTTGCCTTGTTCCCCGGTTGCAACCTTCAATATAAGCGTACTGTCCAGATTCTCGTCCTGTGCGCTTTCTATATAGGAAACCTGGGTGATGATCCGTTTAGTCTCGTCTACGGTCGCATATCCGAATGCCAGACCGTCTTCCCGAACCACAAGCGTGTCTCCTTTTTGATATTGCAGCAAAGCGTTGGCGTAATATTTTGGAGTTCCATTAACTCTGTTGTTGATTACGGTTGAAATATCAATAGCAAATACATCCAACAGCATTTCAAAACTCTGTATCACGGCTGCAAATGTCCATGTGATACCGTTTAGAATGGAAACCTTCGAGTCACTGTTGAACTCCTTCAGTTCCATTCTCTTGTTTCTTTCCTCTACGGCTGCTTTATATATATCGTTGATTGTTCTACTCATTTTGTGGCGTATAGGTATAAATAGTATCGTTAATTATAAACTTCCATGCCCCGGCTTCATTCCATGCCGGTTCGTGGGTCAGAACCCAGACCGCTTCCATGCCGGAGCCAACAATATAGTTCAGATTCTCGTCTCTTTGCGGTTCCCTGTATTCTCCGGATGGAACAGTTGTCATTGCAATTTCACAGTTCCGTCTTCCATAATGCTGCTTTACCAGCCCGATCAAATATTCGTCAATGGCTTTCCTGCTGCATTTGATATTCTGGAGATTCAGGCTTTTCAGTTCCTTTTGTCTCAACAAAGGAAGCAAGCTGCCGGTTGTACTGCCGGAACAATCCATTTCAAACATTCCTTTGGACAAAGCAATAAATTCGATTGTCGTGGATATGTTCTTCATTACAAAACGCTCAATATATATGGGCTTTAAGATATATATGTCCGCATCCTTGATATTTGAAATATCCAGTTTTTGTATTCTGGCATTTTCATCCCCATAAATACAAGTTCTTCTTTTTGTTCCGGTATTGTTGTCGAAAAAGTGGTTAAACTCAATAGCCTGTTTGGATAACCGTACAATCTGTAAATCAGTATTGTCTCCCCAGTCTATTTCTATCGTTCCTGAACCGGAGATTACAAAACCGATGGATGTTCTGGTATTCTCAATATAAATGTCCATCAGTCTGGGTAGGGTAGGGGATTTAGGGTAAACATGCCTCTCGCCGTTTGCCGGCATGATTTCGTTTACCTTGTAATATGCGGTCACATCTTTGTTTATGGTATAATCGTCTGTATAGACAAGTTCATCTCCTGCCTTCAATGTCTGGTCTAAGGAAAGTGATGTGTTGTTCATCATCAAGTCAATAACCCCTTCGATCGAACCATATATATGCAGGGCTACATCGTAAAGGTTTTGTCCGTGTGTTACAATATATTTACCCATTTTGTTCTTTTAGTTCTAAAGACAATTCTCCGGAGACCGAGTCCATGTACGCATTGACTACTGTTACCTTGTCATTGTCAAATTCTTCTTGTAACTTCTGAGCCAGTCCGGTATTCTCAAAGTTACCATGCAGGTAGTCGATGAGTCCGATCCCGGATGTGGGGTGTTGATATAAATTCCCGGCAAATGCTTTAAGTAGAAACGCTTTGTTCTGTTCCAATGACTCACGAATTATCAAGTCGGTCTCATGACCGCTGAAAACCGAAAGATAGCTTCCTTCCTTCAAGATGAAATTGAAATTGCCGTTCTCATTCAGCAATCTGTACTCGGAAAGCTTTATAGAATCTTTCTTGTCTGCCGTATCGCCACGATATACCGGAAACCATATTTGATTGTTTCTCTTGTTCAAAACATATTCAATATGTCCGTTGCCGTAATCAATGCGGAACCTCACCATCAGTTCTTTGTATTCCGCTATATATGGAATCCTGACATGTATTCCATCTTCGTCTTTATATGATTTTTCAAAGCTGGGAGAAACTACTATCTCGGAATAGCAATAGTTGTCATTGTCCATCCCGGCTTGTTCTTCCAATATCTTGAAATCGTATATGATCTTGTTGGTCAGGTTGTCAGAGGTCTCCAGTTCTCCATATACGACATCCATGTTAATATCCTGTCTTGCCATATTATCGGTTTTAAACAAAAATCCCCCAACCAACAAGAGTGATTGGGGGATCGCACTCTTCTTTAAAAAGATTAGAGCACGCTTTTAAGAATAGTTGTAATGATTATTTAGAAGAATCAGAGTCGTATACTTTCTCTACTGTAGCCCACATATCATCCGGCAATTGCTCGTCTGATATTTTTTCACAGGCACTTTTCATGTACTCGATTTCTTCGGTCGTGAAATCTACCACTAACGGCACGTCTTTTTCCGTATCCCATTCGATACGGTTGTTTTCTGTGTTTTGTCTGAGATTCACTGTTGCACGCTCTTCTTCTGAAATTTCGATTTTCTTCAGAATCTCCTTCTTGATATTGAACTGCTTGAAGTTGTTTTCTTTAGGCAGAAAGCCTGGGATGTAGAGCCTGTCTTTGATTGATAGTTCCATTGCTTAATTTATATATTTAGGTGATTATTTTTGTTTTGATAGATAAGCCGGTTGTTTGGCTACGGCTTCCTTGATTTCTTCCATGATCGTGCTGAAATCTTCAAAATATTTATTAGGCGCAATGTCCTCTTTATAAGGGAAGGTTCCAGACAGATAGTCTCCGTCCAGAGTAATTGTTCCCAAATACTCGTCGGTGTCTTCAGGCTTTAATTTATGGATAGAGGCATTTACTCTTGTGAGCAATTTGTCAGATACGTTGTATTCGATTTCATATCTGGCATTGGCGGTTGTCTTGACGCATTGTGTCTGAATATTCACTTGTTTAATTTCCATATAATCGGTATTTAATTGTTGTTTTATTGAAGAATAATATATTGCAGATACTTTTGTTTGTTAGCCGCAATAAAACATTAGCCACCCACTACTACATTTTATAAACATACGTGCGCAATTGTCTTTAACCTGAAAACTACTCACTGAATTACGGGATGGCGCATCAATGATCGTCCCTTTAATGTTATACCATCTTGAACTAAGGTTTTTTATATAAATGATTTTACCGTCTTGGCAATTAGGTAATGTTATGGTAACATCTACGGATATTTGTTGTATAATTACCAAATCATCATTGGAATTAAGAGATGTTGTAGAGTAAATGCTTCTTGTGTTTATATGTAATCCATTTATTCTTATTCTTTCACCACTTCTTGCGTTCAACAATACATTTCCATAACTTTCAATAGCATATCCATATCCAGAAGCGTTACATAATACAGATATTCCTTTTGTACTATTATTGCTTCCATAGGTAGATACACTTAATGCTGTTCTTCCGTCTCCACGTACAGAAACCATACTGCCATCGTTAACACGAAAAAAATTGGTTCCGCTGATGTCAATATTGAATTTGGAACTTGAATTTCCAGTCATAACGAACCCTCCAGAAGCATGGAATGTGGTAGATCCCATACCAAAACTTGCAGATCCGTCTGCATTCAGTGCCCAATAATCCTTATGATCGGATGTTCTTGAATTACAGATGTAACCGGTATTATGAATTTCAATGTAATGATTGTTTGTTGGGTTATTATATGTGGATATTTTTTTGTCGTAAATAGTGAATCCACCGATTTTACCCTGAGTGAAATTACAGTTGGCAGCGTTGATCTGGCTGGCTGTAAGGGTTCCGGTGTTGAATCCTTGCGGAATACCGTTAATGACTTTGACGGAAATTTCTACACAACTTCTTTCTGCATGTTTATATGCGGAGATTCCGTTGTTTTCTCCAACCCCAGATATTCCAATAAACGCATAAGCTGAACGTTTACCGTTTCCAATCCAATCTTTGCCGCCACATTTTTTTATTGCATTATTTAAATTATCGTTAACTGTAATCGCATCGTTTGATATTAAAATTACAAGTTTATTGGAATCAAGATTGTTTAAGACAGAAGCGAGTTCATCACATGTGTTACCTTCTCCTGCGTATGTGTCATAATATGCAATTGACACAACCGACAAATCATTGCGGTTAACAACAACAAGACAAAAACTTCTCCACCACCCAGGATTTATCAATATTTCTTTTCCATTTATATATAATTGGGGGCCTTCTGCGTATTGATAAGAGCTTCCTCGAACATATATTTCTCCTTGGTTAGCTATATCACCAAGCCCAGATGATGAAAATATTATATTCCCAAGTGTGTCCCACTTAATATTGCCATTCGCAAGCTGTCCCGAACCATCATTGTTCAGTTTCCATTTCGTACCGTTGGTGATGGAACCGTCAGATCCCAGAGAAACGCTGTTTTTGGAGATTGCGTTCTCTGCAATGTTCCATCCTCCAATCTTACCTTTGGTAAAATTGAGTGTTAACCCCTGAATGTATGAGGTATTGATGATATTGGTCTTTATACTATCGGCATCTATTTCGTTTGCGGTAATAGCTCCAGCCTGAATCTTATCTGCTGTAATGGTACGTGATGCAATCTTGTTGGCTGTGATGCTTTCTGCTCCAATAAGATGGGCTGAAATCGTACCTGCTACGATTTGTTGGGCTTGAATTGTTCCGGTATAAATGCCTGTTGCATCAATATATGTTAATCTTGGTTGTAGGTTAGGTAATACAGTGCCTTCAACCAAACCTGCCACATACAAAAATAACCCATTGCTTGCTGTAACAGGCTTATCTTTAATATGCGAATACACATGCAGTTCAAAAGAATCGGTATCTAAAAAAGAATCGTCTGTCATTAAGTATGTACTACCTCTTAATTGTGACTCGTAGTTTTCAAGCTCCGTAGGCAAAATGGTCGATACATTTTTTAGAACAACATATTTTAATTGTGTAGCATTATAAATGCCAATTGTATATTGTTTTACTGATTCATTAAAATCGTTATAATCATCACTTTCAGCAAGCCTCCATCCTGCACCGCACCAAGTATAGGTTGTATTTTTCAATAAAGCTGTTTTGATTGGGATTTTTAGATATTCGTTTTTATTGATTTTTGTCTGCCATGCTTCTGCCAGTGCTTTGGTTTCAACTGAAACATTCTTTAATGCCTTATCAATGCAATCTGTCCATTGTAATGATACTGATTTGTCGAACATAACATTTCCATCAATATCCCACGAAATATTACCTCCTGCCAGTGCGCCAGCCCCAGAAGAGTCCAGTTTCCATTTAAAACCTCTGATTCCGTTGCTTCCAATCGTTATAGCACCTGAAGCGGAAGTATAAGTCCCGGACGTATTGCTTTTTGTACCTCTGAAAATAGAATCTCCATCAATAGTCCATCCTCCGATTGTACCTTTGGTAAAATTGAGTGTCAATCCCTGGATATAGGCTGTATTGATGATATTGGTTTGTATACTATTTGCGTCCAATTTGTCAGACCTAATGCTCCCTGCTGCTATACGGTCGGCAGATAGGATTCCCGTTTTTATACTGGAGGCATTTATATTTACGGCATTGACCTGTTCAGCGGTAAGAGTTCCGGTATAGATTCCTTTACCATCAATATAGGTCAGTTTTGGGAAACCCTTTCCTCCAAGAGCCGTATTGATTGTTTCAATAGGCTGTGTCCAATTGAGAGAAACGTCCGAACCGAACTCGATCTTTCCGGTTGTAGCATTATATCTGATAAACTGATTCCCTCTTCCCAGTCCAGCGTCGCCCGTATTGTTCACATAGAACGTCTTATATCCGTCTTTGAATCCATAAATACCATTGATTGTTTCGGTAGTCACAACTCCGGATGAATTTAATACGCTGAGAGAGAATTTACCCATAGCAACCCCCGTCAATGTTCCGTTCGAGTTTTTTGTTCCGGCAAATATTTTAGGTGTAATGACAGAATTTTCATTGATTTGAGTTTTGTTGTTGTTCCAATCTTTCACCCAATCCAACATATTAGAATCCGCTCCGGCAGCTCCTGCACGTGCTTTTGCGTATGAAAATGAAACAGCAAAGCTCTTTCCGTCCGCAACAACCGGGATACTAATAGTCCCATTTTCTGCCAGTGATGTGCCTACGTTAAAAACAATTGTTACGGTAGCTCCGCTTTTAGACAAAGTACAACCTGCCACCGTGGGTAAAGCCCCGATAGTGGGAGTGACAGGTGTACTTCCCTTCAGAATAGAAATTGTCGTATTTGTAGTTACCGCAGTGTGTATCCTACCATCTTTGTCAGTGGAAACAATATATGAGTTTCTGGAAGCAGACACAGTGTATCCGTCTGTTCCAGGCTTTCCGTCAGAACCGTTTTGTCCATCTTTGGATTTTGCCCATTTGAAAGATATTGTATATGTATTTCCCTCTATGATGATTGGGATAGGGATTGTTCCGTTATCTGCCAGTGTCGTAGTGTTGGCAGTCACAATGTAGGTTATGGTTTTATCGCCGTTATTGATATGTATAGCGTTAAATCCAATCGGTTTGTCGAATGTACCGATTTTAAAATTGGTAACGATGTTGTCTCCAGATGTCACTTTGATGGTAGAAACAACTTTAGTGGTTACTGGTATTGTGCCATTATTCAGTGCATTAAATATATATTCTCCGACAGATTGATTGATGGTGTATCCGTCTTTTTGGCAAACCACCACGGCTTGTCCTCGTGCTATGATTTCTTTTTCCATTTCTATTCTTTAGGTTTTGATTTTACCTAAGAATAGCATAAAAAAAGGGCAGGTAGTTTGTCGCTACCGCCCTTGTGATTAAAAATTATGCTTTTGAGACTTCACAGATCAAAGCCCCTTTTCCGGTCACATCTGTTTTTGCCACTACAATGTTTTTGCCGGTATATGTTTTAAGCACCGCAGAACCGGCATTGTTGTACAGCTTCCATGAATAAGTATATTCTTTGCCTTCTGCGTCAATTTCCGCACCGTTTCGATACAATATTGCTTTCACATCCACATCGTTCGAGTTGTTTTTGATTGTGAATCCCTTTGTACTTTCCAAGAATACCTGAATGGGATCGGACATATCAGAGAATGAGATAATATCACAAACGACCTTGTTTGCAGAAGCATTACCAGAACTTGTGTCTGTATCCTTGATGGCACATTTGAAAGTCTCAAAGTTCAATACAGCATCGGCCGAAATGGTGATTTCGTTGGTTGTCCATCCGGCAGTAACACCTCTTTGGTTGGTGGAAGTCAGATGAGACCACCCAGACCCTAACATTGAGTCATAAAAAGGACTTGTAACCTGTGCACCTACCGTCACATTTGCCGTAAGAGCGGAAGTTAATGTTACGGTAGTTGTATTTGTTGTAACTGTCTTGATTGTGTATTTAGCAGAACCGATTTGAATTTGAGTGCCCGGCTCCATATTGGCAACGCTGTTTAACACGATGCTTGTCGCTCCCGTATTTGCCGCTGTTTTAACCGTGGTCGGAGCAAATACGCTATTATCCTTGATACCCCAAGCATAAGAAACATTGCTTGTATCAATCGTAGCACCACGCCACAAATCACAATGCGCCCTAAGTGCTTTTACTTCATCGTTTCTAAAGATCACTCCGTCCGGGGCATAGGCGATAGCTGCAATTGTAGCACCTGCGCTTTGGTGTTGTGTGAACTGGATAGTTGCCCAGAAAGGAATTTCCAAACCGTTTGCGTCTATATAAATACCCTCTATTTTATATTGAACCTGTGGGGCGGTAAGGGTCATGTGGTTGGTCTTGATTGTCAATGCGTATTTGGCACTTGACGCACCGATAGTACACCCGTCTTGTCCGGAAACAATAAGAGTATTGTTTTTGTACCATTTAATAGAACCAGTTTTAACACCCGAAGTAAGGCTGGCAGCATTACCCACAGAAGTGATTTTATCAACTGATCCACCGGCAAAAAGGGATGGTGTTAGGATAAGCCCTGTCCCCGATGTCCAGTTCGGGGTGTATGAGTTGTTATCCTTGTTGTAAATCTGTGTCAGAGCCAAATTGGAAGAAATGAACGCCTGAATCGAAACCGCATCGTTCTGGTCAATAATGGTTACTTGACCTCTTGCTATTTTTTGAGCCATAATTGAAATTTGATTTGTATGATATTTAAAATTTGATTTTATAATAAATAGAATATGAGAGGGAAATTGGTTTAGCAAGAGAATGTTTTCCTCTGTTTCTATATATAGGTTAGTTTCAAATCCACACGACAATCAAAGACCGCCTTACTATAAACATCATCTCCTGTAATTTCCAGAGTCCTGCCAATTCGAGGAATACTGTTCCATTCTGCATCGGCTTCTGCATCTTTACTTGTCCGAGTCCAAGAAAATCCTGAAGGGTTTATCTTGTCCGTTATGTCTTCTCCTGCCTTGAACACATATGCCGTAAGTGTCGTTTTTCCGATCCCATTTTTAAATATCTGACCGTTACTTGATTCGATATACAAAGAATACGCATCATCCCCGTCATATAACTTATTGATGGTAAAAGAATCCTTGTATTCCTTTTCATTGTACATGGCAGAATACATGATAGTCAATGTATCTCTGTTTTCCCAGCCTTCAAAATCCGGCTTGATGGTAAGCGTATTCTTCTGTACACCGGGAATCCTTACCCAGTCTCCAGAAGAGGAAAGATAAGACCATTCACGCTCCGTATCTTTGCTGGTAAAATTGTATTCATCCGCAATCAGCTGTATTTCATTTGGTGTACAGACATTCTCCAAACTGTCCGGATAATGGAAAGTGTTTTCTCCCGTTATCTTGACCGACTTGCTGACGATATTGTCCTGCGTTTCCTGATCCATATCGTCCCATTTGATAGTCACACCAGTCAGTTCGATCGTGTCTTCCGTCCATTTGAACTTTCCACCGGCAAAATGTCCAGTTCCGTCCCGATTGATAACGAATGAATTATTATTAGAAGAAATAGAACCATCATCATTCAGCCTTAATAACGGGTTCTGTATCGTTCCTCCGATACCACCTCTATTGAACCATGCTCCATAATCTTCCGTTTCGTTCAGGATTTCATCTGTCGCCTGATATAAAGTAGCCCTTTCTCCAAATTCCAGTTGTGCGGATGAGAGATATATTGCCGTAATGTCTGATGTCAGTTCGATATTGAAACTTTCGTTTTCCTTGTAAGACGCAATAAAAGGAATGCTATATCTAACCCATTCGTTTGCGACTTCAATATTGATCGAGTACAAAGGAGTGGAGTTTTGCGACACAGAAACCTTTCCCGTATTCTCGCATTTTAGCCAACATGAAAAACATAGTTTCTCGCCTTCATGCTTTTTGCCCCAACTTTCTTTTTGAGCAATCAACACCGTTTTCCCTGGAATAAGAGTAAAAATATCTCCCAACCCGGTAGGAGACACTTCATTAATTGCACTGGATACAGGAGTCTGGAAATTGCCATACAATGAATTTATGAGACAATTCTTGTGTATCTTTCCAACGTAAAAAGTAGAAGCAAATCCCTTTTCATCTCCTGCCGTAAGCGTACCGGCTATATTGACGTTTTTAGTCGCATACAAATTCTGGAAATAACCGCCATATCCATCCAGCAATCCAAACACGGGGTCTACAATGCCTGTAACCTTTCCGATCCTTGCCTTAGTGCCGTTGGAGAAAGTTGCAATGTCTGACAGCAATACGATGTTAAGATCGGAAATCTCGCACCAATCACCACCGGACAAATGCTCAGTCAAATCAATCAAAAAACTTCTCATATACTGGGGTGGATAATCCACAACCACAAGTGACAATTTATATTCCCAAGAAGTCGTAATATTAATCATTTCGCTTCCGTCAATCTCGCTTCCATCCGTATATCCGAATGAAGTCTTGACATCATTAATGTTTTTAGAAGCCCTGATTTTATACGAAGCCACGACACACTGCGGATTACCAACCTGCCTTTCAATCGTTTGCTTGAAACCGATCGTCTTTAATGAAGAATTATCCGTGTTGTTTCGGGTAATGCGAAATACCCTGTGTACCCCATCTTCCTTTGTCTTGCTGTATTCTTGCGAGACAAATTCTTTCCCAGAACAGGCGTATTTATACAAACTGGGTATGTTCCCATCTCCGTTTCCGGTAACAGGATAACAAAGCGAGTTTTCCGTAGCCATTCCGTCTATTACGTCCATAAACGGAGATTCGTTGTCTGAAGCTGTAAGATACAATGCACCGCTACGATCGGCATCGAACAAGTTGGTTACTCTGACAAAATCAAGAATTTCTCCATTCTTGGGTTCGTTTCCTTCAACCAACATTCCGATAAAATAAGGGGAGTGTTTCTCTTCATTATCCTGCTCGGTTATGATGTCTGTTCCGGTTTCAACAACGATCATCAGAGAATATATGTTGTTTGGATAATCAAAATACTGCCTCCTTACAATATCTCCTTGTCGTAGCCCTTGTGTTTTTTTGGAAGAAGGGTCTATTCTGATTTTAAATTTAGGACATGTATATAATGACATATTATTAAACAATTTTTTCTACAATATCACCGCTACATGAGTCGCTTATCCACAGAGAACCGTTTGTCGAACTGTCTTTTTGCACTTCCAATTCATAGACTCTCATCTTCTTTCGTATCACAAGTTCATCGAAAGTGGCAGTGGCATTTCCGGTTGTCGGATTTTTCATAATAGCCCAATCAGAACCAGCGAATCCGGGAGAAAACCTCTCAGAACTGAGACTGTCTGTAAAGTAAGCGTTTCCATAATGTTTTATACCTCCAGCTACAGCCTGAAGGTAACTCATGTTTGTAAAGAATAGAGTGTTGTCAGTAAGTCGGGTTGCACTTCCGTCTATTCCGATATGCCCTTTTGCTTCCAGCGGTTTATCAAACAGAACAAAATCGGCTTTGGTCGATATATACAGGGAATCTGATTTTTTGTCAAGCGGTTTGTAGTGGCTTGTCGATTCTTTTATCTGAAATATCGTATCATATATGTATCTGGTGTTCGTCCCGGTTTCTTCATCGAGCCTTTCCATACCGGCACTGAGAATTAACCCGTCCTTATCTCCATGAAGATAAGTTCCGACACTATCGCCAAATCTCAGCCTCTTATGAATAACCACCCCTTCGTTGGAATCATCTTCCCTATATGTCGAAAGCAAATCTTCACCGAAATTATGCCTTACTTTTAATGAACCGGGGAAATAAGCCTCTCCATATTGAGATAATAAGAGATTTGTCCCGTGAGTATCCGTAATGCCGGTCAATAATCTGACTTTGCTCGTTTGATCGGTTCCAAGCAAAATATCTCCACCGACAGCCCCCAATTGAATGTCTGTTTCATTCGGTCTAATTAGAACCGCAGCATCGTCTATCTTTATACCGTTACCGACTGTAAAAGACATATTTCCTTTGACTACCGCCTCATTGTCTATGATGGTCAATATCGTTTTTCCTCCAGAACCAAGATTTACACCATAATTGGCATTGAGAGTGTTTTGCAAGGTTAACATCCCCTTTACGCTTAGTGTACCGGCAACCTTGGCGTTACGCATAGCCCAGTCTATATGCTCCAGATTTGCGTTTCCTGCGTGATACACATCACTGCCGTGTATTTGGATTGCTGAAGGTGAAATAAACACTCCAGAGGTCTTATTTTGCCCGACAAGCACCTCTCCATTTCCTTTAATAGAAGAATCTCCAAAATCAATGATTGCACCTGAAATAGATGTGGTGTCATGGTCTGTATCGTAAGCAATAACCTTCTTGTTCCCCAGATAAAAGTTATTGCCACCAACATTCAACCTGCCATCTATCTGTATTCCATAAACAGGGTTTTCTTCTTCCGTTTTGTACGAATACAGGAGTCTGGTATTTTCTATTCCTGCTTCAAGCCCATAATTGGCTCTTAGTAGCCCGGACATATCACCGCCACTTTTCTTTAAATAACCGACTAAAATGCCGCCACTTTCGCCATCTCCACCGCCTGTTATAGATTCGGAAATCGAGCTGGCAAAGTTGTATGCCGTATTTTTCAATCGGATGGAAGTCTCGTCTCCCTCCACTATACCAAACGGATGATCCTCGTCCTTTTTGTCCTGTGCATTAAAAAAACTATTATATAGCTGGATGTAAAGCGAGTAACATAAGCTATCCTTGTCAAGTTTTTCGATTTCCGGATTAAGAATGACACTCATTTTGTATATACCGTTTTACTTAAAAATTTCTGAATCTTGGAAGTCAATGATGTAAAGTTCGGGAAATTCACGGCCGGCATGGTTCCCATGAGCGTTGGGGTGGTTATCTTGCTGCATTCGGTAAGGAACTCTAACATCAGTTGCGCAAGTTCCTGTCCCAATACAACAGGTTCGGTCGCATCTTCACCTCCGAGATACACTTTTCCATCCGTAATTCCGACCGCTGTGTTTCCAACTTTACTTTCTATCTTTTCTGCTGACTGATTCACTTCCGACTTGTCTATTCTATGCTGAATATCAGTAGGAGTCATGTTAATTTCAGTCTGTTTCCCGTCTTTGTCTTTGGCAACAGTCGAAATCTTGTCCGGGGTATATTTGGTGGAAGTCTCATTTCCCGTTTTAGGCAATTCATCATAGTCCGGGGAATCATTGTCGTTCGGATCAAGTTTCTCAGTCTCAGTTGCCCCAACAATTGTCTCGTTATGCGCATTTAACTGCAACACGTCCGCATGGGAAAAATTCAGGACGTACATATACTTTGTTCCTGCATCCGAAACGATTGTGACATCCGAGAATAGGGTGGGGACAATAAGAAATCCTCCGGAATTATCTTTCAGTCCGGACAACAAAACCCCTTTATGAATAATCGGCTCTGAAGAAGCAGTCTCGTCCGGAAACTCACCTACATCAATCGTTCCTGCATATTCCTCGTATTCTTCATCATTCGGATCATCATGTATCTTTGCGACATAGCCATGAATCATTCTGGCCGTACCAACACCTCCTGTACCGGCAGGACTCATGTTCGCTCTATCAAAGCTTCTTCCCAGTGCAATCTTCCTGATTGCTTCCTGAATCATTCTTTGACTGTTGTTATTGTTCGTGTTTATATTATTTGCTGTTTCCATAAGTGGTCTTTCCTGTTATTTTATATGGTATGGTTATTTTTTGCCTATATCCGTTTACCCCGAATGTAGTTGTCACCTCGTCTACCAGATAGACTCCGTTTTTACTGGGGTTCCTGTAATCTATCAGTTCAACTTGTACAGCAGTCGTCAATCCGAAATCACCAAAAAGAGTCAAATCTCCGGTAATACCATTCAGATTGTATTGCTTGAAATAAGCGATTGTTTCCTCTACAAGCTGATCCGAATTGATATTCATTTTAGTAGACATGTAAGGTACTACAGTATACGTGCTGAGGTCGACTTTTGTCTTGGTGTCCGCTCCCGTGGCAGTCGTATTTCCGGTAATCTTGTGTGTCTTTTTTGAAATCTGGGTAGCATTGACAACTTGAAACTCCTTGCTTCCCGGTGTATCCGGATCGTATTCGGGATTCAGTCTTACCGTAACTTCAAAGAATTTTTCGTTTGACCCCAATGCTTTTCCCGTAACGGCAAGAAACTTAGGATCGGTTTTCAATATCTTCAAGCTGCTACCGGCAACGTGATAATCAAATTGAATCTTGTAAGGAGCAGAAGATTTGCCATCACCGGGAAAAGTCGGGTCGCTTTTAAACGATGAATAAGGCCGCCCAATTGCAATTTTAGGCATGGCTGAAGAATCTTCCTCGTATTTTAAAAAACAATACACCTTGAATTTCGACCAATCATTCAAAACATCCGCTACAGTAAAATTGTCTGTTATTTTTACCTTCCCAATTTGAATATCGAACTTCTTGGTCTCAGAATGCAGTTCAAACCCGGTGTCCTTCAAAAGCCCGTACTTTTCTCCACATACATCATTTACTTTTGTTCCGGCAACCGGAGTTTCAAACTTCGGAGCTTGTTTGAGTTTCAGTTTGTAAGCCATGTTCTCACACTGCAATTCAAATATGCTGTCCGAGTTGTAAGCTGTGATGTAACCGTCAAACATATTCTTCAATACCCCATTGTATCCCAGCTTGATATTGACCCTCTGTCCGATCTTGAACGTGGTCTCGTCAATGACGCTTTGAGTATTCCGCTTTTCAATCAAAACCCCGTCCTGCATGACTTCGGTAGTAATCAAAGAAGCATCTTTCCCTTCAACCGTTCCGTTACCGACAATCGTACTTTTGAATACCGTCCCTTTGGGGAAAATGATTTTGGCCGTACCAATCAATTTTTTATATGATTCATGAATCTCTATGTTTTGCGCTTCATAAAGTGTTATGGGATTCTTGATTACCATCGGATTCTTTGAATCGGCATCTCCGATGGTAATCTGGCAGCATAGAATATCAAGCGTGCTTATAGCCATAGTTTTGTCACTTTTAGGAGGCTGGCCGGATCAACCACCTCGGTTCCGAATTTTACAATTTTAATCCATTTGTTCGTATGCTTGATAGCCTCGTCCACCACCTCTTCATCTGCCAGTTTCACTTCGATTGACTCGGAAGGTTCAACCGCCACACAATGCAGCGTATATGGCTGGACATTACGATAGGTAGGGGCTGGAAGAGAGTAGTCAAGTACGATCAACTTGGATATTTTAAACTGGCGAAGTATCGTATTATCACAGTTTATGGCACATTTGAATTGCATAAGCTTCAAAAACTTTGATACTTCAGCTTCCGGATAAACATCGGGGTATTTGCTTGTGATTTTGCCGGTTATGCTGATTTCCAGATCACCGCCACTGATAAGTTCCTTTCTGGAGTAATCCCGTCCCTGTACCGGAGTCAGCAGTATATTGTTTTTGCTTGATACCGATACTTCCGGTTGCAAATCGACAAATTTGACCGCTTCCCCTTTCTCAACGGTAGTGACCGTGTGTTTTTGGGAATCATAATAGACACAGCCGCCATCTACGCTCAATTCCAGATAATCCATGACAATATTTTTGCCGACAATACTGTCAGTGTAACTCTTCTGAATCGCAACCGCCTGTTGGTCTTTAATCAGCTGGTAATATTGCCCGGTCTTGTTGGCAATACTGGACTGCGATTTGGTTTGTAAATATTTATCCCTTTCCACCTTCTCCCAGTATTTCAAGAACCGGGGGTATGAGCGCAAAAGTCCATAGGCCGCCTGACAAGTGGTTTGTATGACTGCCCGTTTTAGAATTTCCTTGTCTTTTGAAAAATACCGAACCTGCCCGTCCGTCATGGAAGAGAGTCCGAGTCCCAATGTCTGTCGTGCCGCATTGGAAATGTATCCTTGTAAGCTGCCATGATTGACAATCCCCCCACTCAAAATAGTGGAGGTTGCCAATCCGGCCAATCCTTGTCCTAAAAATTTAGCCATATATTATTGGTTTGTTTGTTATTATCCGTTCCAACTCGCATCGAAGTCATGTACGACATCGATTAGAGCCTGTGCCATCATCTCTTTCAAATCCTGCATTTCCGGAGTTTTGCCTTCCGGGGTTTTCATCAGTTCCACGGTCTGTATGCTGAGCAAATTGGTAATGTTCACCACAACCTGTTTTGGAGCCGCCGAAGAGAGTTTTCCGGTTCCGCTGTAATTGCCACCAGCACCGCCATCGTCTTCTTTATTTCCCAAATAAGAAATATCTCGCTTATCCCAAGAATATTTGTCATTGGAATCCGGCTCGTTGGAAAACATGTCGGGAGAAAAACCGGCTTTGGTCATAATATTATATGCCATATTCGCTTGTCCTCCCATTGTTGCGGTCAATGCGGTATAGGTAGCTACCAATAATTGATGTGCCAACCTGTCTCTTGTCTGTTTGGCAACCCTGTCTTTATCAGTCGGATTTTTAGGCAAGGCTGGAGAGTACCATGTTCCATCGTCCATGTTGCGTTTCCATCCAATTTTCTCCAATTGTTGCGAAACAGTCTTTCCGCTATTGATGTCGGTCAATCCCGAAACCAAATCTTGCGCACCGGAAGAAGTTACTATTGCATCCTTATATTTTTCAGCAACAGTAATGATGTTGGGCAGGATTTTGTTGTTTATATAATCCAAGTATGTCGGTGTGCGTTCAAATACAGAATATGGTTGCTCGGACATGTCTTTTGTGTACCAAACCTTACCGTTTTTCTCAACGTACAAGGATTTATCAAGTACGTTTGGTGACACTCCGTAAATTTCATGGGCTGTATCAATAAAAGCTTGGATGCCCGTAGCGGTGTTTTGTTTTGCCAAATCAGCCAAAGCGGAATTGATGATTTTTTGCCCCCTTTTATCTGATTCTGCCAAGATCATCGTTTTATATGCGTCCTGATAGGCATTTGCAACGTCATAACCGTTATAATTCTTGTTTCCTGCAATAGCTTGCCCCCATTGGGAAATCAACCCTTTCCACCAATTCCCTGAAAAAGCAACATCTCCCAGTCCTGATTTTTCCCCAAGGGTTTTTTCAGCCGTGAGATCTTTTACCGCTTCTCCTGTAGCCAAAGCAGCACTGTATGCTTTATTCAGAGATTCTGTCAGCGCATCGATAGACGGGTATCTGTATTTTTTGTTGCTGTTTACTTCTTCCAGAATCGTGTTGCGAGCCTTGCTTACTTGCCATGTTTTATATGCAACCATCCCCAATATCCCAACTAACGCAGATAATCCGGCTGTTGCTGCCACTGCGCCGGTTCCTATGGCTGACAGAGAAGATGCAGCCCCAACAACACCTCCGGAAGAAACCTGAGAGGCAAACATTCCTGCCACTCTGCCCATAGTTCCTCCACCAAGCGTTCCGGCAATAGAGGTCAATATATTTGTTGCCGCCTTTTGTCTACCGATAAACCCAAGTGCAACCCCCAGATTGGTTAAGGCTCCGGCAAATTTGAATATCTTGGTTGTAACAAAACCTGTAATCAACAAAGGTTCCAGCCATGTCAGGTTTTTTGTTATCCATGTACCGATCTTGCCGAGTATAGAAAATACATCCAACAATGTCTTTCCGATAGTCTCCAGCCCTTTGGCGAACTCCTGTGGTTTGAATCTATCCAACAAGTCCCTAAGCGCACCCCTGATTTGCGGCTCCATACTTTCATAGGCTTGCATGAAGCTTTCCGAGAACTGGGAGGTCATTTGCGCCCACAAGCCTTTTGTTGTGTTTTGTTTGGTAAGTGCGAGTTCCTGGGATATGCCGTTGCTTGCTTTGTTTTGATTCGCCAGTGTTCTTAATTCCTCATAATTATCAATGAACATCATGGCTGCATTACCTCCGATCTTACCAAAAATAGCTTGCATATCTCCAAGAGTAGCACCGCTTTTGTTCAGGTCTTCAAAAATATCAGCAAGAGGTCTCAACTTTTCAACCTGTTTTCCGTAAATATCCCTGTATTCGGTAAATTTGACTCCCAATCTGTCAAGCGTGTCTTGTGCTTCTTTGGTCGGTTTGGCGAACCTTCCGGACATGGCTCTCAGTGCCGTACCAGCCATCGTTCCTTTCATGCCGGCATTACCCAGAATACCGACAGCCGCAGAAGCCTCGGAGAAATTCACCCCAGAGAGACGAAGATACCCGGCTGCCATTTTGAAAGATTCTGCCATTTCCAGAACATTCACATTGGATCGGGCAATCGTGGAAGCCAGAATATCAGCGACAGTGTTCATCGAAGAGCTTCTAATATCATATCCAGACATGATGTTGGTAGCCAAATCTGCAATTTGAGCAACGTCTGCATCTCCTATTAAGGCCAGATTCGTAATAGGGCGCATGGCTTTATTGATAGTGTCGATATTCATACCTGCCATTGCCAAAAATTTTGTGGCTCCAGCAATTTCAGTAGCGGTAAATTTGGTATCGACACCAATTTGTCTGACATTTTTGGACATTTGTTCAAATCTGTCTTCAAACGTGGACAAGTCCGAGTCCGCTACACGAAGGATGCTTCTTGCGGTCTCCATTATGTTGGCATATTCCACCGCATCCGCAAGCTCGGATTTAAAGACCGAATATCCGGCATAGGCACTGAACATACCGGCAAACGGCATGTTTCCCCATGAAGGAAGCCGGGAATATTGTAAACGATTGATAGCTCCTTTTTGCCGGCTGTAATATTCTCTTTCCGCAATTCTTTGTCTGTGACGAGCTTCTTTCTCTTGTCGAGCCTCTCTCTTCAGTTGGCTGGCCATACTGTATTCCTGATATTTTTCGTAACGCTTCTGGCTTTCTTCCATCTCTTTAGAAATCCTACGAAAATTATCCAGCTTCTTTTTTACATTGGCTCGGTACTCTCTTTCTTGTTCTTTTTCAATTTTGTTCCAGAGATTAGTATACTCCTTATCCTGTCTCTTAAACTCTTTCTCGCTTTCTCTGGCAAGCCTTTTCAACTCTCTTTCGGCTTCTTTTATTGTCTTGTTTTCATTTGCCGAGACTTTTCTCTGAATACTGGAACGTGGACTGGCTTTATCTGAATCGACAGTATTGGAAATAACAGGAGTTATGGCTGTAGAACCGGAACCGGCAGGAGGACTGACCGTATTTGTTCCCAACGTCATATTGGTGGCTCCTTTTATCTGACCAAGCAAGCTAAGAATTTCTTCCAGTTTCTTTTTGGCAACATCGATCTTAATATTGATTTCTCTTCCGGTTTCCAGACTGACAAGAGCCGCATTGACCTTTCCGATAGTTTTATCAATTGCTTTAATCGGCTCTCTCATAGCCTCCATAGCTTGCGAAGCAGTTTTCTTTGATGATTTTTTAGCCTCTTCTTGCGCAGCCAATTCCTGATTTTTCAATACGGCTTTAGCTTGTGCTTTGATAGCCTGGGAATCCAGTTTTTGTCCGGCGTTGATAACAAGATTAATTTTGGCCGCTTCTGCTTGTATATCTTTGACAAGCCTTAAAACCTTGTCCAGCTTTTCTTCAGCCAGATCGGTTTTAACATTGACATTATAGTTTACATCTCTTTTTCTTCCCTTTGGTTTAAATATAGCGTCCATTTTGTTCACCATATTTTTAACCTGTGTAATAGCTGCCTCTGCTCCTTTTTCGCTTATTTTCAGCTTATTGATAGCTTCGGCGAATTTTGTAACATCCTGAATACCATTGGTTTTCACATCAATGGTGTAGTTTACCTGATAGTTTTGTATTTCTGCCATTGTATGATTGTTTTAATGAAGAATAGGAGGGTATAGGCAGAATAGGTTGCTTGTAAGGATCGGAGAAAGATGAAATAAACGTATAATGTCTCTTGATATTGTACATTACTACAAAAAAAACAAATCAATTATTGTATAAAATATATTTCTTATTAATGGACACAATAAAAATATTTCAGAGTCGTTTTTAAGGCGTAAACTAAAATAAAAATAAAGTTATGAAGAAAATCTTTTTGATTGTGATTGCCTTTTTATCTATAGGCATTTGTGACATGTATTCACAGGTTATAAAGATGGAACACGGAGCAAATCTTACATGGATGGATGGCGGTGGTTATGCGAAGAAAAGAGGAGCTTATTCTTTTATGTTAGGCTGTGATTATTTAGAAAAAGATTGGTTTATGCTATCCAGTGAGATAGGATATATCCAAAGAGGTGGAAGGAGCCTTTTTAGTTATACGGAAGGATATGATCCTGATCAGGGGCGGTATGAATATAATTACAGAAGAATAGCTAAACTTGATTTCTTTCAAATCAATACCACATTTAGGTTTAAGCATGATTTTAAACGCTTTACATTATTTATGGGTGTTGGGCCGACAATAGATATTTTACTGAAAGACAGAAGTGAATACCAAAAACAGCCTATAAACTCAGATCAAATTACAACAACCGAAACCTCGATTCATCACAACAATGTCCTATATGGATTAAAATATGAATTAGGAATTAATTATCATATCAATAATAAATGGAATGCGATATTGAATTTTAGTCAGTTAAATAGTTTTAAAGGCAGTACGATTGGGCATTATGACGGAGATTCTTTCCGTAATAAAATAGCGACATTGTCATTAGGAATTGGCTATCGTTTATAAAATAACTAATAAAATATAATGTTATGAATTATATTATGTGTTTTTAGATAGTTATATTTTAACCATAATAATTCAATTCTATATATTAAATTCCCAGAAGGAATGAATTGTACTTAACAAAGCCCTTTTATATACCACATCTAACAATTCGGCTTGCTGGAACATGATCGCCTATTAATGTAATAATCGTGCCTGGCGTTATTGTCCAGCGAGACCGGATATGTACAAAAACAGATAAACAGAAAACTGAAGATATAATAAAAACACACAATATTTCCGATTAACTTGAATTATCAATGTGTAACAACAAGTGTTTAAGTTACCATAATTATATATCTTCTTCCCTTGATAATCAAGCTTCCTATAATTTTTCTTGAAAAAATTGTTTTTTATTTTGCTATTTGTTTTTTAATGTCTATGTTTACGACTTTAATCGTGTTTATCAACAAAAAGTTTAGTATGAATATGAGACAATTTAAAGTTTTGCTATTGTTCATAGCCTTTTCTTGTTCTGTATTTGCGCAAGACAGGCTATCTCTTTTTATTGGCAGGGCAAATAAATATGCCTCTGTGGAACTTTCGGATTACCGGAAACGCTTATGTATAGAATACAATACCCCCAACAACTTATTGGATGATTATTACAGGCAGTGTGGAAGAGATTGGGGGAATGTGGGCTTAGCTCTTGAAATAGCCAAAACATCTGGCAGACACATGCGTGATGTTTGTGATTATTATAGACGTTATCATAGACATGGTTGGGATCGCATTTTGATAGAAATAGGTATAAGACCTGGGTCAATATATTACAATCCTTTTTATGACAGAATAGATTACCACAGTCATTGTTGGCACGAGCATTATTGTTCGTACTGTGACTACCATCATCACAAACATCATCACAAACATTATAAAAAACATAAGAGATATAAACACCACAAGCATTATAGGTGGGATGATGACGATGACGATTGGGATGACGATGATGACGACGATTGACGCTTATTAATTTTAAAATTATATTTAAATGAGAAAAATCTTGATTTTTTTAGGGCTGTTATTTGTAGTTTTAAGTAGCAGTTATGCTCAAAAAGGCAGACAGGCGATTGGATTCGGACTTAGTTATGGAACAGAAATCGAAAGTCTTGGTCTTGGATTGAAGTACCAGTACAATATAACCAATCCCATACGTCTCGAACCGTCTTTGAATTACTTTATAGAAAATGACAATGTCAGTATGTTAGACATAAACATGAACCTCCATTATTTATGTCCTGTGGGCAGAAGCGTCAAGCTGTATCCCTTATTCGGCTTTACATTTTCCAATTGGATGTTTGATTTGGGAGACGGGCTGGATATTGAGGTTGATGGAGATCATGTCCATATAGACAAAGGTGACGATCACCACAATGAATGTCGAGTAGGAGTGAATATTGGTGGTGGAGCCGACTTTGCACTGACAAGCAATTGGATTATGAATTTTGAATTACGCTATCAACTGGTCAGCGATTTCGATCAGGCCGTATTCAATTTAGGATTCGCTTATCGTTTTTAATTTCTCCCATAACAGAACAACAAAAGCCCTTTACCGAAGCGATTTTCAGTAAAGGGCTTTATTATATATAGAATTAAGCAAGAAGCGCATTGGAAGCCTTAGAAATGAGCATTTGCTCATGCAACCAAAGAGCGTCTTCCGATAGCATTGCAAAGTCCTCGTCCGAGAGACTATCCAAATCCACACCGGGAAAGTAATGACGAATATAGATGCACCTTTGCCGGATGCGCTGGTCGTCCTTTACCACCCAGTCATTTAAAAATTTACGATGGTAGATTGGCGAGTAGAAATCACTTCCGAAAGCTGTCCCATCAAACCGAAGAGGAACAATGATTCGTTGTCGATCAGTTCCTTGTCACCGTCCAAGAAACAATCCTTTGCCAAAGTCCTCATGGCTTGTACCTCGTCCTTCTTGGATGCGGCCATAAACTTGGAGAATGTCGGGAAATTCGGTTCTCTCATGTAAGCTACATAAAATTCCTTTTCGCCTGACTCCGTGTCACCGAACACCACCATCGGGAACACCTTGCGATACTTGCCTTCAGTTTTCAGCTTTTTCGCTTTTTCTTTAATTACATTTTCTTGCTCTAATGTTAAATTCTTTTCTTCCATAACTAAATTGATTTGGTTTTATAAAAGAATAGGGAAGAGGAAACTGCAATGTTTGTGGGAGAAGATGATTTTAAGCTGACGATCTATCCCAGAGGGTCAGTCTTACAAGAATGTTTTTAAGTTTTGGTTAACTTAAAACTCAAAATTGTACGTGATTACTAATCACTCTACAAATCAATGTTGATTGTAAACGATAATTTTAAATTTGGTCTTACAAAGATACAAAACTGCAATTCATGCACAATATTTATTTTGAACTTGTTTGATGAACCGTAAGCTGTGGGAATGGGAAATTGATACCCTCTTTATTGAATGTATCATATACAATCTCGTTAATATCAAATAACACACTCCAATAATCGCTGGCTTTTACCCAGACACGGACGGTAATATCAACGCTGCTCGCATTTAATGTGGAAAGAGCAATAAGTGGGGCAGGTGTATCCAATATACGTGGATCGTTTTTGATAATTCGCTGTATAACAGCCCTTACTTTCCCTATTTCTTCTCCATATTCAACACCGAACACCCAATCAACACGCCGTGTTTCTTGCTTGCTGTAATTGGTGATGGCATTATTATTCAAAATCCCGTTCGGGACATATATCATACGATTATCAAGAGTCGAGAGTATCGTATGGAATATTTGTATTTCTTTCACTGTTCCGTTTACGTCAGGGCCTTCTATATAATCTCCAACCTTGAATGGTTTGAATACCAAAATTATCAGTCCTCCTGCAAAGTTTGATAGGTTTCCTGAAAGTGCCATACCGATAGCTACACCAGCAGAAGCCATCAAAGCCGCAAAACTGGTGGTTTCCACTCCCAGCTTGCTTATTACCGCAAAAGCCAGAATCATATTAAGTAGAATTTTCACCAAGCTTTTCAGAAAAGTCTGCACGCTTGGTTCCACTTTTCGTTTTTCCAGAATTTTAGCGACCAGCCTGTTTATCTGTTTGATTATAAAACACCCGATTGAATAAATAAGACAAGCAATAAAAATGTTTTTACCGGCATCTACACTAAAATCCAGCAACTTGTCTAAAAACAAATCCAACTTCGTTGATAATAGAATATTCAAAAACATCTCTAATCTAAAACAAAATGAGCGACAAAATTAACAAAACCCCATTATGAGCTTGTGTTATTTATAATAAAAATAACCCAAATAATAAGAACATAAACGAAAAGGAGCGGTATATCAACAACCGCTCCTTCCTTAGAATTAACCCTCTCCGATAACAATATCGAACGGGTTAAGCTGAAACTCTTTTGTAATGTTCGTATCGTCCTGTTGCGACTCCATTCCGTCCTCATTAAAGATACATCCTTTAAGTGTCACGGTAGTTGTAGTCCAATCGTCTGATGCCATCGGGTTGGCAAATGAAACAATCAGGTCGAACTCCCCAATATCCATCAGCGAGCCGTATGTGCTTCTCAGGGCTTGCTGGGTAGCATAGTCCATCGTGATGGATGCGGTATAAGTCAAGTTACCGAACCCTCTTGAAACCGGCTTGCCGCCAAGTCCGTAATTGGATTCAATTTTACGAGTCTTATTCCATTTAATGCCCGATACCCCCTCCAGTGTCGTACTGCCTTCGTCAATGCCGAGTGCGGTAGAGGCAAGGGTAATCATGCTCCAAGAATAAGCAACGTTATTAATTACTGCCATCTGTTATTAGCTTTTTTCGGTTAGTGATAATCCTTCTTCTACATAAATAGAGGTCGCAACCCCGACCGGAACCAAATAGTACGCAATCCTTAGTGTGTCGTCTACCAATACATTCTGATCCGAAGCGATAACAACACTGTAGCCGGAAATTTCCTGGGCTGTCTTCATCTTGTTCAGGATGTCACCGATCAGATTTTTGAAGGACGTGATCTTGGATGGAGCCAAATATCCGGTAGACGGATTGACCAAAAGCGGAGAGTTCACATAAGGCAGCAAAGCCTGTCTTACAGCCCTGCGTGACTTGTTGATAGTCCTGTTTCTGGCGATTGTCCTGAAGTCCCCGTCAGAACAAGTGCGGTCTTTTGAAACGTAAACGCCATTTTCCTTTCCGGCATACTTGATAGGGAAGATATACCCCTTATCGTCCAGATCGTCCAGCATTACGGGAGAAAGCGACTCGTATGCGTTCAAGCTTGTAAATTTTTCATTGTCGTTCAGATTCAAATCTCCGAATCCCAGTTCAATGTCTTGGAAATTATCTCCAAAAAGATTGAACTGCTGCACCCAAGCGATAGATTCCTGTACGTTCGCTTTGGCTATACAACCCATGACCGAACCCAAGAAACCGACCGGAGTACAGTTCTTGTTGCGCATTTGCATTGTCGAGATCAATTCATTTCGAGCCTGTCCGATGATAACCGATGTGCGGCTTGAATCGCAGATGCAGGTCGGGATCTTGTTCAAATCCACCTTCTTGCCATCCGAATCATCCGTACCGGTATTTGCGCAACTTGCAGACAACACAAGAGAAAGAGGTTGGTTCTGGGTAGCCAGAAGTTCCGCTTTATCATTGATTGTCTTTACGATATTCAAAAGATACGTTTCCTCGCTCTTTTTCCATAACGGCTGTTCCGTCCAGATGCCAAGCTGTGAGATAGTACCGCCTGAAGCACGCTGCATGATCTCGATAGCATCCCAGTTACTTGAACAATCCGCAAACATCACGTAGAGCTTGCCGTATCCATCAATATTTCCACTCATTCTGAAGAACTCAGAAATATGATAGTTCGGAATGCCGAACATGAAGTTCTTGGTCGCTTCATCGCCTTCATCGCATTCTACCCTTTCAATGATGCCATAGTCTTTGATGGCCTGTGCCCTGCTTGTGATATAGCACACGTCTCCCAGCTTTAGTTTGGATTCGTTGCTTTTTCCGTATCCGGCAGTGAAAAGTTCCGGTTGTTTTGAAACATCGAAAAGCAATCCCGTGATCTTTTCATTGGATGTGGATGTAGCTGAAGGCAAACGTCCGTCCGTGTCTGTTATAAAAACATTTCCTAATGCCATATAATAATGATTTGGTTAAAATTATGCTGTGTAATGTGGGTTTTTGTAAAGCTTGGCTTCCCCTCTGAGACTTTCGGCGGTTTCTTCCGTATAAGCCCCACCCTTGTCGTCCACATATAAATTCTGATATTGAGGATATACCTTTAATACATCGTCAATATGTTTGGGGATCTGAACAGGTTCTGACTCCTGATCTTCTGTGTTTTCTGAAACAGAAGTATCTTGTCCCTCTGGTTGTTTTACATCTGCTTCTCTCACATTTAATACGGAACCTTCCGTTTCTTCAATTTTCTTAGGTCTTGCCATATATACGATTATTAAAAAAGGGAATGGAGTCTTTCTCCACTCCCTTTTAGGTTTTGATTGTAAAAATCTTACTCGGTTTTCTTATATGCCGTATGCACCACGATTTCACCCGGACGAACGATATTCACATCCATCTTCATTCTCATCTGGAAGAAGTACAATTCCGAGTTGGCTTGCAAACGGTCGATTTTCAGAACCTCGGTATCGTTAGCGTAATCAACGCCTACCCAGAGATTTGAATCCATACCGGTACTGAAGTTGCCCAGCACGATTGTGTGTTCCGGAACCCCGACAATAGGAATGATTCTCTTGCCTTTGAAGCGATACTTGTTCACTTCCGTGTTCTCAGAATACTTCACCTGTTTGTCAGAAAGATACTGGTCGTAAGCATCCCAAGCGTCCCAACCCATGACATAAACCAGATTGGAGTTTTTGCGGATCTGTTTCGGACATTTCTTCCACATCGCATACATCGCTTTTTCGACAGCCGCACCATCCGTCAATTCGGTATTGCCAGCCAAAATACACTGACCACCTGCTTTTGTTTTAGTATCCTGTGCGTTTACATTGTCGATAATGCGTTTGATAACGCCATCGAAGTATTTTTCCTTGCCATCTCCGATCTTTGTGCATCCGGAAGGTTCTGTTACTTTTGCACTTGCATTGCCGCCTTTTGCGCTTGTCCAGATCGCATTGCCGATGTATTCGTTCTTCTTGTCCATCAACAGACGCAGCATTGTCGCCTGAATCTTCGGATCAAGTTCACGGAATACCAGATTGCCTTCGGGTTGTGCGAACTTCCAGTATTTTTCATAGTCACGTGGGTTAAATTCCAGATAAACCATGAAATCTGCCGGCTCCAGATAACGTTCGGTCAACGTGTATTTGTTGAACTCATCGCTGCTGCCTCCCTGAGTGCTTGTCGGGGTCGGCACGTTATCCTGAATGATGTCGCCGAGTTTGATAGCCGGAAGCGTATATTTATGCTGGATTCCGCTCTTGATGTGAATCAGCCCTTCCTTATATGTGTCGTTACCCTGTGCGGTATAGGTTAGCAAGTCTTCAAGAACTTCACCTGCATAACCGTTTTGAGCAAAATTTACTGTACTTGCCATTGTTAGTTAAGTTTTGGTTTTAGTTTTTAGGAAAGTGTTTTAAACTCGAAATCCGCACCGACAACAGCCTTGACTTTCTCAGCCATTTTTTCTTCCGCAGTTTTAGCGGCTTCCTTAGCTGCATCAATGTTGGCCGGATCGTCTGCGATTTCCTTTGTGATGATTTCACGAGCCGGAATCGAAGCCAATGTCTTTTCAGCCAGATCAAAGTTTGCGGTTGCCATCTGAACCCATTGTTCTTTGGCCCCGTTTTCAATCTTGCCTTCATTAATGGCATTCTGAACCATAGTCTCAATTCTGGCTTTTTTCTCGTCAGCCTCCTTCTTTTCGTATACGCTCAGTTTGGCGTTGACACTATCCAAATCCTTTTGCATGTTCTGGATGGTAGCCTCTTTACCTGCGATAACGGTCTTCGCATCTTCCAGATCCTTTTGGGTTGTGGTAAGCTTTGCTTCAACCGCTAACAGATCAGAGATACGAGCCATAACGTCTTTGACCTCGAAAGTGCCGGTCATGCCAAGCGAAGCCGCTACCGCTCCGATCTCGAATCCGATAGTTTTTCCTTCGTTCATAATATTTTCTGCTTTTTTGTTAAGAAATTGATTGTTGTCTTTTTGATTAAGATTAGAAGATTCGTTTTCGGATAGTTTATTTTCATCTATCTCCGAATTGATCTTGCACATCATATCCTGAATCATAGCAGCATTGTTCTCGATGCCGTTTATTCCATTTCTTACCTTGTCGCAAACCTGTTTGGATGTTTTAAGCACGCAATCGGCAGAAATGATTCCAGCCTTGACTGCCGCTTTTGCATCAAAGAACGTCCCGTCCTTATCCGCTTCTCCGTTCATAATCGCCTTGACGTGTTCTTTCGTGAGTCCGAAACGCTTGCGGTAGATGGTTTCGATCTGTCCGGTAAAAGCCTTTACCATATCCGACTGCTCTTCCCCGGCTCCCGGCATGAAGGGATTGTGAATCATAAGAATGGAATAATCCCTCATTAAAGACCTGTCACCTGCCGCCCAGATAACCGAACCCATGCTGGCGGCGATCCCCTCGATTATACATTCTGTCGGTATCTTGGAATTGGAAATGGTCGAGTAGGTGGTCATGCCATGCAAGACAGAACCTCCCTCGGAATTAATCAATATCCTGATAAGAGAAGGTCTGACGCAATTTTCCAGAAATTCAAATTCGGAATTGAATTGACTGGTGGTCTCTTCGGTTACTCTGCCGAAGAATTTGATAACAGCCACCTCGCCCTGTTTGGCTTCTCCAACAATGTTTTTTAAATTATTGATGTCCATAGTGTTTTAATACAAATAGATAAATGAAATAATATATGTTTTTCTTATTCCTGCACTTTGTCTGTCAGTGAGACATATTGTCCATCCGACCACATCAAAGCGTTCTCGTCCTCAGTCAATAAAGAATTGTATATCTGGTCTTCTTCGGGTTCCGGGTCGGAGCCATCAGTCATAACAATACCGGTCACTTCATTATATGTAGGGGATGTATGGTTATCGTGTTGGTTCTCGTTATGTTCCGGCGCATCATCGTGATTGGTAAACGGAGGCATAACGAGATACTTTTTCAGCCATTTTCGATATTTCCAAGCAGAATCCTCTCTGAACCACACTTCGTAATCGATCCAGTATGCCTGTAACATATTGGTTGTGGTAGGCATATCGTAATAGGTCAAATTACACCTTTCATTTAAGGCCGGTTCGGTGTCTTTGGCATCTTGAATAGCCATGTTTATCTTCTGAAAGACATAAAAAGGATAACATTCCTTGTCTTCATCCTGATTGTTCAAAGTATTTAGAATAAACCTGACACGCATGGTAGCCCGACCTTCCCCGATACGTTGTTGTTGTACCAGATACCGGACATTGGTAAAATGTATGAATACAGCCGGAAAAGCGATCTCCATTTCCAAATTTTCACTTCTGATAATCCTCTCGAACTGCCCGTTGTCAATTTTGACCGTTTTAAACAGAGACGGGCTTTTCGGATCTTCTTCATCCTCCTTGATTGTCAATATGATTTTTTTGACTGCCTTGTAAATTTCATCCAAAGGATTTTTTGGTACTGATTCCGGTATTGTGATTTCACCATTTTCAGAATCTTCCTTTGGCAACTTCTTTTGTGGTATCTTATCTTTTATCATGTAGGAAATCCTTTAAGCAATACATCTTTGATTAAATTATTGTTCACATAATCATCTATTTCCCGATTAAATCCGATAAACTGCCTTTGTACGGGTTTTCTGGAAGAATATTGGTTCACGGTGTATGGCGATATTCTGGGATCAGTGTTGTGTATGGCAGCATATCCGATACTTTTACGTCCGGTTCCCCGTTTGCCACGAATAACCTGTGATTTTTCATTTGTGTGGATTGTATAACTGGCAGATATTCTTTTAAACGGCAGTTTCCCGTCCGATCTTCTGGCAGAAGCATCTTTTCTGGATGTGCTGGATGCAAAATCGTTTCCTTCGACAATTGGAAAGGAATCTTTCAGCGTTCCGGTATCATTCAGGATAGGGTGCGTGAACCGTTTGCCCCACCGAGATTCCCTTGGTTTCCATGCCTTGCCATCAAAACTTTGTGTATCGAACGATTTTTTGAATACTCCTTTTGAATATTGCCCCACTTCGGTAGCGAAGTTTGCGACATTAAAATCCAGTCTGCTTGGAGATATTTTTTCCAGTTGATCGCACATTTCCTTTAAAGTAACCTTAGTCATTCTTCTGTATAAATTTAGATTTGATTTTTCCGGCTATTTCTTGTAATTGGAGAATCTTATTTGTCGGTATCTTAAAATAAGGATGTGCATCACTGAAGATTTTTCCACCGGCAGCCAAACTTTCAGTGAACACTGGATTAACTAACTTTTTATATTTTCCGATCTTTTTTTTGTCAAGAGAAGCCGTAACAAACGATTCACTGCTTGTTCCATCCGAAAGCAGATAGCATCGGCACGCATAGTCGATAGGGGGAATCAAATCTACCGGAAACTCGTTTTTCGGAAAAGATATGCCTTCCAATGCCAAATGTGAAGCCCGAACTCTTTCGTCCCCTTGTGTCATATAGGTAACGATCGAGTTGGAGGCAACGCCTATCCACCAGTATGCCATAGAAGCAGAATACAACACGTCTTCGTTTTCCACAGAAGCATACTGGAAATTGTATTTCTCACAAATCTCTTCGTATTCTTCCATATCCTCTATGTCCAATTCTTCCGGCAGTTCGTTTATCATCTGAAACTCTTCCGCAACCGCAAAATCAACCAGATTTTCGATTGCGGCTACCAAAATATCCCGTTCTTGCCTTTCTCTATCCGTAAGCGAGGAATTGAAATTCTTTAGCAAATCAAAAGCCTTATCGAAATCCATCCTGAGTCCGGTCAGTACACGATCAATCAGAAAAGAAGCCCTGAGAGCAACAATATCCTCAAACACTTCCCAAGCTTCGGCACTGTTTTCTGCCCGATAAACAAATTTCCTAAACTCTTCCAGAATCAATAGAAACTCTTCCTTTTCACGACTAATCGGTTCTTCTTTGGGTGCTTCGTAGCGTTCGGCAACCACATTCGGGAATGAAGCCGTGCCGCCTACTTCATTCCCCGGATAAAATTTGTGACTTTGGATGTTTGTCCTCTCGGATGTCCGTATCTGCGAAGATATTCTTCGTCCGACATGATGTGCCGGTCATTACTTCCATCTCCGATAGCACCGGATGTTCCGATTGCTCCGGTCATTACATTGAGTTGTTTTCCGACATTGATACCAAATTCTTTCTCGATCTCATCACCCGTAATCTCGTACTTATCCGTCAGAAGACCATACAGCTTGATACGGTCTTCATTGTTCATTTCGATACGATTTGAATATTTGAACACCAGACCGGATTTGATATATCCCATTATAACAAGACGGGGAACAATCTCTTCGTTCATTATATTTTCAATGTACCTGCGATACACTTCTATACGGTCACGAAATATGTCTTGATGCGCCTTTGTGGAACCGACATAAGACTGCATACCTCCGGCCATAGATTCCGATCCCAAAATCAGATTGGAAACCTCGCTGTTTACCAGTTCTATCAATCCGGTATAGATTTTCTCCGAGTTCGACATTGTAAAAGCCTTGATGTCCATTTCGTCTTCCAGTCCGGTTACGATAACCTTGTTTTGCGCAGCATTGGCTATATCGTTAGCCAGACGTTTTCTGTCCGCATTGTTTTCCGACACTGTTTTTCCATGAATGATAGGCTGACCGTATGTGTGTGAGAAATTGACGTAGTTGGCCATCGTAAATTTCTTAGCCAGAATAAGAGGTGTGGTAGCGGAAAACAGACCGAGATCCCCGGATGAAATAAGCACATAATTGTTCTTGTAGACAGGAGATGTGACATCCCAGTTGGGGAGCCATATACCCTGTCTTCTTAGTACCACCTTCTGATCCGGCAGCACGTTTCTTCGCTCAACGATATTAATATGGCTGAGTTTTCCTGTAAGCGGATTTATATCAGGCAGAATCTCCAACAATGTATATCCGTACAGTTTGGATTCCACAATTCCCTTGATCATCTTGTCAAACTGGGAACCCTGTATCTTTTGTGTTTCTTCCACATCTTTGACATACTTGCCTTTTTCGTTAATCTTCGCAAGCATATAACGATCACCGAGAATCTGACTTTCCAGGGTCTCTATGACCGATCGTATATGTGCGTCCTGCTGCAAGCTTGCCTCATACAAATCGATGAGCCGTGACCTGTCGTCCAAGATTGTCCCCAGTTCTACGTTTGAACGTGTGGATTTATATCTGTTGTTTCTCTCGATTTCCCAGACATATTCCTGTATCGTCTTTTTGCTTGTTCTGAAAATACTGTCAAGTAGCTGATTATTAAACGCTCCTTCTATATTTTTACTATCCATAAGTTATGTTTTAAAAAGAATAGGTGCGAAGCGGACAATCTGTTGTTTAGGGATATGTAAACCTGTATTATGGTGATAATGATTGTTATTGAAAATTATAACATATCGATTATCTTCTCTTTATATAAAGATATGTTGAATTTTTAGGTATATGATATTATTTGTTTATTGTGTCTTGTATATGTATTTATAAATAGCAATATATCAGATATATAAATAAAAATATAAAATAAAATATATGAAATATTATGATTGTATTATATAAAGACATATCTTTGCGGCATAATTAAAAACCAAAACATATTTATTTAACCAATTAAAGTATACCGACTATGAATACAGGTATTGAATTTTACAGACTTCGCTTCGAGTATATGGGCGAGGACAGTGACGGAAAGTTAGCAACCAAGAAAGAAGACGATTTGGTCGTTGCGGTAAATTACACGGACGCAGAAGCTCTGGCGTTTGAAATGATGGAAGAAATGAGACAATATGATGATTCCGTCAAATATGAGATCGTGAAGGCAAAAATCCCCGAACTACTCTTTACAGACACCTTCTCCACTGACAAGGAGTATAAGGAAAATTATGTGTTGTATTTCTTTTCAGAAGGAGAGGATGAAGCAGCCTTGTTTGCAGTGAACGTCAAATACACGGAGATCAGCGATAACGGCAAGGAAAAATCCAAGAAAGAAAACATCTACGTTGCCGCTTCCTCTCCGAAAGAAGCCTACGATTTTGTCTCCAAGTATTTGACGAAAGTTGAAACCCGTGACTGGGCGATTCGTGATGTGAAGTTTGACAAGGCTTCTTCTGTCTTGGTAACTGAAGAAATGCACAAAAACAATTTGTTTAAATCCGAAAATGCCGGGCTATTATGAAAAGTAAAGTGATTGTGTGCAAGGAGATCAAGTATGCGGAATTTCCGGATCTTCTGACAGGCGCAGATCAAGAAGGGAATCGTTATGCGGATATGACGCATTTTTTGGAAAAGAAAGGCAAGACTGGGACAAACCGTATAAGTTTGTTCCAGATGAACTTTCTTTCATGGATAAATGCAGCCGTTGCAGCTTACGATGTGCCGAGAGAAGACATAATCATCAACGAGACCAATACCGGGCACGTGCTGATTATGGAACCTCTTGAACTTCTCCTGATTGCCTATGTCGATACGGATTTTGGAATGTACATGCTGGAAAGGATTGAAGAATTGTTTTCAAACGGTTTTGTCATTTCCGATTCAGCCATCTTATCCCAAGCACAAAATAGATTTAGTTCTGAACAATTACAAGATTTATTAAATGAAAAAAGAAAGTAACGGATTTTTAAAAGAACCAAAACAAGTATTAGTTTTCAATGCAGCACAAGTTCTGATAGCGATTACCCGGTCGGTCAGAAGTGCTTATGAATTAACCGGAGGAAATTTACAGGCTATCTCCTTCGCATGTACAGGCAGGTTTATTTCCACGGGTGGTTTTTACTTCAGGCACGTATCTCCCCATGTGGAAATAGAAATGAGTGATATAGGAAACCTGAAGCTGTCCGATTATGACCAGTTGTGCGGCGTAACCCGAAAATATCACTCAGTAAGAAAAATGGCTCATAATAGAGAAGCAAGAATAAATAAAATCAAAACCTTAAAGTAATGAAAGTAGAAATCGTAAACAAATCAAAACATGAGTTGCCAAAATATGCAACTGCAAGTTCAGCCGGAATGGACATCCGTGCAAATATTGAACAGCCGATAGTATTGAAGCCACTGGAACGTTGCCTTGTTCCTACGGGACTACATATTGCGCTTCCAGAAGGATATGTAGCTAAAATATGTCCTCGTAGCGGCTTGGCATTGAAAAAGGGAATAACCGTATGTAATGCGCCAGGGGTTGTGGATGCAGATTTTCGAGGTGAAATTGGCGTTATTTTGATTAACCTTTCGTCTGAGGATTTTACAATCAATGATGGAGAGCGTATCGCCCAGATGGTAATTGCTCACTATGAACAGGCAGAATGGGAACCGGTAGAAACGCTGGATGATACAGAGCGTGGAACTGGAGGTTTCGGGCATTCGGGGGTAAAGTAATGGTTTGTAGCGAAAGAGGGTGTCTGCCAGATGGACATCCCAATGTAAAACAGTGGTCTGTAGCGAAACATATTTATGATTCTTAACTAAAACAATATTTAAACTGATTTTACAGTATTGCAAAAGGAGTCGTGGTTTTACCGACTCCTTTTATAAATAGAACATAACAAATAATAACAAAATATAGAAGATGAATAATTTACGAACAAACGAACCTATAGAATTAATAAAGATAACAGAACAGAACGGCAAGCGTGCTGTAAATGCAAGAGATTTGCATTGTTTCTTAGAAAACAAACAAAAGTTCGCTGATTGGATTAAGAGTCGTATCGAAAAATACGATTTTATAGAAGGACAAGATTATCAGAAACTTTGTTTTGATTATAAAGGTAACTTGTTGAATATCAGACATCATAATTTTATGAACTCTGATAATCAATATATTAGCAAAATTGAATATGCGTTGTCTATTGACATGGCAAAAGAGCTTTCAATGATAGAAAACAACGATAATGGCAGACGGGCACGCAAATACTTCATTGCTTGCGAAAGAAAACTGCAAGAAGCTAATGTGCCATCCTACCAAATCGAAGATAAAATAAAAAGAGCGGAAAAATGGATAGAAGAAGAAAAGCAACGCCAAATTGCAGAAGAAAAAGCCCGTGTGTTGCAAGAAGAAAACGAACGAAAAGATTCAATAATTGAGGGTCTTGTTTCAGAAATTCCTCTTGCCGACATGAGACAGCGTATCACCCAGATTGTCCGTAAGGGCAGTGCCGGAGATATAGGTAAAGGCTACCGTTTACTGTATAGCGAGTTCAACTATAAGTTTCATGTCAATGTGTTCACACGCATGAATAACGCCCTATATAAAGGCAGTGCAATGGATTATATCGAAAAAGAAATGAACAAGCTGCCTGATTTATATGATTTGGCTTGTAAACTTTTTGAAAACACTTATGAAGATTTGATGGAGTCATGGGGCAAATCCGCAAAACGTGCCGAGCATCAACGTAATTTATCACAACGTCAAAAACACCTGTTATAACATGAAAGAACAATATACAATCAAAACCAAAGAGACGTTATTAGACAATATCAAACGCCATAACGAATTGTATCGTAAAGGAACGCCGGAAATCTCCGATGCTGAGTACGATGCGGAAATTGAACAATTAAGAAAACTCGATCCTGATAGCGACTGGTTCAAGCACATAGAACCTGCCAGCGTTTCTACCGGCAGAAAGGTCTTTTTGCCTATTCCCATGAAATCACTGAACAAGGCCAAAAGCCTTGGTGAAGTAATCAAATGGTGCAAATCTCTCGGACTTACAGGAAGAACAGAAGTAATCTGTATGCCTAAGTTCGATGGCTTGTCATTGCTTGTAAACGAACTAACCGGCATGGCTTATTCTCGTGGCGGTGCTGAAAATGAGGGGCAGGATTGTTCAAAACATGTAATGGCCGCAAACATAATGAAGGATGCCCATTACCGTTTTACTTTTGGTGAATTTGTAATATCAAATAAAAACTGGGACAAGTTCTTCAAAGACAAATTCTCTCCCAGTACCGGAGAAAAGTTCAAGTCGCCTCGTAATACCGCAGCCGGAATGTTGAATGCGGATGAACCGAACAACCTTATCCAGCACGCTTCCTTGTATCGTTATGGAATAGGTCAGTCCGATCTTGTCTCATATATAACCTATGAGCAGGTGATAAAGGAACTTTGCGAAGCTTACAAACAACAACCTTTGTTCCATAAATGCAAGGTGGAAGAATTGACAGAAGAGTCACTGAAAGATTTATTTTCCGCATGGTCGAATGGTTATCCGATAGATGGTGTTGTAATCTATATTAACGATCTTGCCATCTGGGATAAGGTAGGGCGACATGAGACAACTGGAAATCCGTTATACGCAATCGCTTATAAGCATCCGGATTTTACATCCGCTTTTCACACAACCGTCAAATCTATCACTTGGAAAGTCAGCAAGGCTGGGGCATTGAAACCTGTCGTAAATATTGAAACAGTGGATACCGGAGATTGTGAAATGGAGAACCCGACCGGATACAATGCCGCTTTCATTAAGACAAAACAATTGGCCAAAGGAGCGGAAATTCTGGTTACACGCTCAGGCGGTGTGATTCCGAAAATCCTTTCCACCATCAAACCTGCTGCCTCTGAAGAACAAACAGTAGTGTGGAGCAAGCTTTCAATATGCCCTTCGTGTGGTGCGCCTACGGCATGGAATGGTACAATGGTAGAACTATGCTGTACCAATCCCGACTGTCCGGGAAGAAAACTGGCGAAAATCATCCATTTTTTTACCGTTTTAGGAGCCGAGAATATGGGAGAGGAAAGCTACGTCAAACTGTTTGAAGCCGGATTCGATTCGATAAAGAAGATTTTGAATATCACTCCGAAAGAAATCCTTGCAATAGACGGTTTTGGAGACAGTACGGTAAATATCATCCTCCAGAACAACAAGAAAGCATTGGAAGAGACGGATGCTGCAACCTTGATGCACGCCAGCGATTGTTTTGAGGGGATCGGACTGATAAAGGCAAGAAAAATCCTAAGTGAAATGGGCGGCTTTATTGATCTTTTCTATCAAAAGAAATACATCCCCATGTCCTCTCCGGGAGATTCCAAGACATACCGCTCTTTCTGTGACGGAATCAAACCTTTCTATAAATTTCTGGAAGAAACAGGGCTTGAACTTCGTCCTTCTGAAAAGAAAGAGATAAAATCCAACGGAAAATGTGCCGGATTGAAGGTTTGTTTTACCGGAATCCGAGACAAGGAACTGGAAGATACAATTATTCAAGAAGGGGGAGAAATTGTAAGCGGTGTGAGCCGGAAAACCACAAATCTTATAGTCGCAGATCTTTCTTCTAATAGCTCCAAGATGCAAAAGGCTAAAGAGTTGGGAATAGCGATTGATACGATCGAATTATTTAGAAGTAAGCATTTGCTTTAGTTTGTTTTTAACTAACTATATATTAACATGATAGGTTAAAATAGTTAATAGAAAAAATATTTATTGATTTTTCTTTGATGATATTCCTGTAATGTATATCTTTGCTCTCGTAAAAAGACAAAATCACTAATTATGGGAAAAATAAAAGGAGAAATAGTAGAATCAGAGCCTCTTCAGATAGAAGATTTTAAGAGGTTATTGGAATGTCTGTCCACTGACAAGAAATACTGGATCGAATTATATTGCAGAGTGTCGTTCTGTACGGCTTTGCGTGTATCGGACGTATTATCTTTGAGGTGGATAGACATTCTTTGTAAGGACGAAATCTGTATTACGGAAAAGAAAACGGGCAAGACACGCCTTATCAGAATAGGTGAGACAAACAAGAAGCGAATTGCCGAATTATACAAATTGCTTGGTTCTCCGGACTTGGAACTACCTATCATCAAGCACCCCAAAAAATCTACCGCATATACTGACCGGCAAATCAACCGGGTATTGAAGACACTAAAGGAAGAATACTCTCTTCCGATCAGCCGGATCTCCACTCACACTCTCAGGAAAACATTCGGAAGATGGGTATATGAGAAGGAAGGGCAAAGCGAAGCGGCTCTTGTATTGCTTAGTAAAATGTTCAATCATTCCAGTATTGCGATTACAAGACGGTATATAGGTTTAAGCAAGGAACAGATAGACGATGTATACACTTCGATAGATTTTTAATGGGAAAGAAAATATCCGGTGGCGATATAGGACTTATGATAGAACCAAATCCTGCTTATATCAAAGCATTGGTGCAAAAAGAACTGATACCTACACAGAAAAAGTTTATGGCCGCAGCATTAAAGAGTCTTTGTCTCAGTTGTGAGCATGTGGATTACTGCCCCAAGAAAACCGAAGAAATCAAATGTATCAGGTTCCAGAATTATTTGACTCACTACCAGAATCTTTTAATAAATGAAATAATTTAAGAATATGACAAACCAACCAAAACCCACATTCATAATCAATAGCGAAATGAAGGAAGCTATTGATTTAGTTTTAAACACGAATACCAATGTGTATCTGACAGGCCGGGCAGGAACCGGTAAGACCACCTTGCTCAGATATATACTGGGTGTCTGCAAGAAGAATACAATAATCGCAGCCCCGACCGGAGTTGCAGCGATAAATGCCGGAGGTGTAACCCTGCATTCTCTCTTGAAATTGCCCTTCTCACCTTACAAACCGGCTTTCGTCAGAGGCAAAACCCTCCATGTATTAGGCTCATACAAATTAAATGACAAGCAAATAGAAACTATCCAGAAATTAGAATTACTGGTGATAGACGAGATCTCAATGGTTCGTGCGGATCTTCTTGATGCAGTAAACGATGCGCTTTGTTTCTACAGGAATACCAAAGAGCCGTTCGGAGGTGTTCAGCTTCTTTTGATAGGAGACCTTTATCAGCTTCCCCCTGTCACAATAAAAGAAGAATGGGGGCTTGTTGAGAAGTATTATGATTCTCCTTATTTCTTTTGCTCGAAAGCGTTAAAAACAGCCGGATTCAAGACTGTGAGTCTCAGCCATGTGTTTCGCCAGTCTGACGAAGAATTTCTCCACTTGCTTAATGAAGTTCGTAACGGAAACCTTTCAGCGGAAAGCAGAAAGAAATTACTTGAACTTTATGATAAGAGATATATAGGAAACAAAGAGAGCGGATATATAACGCTTTGTGCTACCAATAAGTCAGCCCAAAACATAAACATGGATAATTTAGCAAGGCTGGAAGGAGAAATTTACCGATATGACGCAATACTGTCCGGTGATTTTCCAGAGAACGCAGCCCCGTGTGAACCTCAATTGAACCTGAAAGTCGGCGCACAAGTCATGTTCTGTGCCAATGACCAAGCCCCGATGGAGCAACGAAAGTTTTACAATGGTATGCTTGGGGTTGTGGAGGAAATCATAAACGATGATCTATTCAACTATGTCGCAGTCAGAACCGATAAGGGAGAGAAGATTATCGTTACCAAATATACTTGGAAGAATGTCAAGTACGAGTGTGATGCTGAAGGAAAGATTGTAGCGAAAGAAATCGGTTCTTGTACCCAATACCCTCTGAAACTCGCTTGGGCTATCACGATTCACAAATCCCAGGGCTTGACTTTTGACAAGGTAATCGTTGATGCCGGAAGAGCGTTTGCGCACGGGCAGGTTTATGTAGCCTTGTCAAGATGCCGGACATTGGAAGGAATCAAATTGATTTCAAAAATAACCGACCGCCAGATTATCTGTGACAGGAAAATATTGGAAATAGAACAGAACCAATGAACATATATCAGACCGTCCCCCGAATAGATTGTGTTCGTTTTGCCAAATGCAATAAAAAGTCTCTGGCTCATTGCAGGAAATATCGGAATACAGATAGTGAATGTAAAACTTGCCAGCTGATAAGGAAGCGTATTAGTAACAAATACCAGACGGAAAATGAAGTATATACTAAAAAATTGTGTTCCCAGTGTGGTCGGTATTTGCCACTTCACAGATTTTATCCGAGAACAATAAAACGAAAAGATAAAACTTACCATACATACACAAGTGCTTGTAAATTATGTATGAATAAACCAAAACAAATTGTATATGAATGATAAAGAGAATCAAGGGCTGACTTTCCACATAAGTCCAAACCAAACCTTTCTATGTGACATAAACATAGACAGCATATCAAAAGACGAAAATTATTTGCTGATTAAGACTGGAAATACTATCAAACGTCTGAAAATATCTGATATAAGACAAGCTATACGTCTTGTAATGGAAACAAATAAACATGATACAAAAGACATTACCAGTACGATGGAAGTGGCTGAAAAAGATATGAAAAACAAAGCCCTTAAAGCATTCTGTCGGTCTTGTATAAGATATAGGCCATCGGACGGTCTGTGTCTGGATGGATTTTGTGAAGATTGTTCGATGCCTGTTACATATTGTACACAATGTATAGATGCAAAAATGGCAGACGATTATATGTGTTATCGAAAGAAAAAATTTATGGAACAATTAAATGAAATCAAATGAACCAAGAAGATTTTGTAACATTAGAAACAGCCGTATTGCTGAAACTAAAGGGTTTCAATTGGCCATGTGAACATAGATACAGAAAAGCGGTGGCAGAGATTAAAAGCGGCGAGGTTGGCGATGAATATGTATATTTTCCAAAACCTACTCTTTATGTGGCACAAAAATGGCTTCGAGAACAGAAGAGCGTACATATAAGCGTTGATTATAACTTTCCTACCGACAAATGGTTTTATATGATTATTGATGTTAAAAAAGGGAGATGTATGCAGTTTTCCGACAATGAATATTTTTCTTTTGAGGAAGCTATTCAGGCAGGAATTTTAGAAGCTATTAAAATGACATAATTATGAAATATAAGAAAGAACTGGACGATGAATCTAAGATAGTCAAGTATAAAAATTTGGTAGGAAAATATCTTTATAAAGCTCCCAATGTATATAAAAAGATTGTCAGTGTTGATCGTGTAAGTGCAGGGGAGTGTTGGGATGTGATACATTACACATCCGTAACGGTCATTTATGATATAAATACCCCTTTGCAAAAATACAGTTGAGCAACTATGGACTGATAGAAGATTTTGAAATTGAGGAACATTTAACAAGCAAGGAGAATTTCGAGAAAGCGTGTCAGAATTGTATGGATTTAATAAAAGAAGTTTTATGAAAAGCATTTTGAATATTAAAACAGCATTATTGTTCACTTCATTTATAATTATTTCTACATGTGTAGGAATATACCATGATAGAGCAGTATTAGGATGGCTAACATTCAGTATATTCTTATTGATTTTTGCAATATGCTACGATATACCAACAGGATACGAACAATGAACGAATTAGAGAAAAATAAAACCTATGTCATAGGTAACTACATGATTAGAATGAATGATAAAGGAATACTAAGAATAACATCGGATAAAGGCGTTATTCTCGTACAACCAAAAGCCGATAATTCAATAGAAATAAAGTATAATTAAAATCTGGAGGATAAATTATGAAAAAATACAAAGTGTTGTTTGCCGATCTTGACGGAACATTGATTGAAACAGCCAGTGGAAAAACCTTTCCTGAAGGGATTTGGGATATGAAGATCAAATTTGATGTGCTTGATGCAATTAAAAAACTTGCACCGGATTGTGTATTTATTGTAAGCAACCAAGGTGGTGTAGAGAAAGGATTTGTTGATGAGTTTTCCATTAGCTGTAAAAGCCTTTACATTTCAAGGGTTGTGAAAGAATATTGCAATATAGGTGGTGCTGTTCGTGCTAAGCAGTGCATATCGAATAATAAAACTGACAAATACAGAAAGCCGAATACCGGGATGCTTGAATCTTTTTTTGATGAATATATGGACAAGTTCAACTTTGATAAGGGTGATGCCCTTATGATTGGTGATGCCAGTGGAAAGACCGGGCAATTCTCTGATTCCGACAAAAAGACCGCAGAAAATTTTGGTATCGATTATTTGGACGTTGAAGATTTTGTCAGCGTGATGAATGCGACCCATGCTTCAGTGAAGATAAACAAAAACACAAATGAATCTGAGAATAGCCAAGAAGATATATGCTTATCACCCGAAACGGAAATGGAATTGGTTTCGTCACGAGAAAGCAAGAGTGGTAATTTATAGATGGTTAAGAAACAATGAAAAACCTAATAGATAATGAAAAAAGAATTAATTCAAATAAATACAGACGCTTTAATTAAAGCATATAAAGAATCAAGTAATGATTGTAAAAACATTCTTGAATCTTTGTTCGGTGAAGAAATATTCAAATCAAAAGATATAACTGAACGCATCAAAACATTTGAAGATGCTTGTAACGAATTGGGTATAGAGCACCCATTTGTACGATCATATAACCTTTGGATGAATTACGGTGCGTATAATCAACCTGACGTAGACGCATACCTCAAACTACGCATCATCGCAGCAGCACTCAACGAGGGATGGGAGCCACGATTTGCAAAGAAAGAAAAGCGATACTTCCCTTGCTTCGTGTCATATACTCAAAAAGAAATAGGCGAAACAGACGAAGAACAGAAAAGCCATGTGGCATTTCGGTCGAGCAGCAATGCGGATGCGAGTGTCGGCATTGCGTGTATGAGCACGATCTACGATTCATCGGATGCAATTGCGAGCATTGGTTCTCGGCTTGCCTTCAAGTCAAGCGAACTTGCGAAATACGCTGGCGAACAGTTTGTTGAGATTTGGGCTGACTACGTGTTTAAACCATAAAACAACAAATAACGAAAACAAAACATTAACAGTAATCAAAAATGAAAGCAAAAATTAGAACAACCGGAGAAATTGTAGATGTCAAAATGACTAAATGGGGTATGTATGGAGATGCAACAAATATGAATAGACTATACGCTCTACATGACATCGAAATAATTGAAGATACAATTGAAAATGTGAATAACATTGACTGGGAACATCGCAGGTATGAAGTTGCGAAGGAAGCCATGCTTCGCATGATAGACCCCAATGTGTTAACTCAAAAGTATTGTGTTATGGCTGTTAATGCGGTTGAATTTGCGAATGCACTTATTGAAGAATTGAAGGAAGCAAGGAGTCCAAAATGAAGAACGGTGATAAACATTGTAGTTACTGCATTTATTACGTCTTTTGCTAACTGCCAAATGTATTGTAAGGCTTTACTACGAAGAATAACAGCAAGAAGAGATGCTAATAATTGCAAGTATTATAAATCATTTTTATTAAAACCGAAAAGAGTTGAAAAATGAAACGAGAAGATATTGAAAAAGCGGCAACCGGTTATGCAAAAGAAATTTGGAAATCCGTAATTGGTTATGAAAGGCTATATAAAGTAAGCAATTTAGGGAAAGTAAAGTCTATGAATTATAAACATACGGGATTATCGAAAATATTGACACCTATCAAAACTCACAACGGGTATTTACAAGTAAAATTGTACAGGTATGGTAAAATGAGTAGAGAATATGTGCATAGAATTGTTGCATCTGCATTTATACCAAATTTTGAAATAAAGCCACAAGTTAACCATAAGAATGAAAATAAATCAGACAATAGAGTTGAAAATCTTGAATGGGTAACAAGTAAAGAAAATTTAAATTATGGTACACGAGTGAAAAGGGCAGCCAAATCAAAATCAAAAAGTGTGCTGCAATTTTCAATAGATGGTAAACTTTTGAACACATGGGAATCAGCAAGATTAGCTGCAAGAACATTAGGATACAATCAAGGGAATATAAGTCAATGTTGTGTAGGGAAATTTAAAACCATGTATGGATATAAATGGAAATATGATTTGTTACCTAATATGGAGGAATGAAAAATGGCACAGAAAGAACTGCAAGACACCATTATTGTTACAGGCTGGAAGTCTGCTTACATTACCAAGAGAAACAAGAATGAGTCAGCTATGAGCCAAGTTCGCAGACAGATTACTGAAAGCGAAATCCTTGGACTGATAACATGGTACTCAAAGCAAAAGTTCGAGAATGATAATTGCGATGAATACGATGTTGTATTAGGTGGTAAAACCGTGCTAACTATTAAAAAACCAAAGGAGGAAGAAGAATGCAAAAGATAATGTTCAATGACCAGTACGAACTTACCAAAGCTGTATTGGAAGGTCGCAAGACACAGACCCGGAGAATAATCAAATGCCCGAGAGAATTTAAAGGGGAATGGGTTGCGGGATTCAATATACACATACGCAAGTCTGATAAGAAAGTAGTTGACTGGCCATGTATATACGATGCTGACGAAAGAGAGTTTGACGGAGGAGAAATCCTGTCACGCTATAAGGAAGGTGAAATCGTTGCCATTGCGCAAAGATATGCTGATATAAGCATAGAGCCTTTCCCTTTTTGCGAAGTCGGTTGGCGAAATAAAATGTTTGTGAGGCCAGACTTAATGCCCCATCAGATTAAGGTAACCAACATCCGCATACAGCGATTGCAGGATATATCCGATGAAGATTGCTTGGCAGAAGGAGTTTACAAAGGGCAATGCGGAAGTATAGATACTCATTTAATGGATGCTTACTATTATAGAGGTGACATACAACCTTATTGCACCCCTCGCAGAGCCTATGCAACTCTCATCGACAAAGTTTCCGGTAAAGGAACATGGGAAAGCAATCCGTGGGTATTTGTGTATGAATTTGAACTTGTAAAATAATAGACTATGAACGAATCAAGAAAAGACGACCGGAAGGACAACAAACCAATGTGGGAGTTGCTTCCTCTCTCAGACTTGGAAGATGTGGTGAAGGTTTACACCTTCGGAGCAAAGAAGTACGCCCCAAACTCATGGAGAAACCTTCCTGATGGAATGGAACGCTACAAGGCTGCATTATTGCGGCATTTGGTGGCGTTCGATAATGGAGAGGAATTTGACGAAGAATCACAGCTGCCAGCACTCGCACACATGGCTTGGAATGCAATAGCCATGCTTGCCATTTGGCACGATAAAATGAAGGCCATGAAAGAAAAGGAACTGAGAGATAACGAATTTGATAATTATAATTACGATTAAGCAATATGGAATTTAAATCAAGAATATGTACAACACGTGAGCAGTCGGAAAGGCTGCTCGCTTTAGGATTGAAGCTGGAAACGGCAGATATGGTATATCATTATAAAAATAGTAGAGTTCCTGCTTTAGAGTGGGAGCTGCAAACCAAGTCGCCAACATTAAGAGGTAAGTTTTGGACACCGGAAAGAATAGCCAAACTAAAATTTCCATTTCACAAACACCCTGATGGAACACCAATGACTGGTGAAGAAATCTTTGATAGCCTGTGGGGAAAAGACATTCCTGCATGGAGTCTGTCAAGGCTGTTGGAGTTGTTGCCTACTGAGGTTCCAGATCCAAAACCGGGATTTAAGCCTCACCACCCAGAGTTGACAAAGAAAGCACAAGGATATATTCTCTCAATAAGGAAATACACCGCCGATTGTCTGGTTGGCACACACATAGAAGATGATCCGATAGAATGTTGCATTTCGATGATTGGGTGGTTGATTAGACATGGTTATTTTGACGAACAATATTTAAATGATAGCAAGAAATGAATCTTATAGACGCATGGGTTACTGAGGTAATCGGGGAACCTTACTATGATGATTATGGCAGTGGAAATTATAAATGGTGGTTGAAAGTCGCTTACAAGGATGTAGGTGGTACTGGCACTACAACTTTAATGTTTAATACGAAGGAAGAAGCTGAAGCGATTCATCCAGGCTATAAATTCCTTCATTAATCAGAACCGAAATGACATATTTATTATTTATAGTAATAACGTTATTAGTAATAAGGCATTTACTGAAAATAAAAGAGCAAGACAAATGTTCCCAGTGTTCCATGAAAGAACTATGTAAAGAATGTCGAAGGAACGGGGATGCACCGCCTTGCAAACAATAACCAAAACAATAACAAACAATGAATGAATTAATATTTATCGGAACCATCGCTTGTTGTGCTTTATTGATGATTTTCCTGTATATAAGAACAAGTATTTATGACAAGCGTATAAAGAATCTTGTAAGCCATACGAAGTATCTCATATACCAATCCAGATGTGCTGAAAGAAGAAGCCTGCATAACTCGTATATGATGCTTTCTTTCGTACTGGAGTATGCAAAAGAGCATGAGCAATACGAGAGCTGTAAGATCATTCAGGATAATATGAACGAGATACAGAAGCAGATTGCCGAACTGGACAAGGCGAATGTGTAAAGAATGTTAATATTGAAAACCAACAAACACAATCAATAGCAGTAGCCCTATTATTAATTAAAGAACAATTAAAAATCAAGATTATGATGAAATTGAAGAAGCGTATGACATTCGAGGAAATGTCACAGCACATGTTAGAAAACAGCACCAAAGTTCCTAACCGGGTAACGGTAGGAAAATACGCCAGAGAACTGGGGTATAAGGTTTACAAACCGATGGTGAACTGTAAGATAATGCACTATTATGTTAATGACAAAATCGAAAACGCATGACACAACAAATCCAGAATACTAAATTCGTAAAGATTCACCCTAATTCAAGTTGTCTATTCAAGGCAAACGAATTGGCTCTTTTGATACTCCTGTTAAATCAGGAGTATCATAAAAGCGTTGGTCATAATACAAAATGGAGCCGAACCACTTTTAAACAGTTACTAAAAATGAGCAACGATTCTTTTTCCGCTTGTGTAAACCGGCTGGAGAAGATAGGGGTGTTGATGTCTACAGACGCAAAGGCCGGATGCAAGAAGGAATGTTCACTGGATATTTCTGGGTATAATATTGCTTTAAGAATACTGGAAGCAACCAATAATCGTGAAGCCTTATCCAAGTTTTGCGATGATAAATTCGTAAAAGAACAGAAAGCTTTGAGCAATGTTTCCGAAGAGGAAATAAACGCACTGAAGGAAACTGCCATATCAACAAAGGAACAAACCGTACCTGAAATCGGAAGGGTTTTGATGGAACCATGTAACAAATCGGTAGGGTTGTCAGAAAACCCTTCTTATATCGGAATGGTTATCGGTAAACCCTACCTGAAATCGGAATGGTCTGACGGATTTATTCAAGAACTGGATGAAGCAATAAGTCATCTGTTATCAATCAGAGAAAAATATGTGCAGAAAATCGGAAAGGTTTCTGAAGATGAAAATATAACCCTACCCGAAATCGGAAAGGTTATGGATGAACCCTTCCGAAATCAGGAAAGGTTAGAGTGCGAAAATGAACCAACCCTTCCGAAATCGGGAATGGTTTCTTTAAAACCGTTCCGAAAACAGGAAGGGTTCGATGGTAAAAATAGCCTAACCCTTCCGAAAACAGGTATGGTTTTGGACGAACCTTTCCGAAATCAGGAAGGGTTATCTGAAACCTTTCCGAAATCGGGAATGGTTCAGGGCAAAACCTTTCCGATTTCGGGAAGTAATATAGATAATAATATTATAATAAGCTTAAAAGAATATTTTAAAGAAGATATTAAAAAGCTTAATAAAAAAGGTTACGAAGTAAGCTTTTTTACAAAGGATAAGGATAGGGGTGTGGGGGAAGGAGAAACCAAAAATCTTCAATTCGAGGTTCAAGCCCAAACACCCAGCTTTGAAGAAAAAGATTCAAGCAGCCCCTTCACTCCCAGCTTTAAAAAAACAGAAGAAAAGGATTCGGATGCTTCCTCAATCCCCAGCTTCAAAAAAGAGGAAGAAGAAACGGTTCAATCCGAGGTTCCCCAAACTCCCAGCCCAAATCAAAAATTCATCGACATGCTTATCCGGGACATGATGGAAGAGTACCCTGAAGGAGATACCCCTAAATGGATGGAATTGAAGAAAACCTTCAGTGAATTGAAAGAAGATTATTTCTCACACGATGAAGAACTCTCCAAATTGGAAATAGAAGATCTGTTCCCGTATTTTGAAAGCAGAGGATGCAGGGTAGGAATCCACTATTCGGAATGGAAAGAGAAAACCGAGGAAGAGATAAGGGAAGAGTTCATGTCACTCCCAGTTTCCGAAAATTACGATGAAAGCTTAATCTCACTCTCAGACGATGAAAAGATAGAGATGATAAAGGAGGATTTCAGAGAGTCTTTCCCAGTCGATGAAAAAGTGACATTGGATGAGATGCGCCAGTTCGTAGTGGAGTACATGAGAGATTTGGAACTTCTGAGGATAGGAAGGGTGCAATACGACAATCCCCAGCTTCTTTCCTTCATGTTTCCGGAACTTCAGATGGACAAAGAAACGAAACTCTGGTTTAGAAGCCAAAATAAAGCCCGTGGTGAGACGATTTGCAGTGATGGCGGTAAGATGATCGAAATTCAATTAAAGTTCCGTGAAGAGGCTGAAAATGCCCGAAAACAAGAGAACCCCTTTTACAAGAAACTGGAGAGATATAGATTTCCCAGAATTTCGATAGGAGAGAACCGGGATTGCCAAGCTATAGAGATAATACCGAAACTCCTTTCCGACATGGGGTACAAGAACGGTGACATGGAAGACTGGGATACTATCTCTCAGCTATTGGACGTGATTATAGACCGCTACAAGCTTTACGGCAGCGGATTCGAGCCATTCCGGGGAATATGGGTTTATCTGGACAAGTACGACCACAAGCAGAAAGGGAAGGTGCAGGTAAGGAATCTGCCGGAAAAGTAAGGGGTGGAGAAACAAAGCTCTCACACCCCGGCCTTTTGTCCGATTTGAAGTTTTGAGATTCAGTCAAGGGGTTATGTTGCAATTCCCCTTCTCAGTTCTCCTAATCCTTCTTTCTCGGTCTCGCAAGCTGTTCCTTTCTAAATTCGCTTATATGGTCGATCATTTCTTCGATTTCTTCCAGCGACCTGAAATAATTTCCGCTGTTGAACTTCAGCTTGTCTTGTGTACTGTAAGAATCCTGTGCCCTGGAGGGGGAAAACTTATCGTTGATGAAATAGTAATATTCGCCTTTGTTGACTCTGAAGTCAATTGGTTCGATTCGTTTGAGGTATCCGTTCCAAGCCTTTCCGGATTTTGCCAGTTCTATCTTGAAATTTTTCCTCTCTATCTCCGTGGCCACAAAGAAGTCGTATTCTTCCTGCCTTCCGATATTGTCCTTTAAAGAATGTCTCATCGGTTCGTTTTCCAGCTTGACACAATACATGATAACACACCCGTCCTCAGAGAATGCCCGAAAAACGCCGATTCCGCCCTTTTCAGACACTTTTGATCTGAATCTAATATAATTGCACTCACGAGGAACGAAACGCTCTGTAACACGATTAAAATCGTTATTCCACTCCAGTCCTTCAAGCGAAAGGGAATGGAGGATGTTTTCTTGTTCCTCTTCGGTTGCCTGTCTGATTTCCGATTTGAACGGGATTGAGATTTTATCCGTAACCAAGTCCCCGGTTTTCATAAGAGCTGCTCCCAGTATCAGGGAATCGTTTTTGACTGATGAGATGATTCCGGTTACGCCGGAGTACGGGCCGGAAATTATAGCAATGAATGAATTGGCAGATATATATTCCCTTTCAATCCATTTTCTGAATTGTTCAAATGTGACGGTAGGGGTATGGCCATCCGGTTCCAGCTTCTTGAATTTTATCTTCAAGTCAAAGTTGGAAAGGCAATACTGGATAATGGCGTACTCGTTTCCTTCATCGCTCGGAACAACGAATTTCAGGTAGTCTTTTATTTCTTGGTTCGTTCTCACAGTTATCAAGTTTTTGTCTGGCAAAGTTAGATTTTTTGCTCTTATAACAGCCCAAAATGTCTTAAAAATCCGGTTTTTGTAAGTTTTTAGCCAAAATCTCGCCAAAACTGAACAAATAAGTAAAAAAATCGGGGTTCAAAAATCATTTTCCCAGTTCCTTCTATCAAATATCCTCAAATAGCCTTTGTTTTGGCGTATACGGACTTTCTATAGCTTGCTGGTATGTTTGTATTATCGAGATAATAAAATGCGATACAGGGCTTTAAAATGACTCGTTTTTATTCTGATGGATAAAAAGGGATTCAGGGAGGTATATTGATTTATGGATAAGCTGGAGGGAGAGGCAATATCAGTTGTATTTTTCTCCCCAAAAAACGAGACTTGAAAAATGGTGTTCCGGAAAAAATGTCCCTTTATATATAATAGTTATTTTGTAACTATAGTGATTTAATATATGCTAAAAACGAGACTTGAAAATTTGGGTTTACTACAAATATTGAATCCGCACCAGTCAAAGTACCCACTTCATTCTTTTTAAAATTGTTACTGCATTGATAATCAATATAATACAATGAATAAAAATGTCTTTTTTTAGCAAAATAAGACTTTTTAAGCGGTTTTTCTTCATTCATAGTAATAGATTGAAAGCAAATATAAAAATAGTATGGTTATTTTGTAACTATGTTTTGAAATAGATAAATGTAATATATTGATACATAGTTATTTAATAACAATAGAAAATAACTTTTGATTTTACAAATGAATAGAAACCCTTATTTTAAGGAAAAAGCGAAAAATAAGATTTAACATTTCAAATATAAACAACTAATAACCAACTAAATACAAGTTTTAAAATGTTAAAATAGTCTCTATATACCTATTATAAAAAGAAAAGAGAAAGCAGCTAAATAAAAAAGTTATCGAAAAATTTGGAAAAGTCTATTTTGAGGCATTATATTAGAATCGTTCGGTTAAGGAAACAAACAACGAAACAAAAAACAATAACCGAAACAAAAGCGAAAACAAAATAAATGTTGAATCAGCCAAACGAAAGAGTAAGGAACTTTCAAAAGTGCAAATAGTTCATTGATGTATTGGGGCAGTATAACCCGTTATTAAGGAAACGACAACACACGTTATAAGGTGCGAAATGTACACACGTGTTAAGTATAATGTACTTTTTTCAACTGATAACGGCAAATTATATCGAAAGCTCACAAAGGTATTGAGTATTAGGGTGTACTGTGCCCTATCGTGACAACTCGACTAAAAACCGACGGGTGAGGATAGGTATGTTAACCGCGTATGTAAGTCCTATAAAAACAGCGGTATCAGAGGCGTATTGTGCCCTGATTGATAGTGTGAAACGAGCTTGCAAAGGTAGCGTTATTCTTAGGTGCAATTTTCCTAACACACTGCAAATAAATTAATTAATAACATTTTAAAATTATACAACTATGGCAACAAAAAACGTAAAAAACCAGTCTGTAAACTCAAAAGTAAGTGCTTTAAAATCAATTCGTGAAGCAAACAAGGAAACAAAAAGTTTATCCGGCGTTATTAAAACTATTCGTTCGTTCTGGAAGGAAGGTTATAAAGATGCTTTTGAGGGATATTTAGGCTTGTCTTTTAAAGATATAGAACTTAAAAATATCGTATTGCTTTGGGCTGATAGCTATTGGAACGAAGATAAAACAAAAATGCTTTATCCGGCAAAAGTCGCAAAGAAAGACGACAAAGGTGAATATATTTTAAAAGACGGGAAAAAAGTGTATGAAAAAGTAATGAGAGAGTATAACCAAAATTTTACTGTTATGCGTGTATTCGATGCACTTTTGCAGGGTAAAATAGAACGTGGTGAACTCAAACTATAATTTATCGTGGAATCATTGTGTCTAATCGTGTAAGGGTGTAATGTATCTATATGGATAATTGCACCCCTTATTGTATCTATCTGCATACTACAAACATTCGTGTTACGGGTGTGGTGTACTCCAACGTGTCGGGGCGTTGGTATGCGCAAATGTATAACAACTTAAAATTTAGAACGTATGAAAAAATTCTTGTGTGGTATGGTGGCAGTGTGTGCTATCATTGTATCTGTGTGTGATATATCAAGTAAACGCAAAAGAATCAACGTACATGGTGCGTGTGTCCGAATTGGACGGGTTTCACGTGTGGAGTTTTCGGGGGTATGCAGAAGCGGTGTATAACGGTGTATCGTATACAGCCAGTACGAAAATGTTCCCGTGGGGTAAAACTGCAAGCAAATTGACTTTGCGTGAAAAAGGGTTTGTCAAGCAAATTGTGGCGGTAAATTTTGAATAAGTGGAATATTAATATAAAACCAATGAAAACAATAAAACAATTAAAAGTGGGTGACTTCTTCCGGTTGCGCCCAAACGGCAAAGTGTATGTTAGGGGTGAGTACGAACGTTCTATGAAGCGTTATTCGTATTATGATTTTAATGACGTGAACAACGAACATTTTTGCCGTGGGGATAAAAGCGTGATAGTAGAATTTGAATTTTAATAATCTGAAAGAAAGGATAAAGTATGTTTATAGTAATGATATTTGTCTTCATTGCAATACTATTTGTATCAGGCACAGACTATGAAGACGTAAAAAACTTCATGGATAAAGAGGATTGAAGCGTATCTGCATATCACGAATGCCTGTATATATCACTGATATGTAGGGGTGTGGCGTGCTTCAGTTTGTCGGGGAACTGATATGCACAAACACAAGCGAATTTGTATAATTTCGCCGTGAAATTTGATGTTTAACAATAAAAAGGTATCTTTGTATGAGTGAAGAAAGGTTCAAAGAACTTGGCAAATACTTTTTGGATATATCAAAGTATATTGCCACTACTGTAATTATATCGTTGCTGTTTTCAAAAAGAGGTGACGATGTTGCAATTTTGGTTGTTGCGTCTGTTATGTGCGCAATATTTTTGGTTTGGGGTTTAAGTTGTATTAATAAAAAGGAGAAACAAGAATGAATCCAATAGTAGGTATGCTTATAATATTCGTGCCAATAATATTGGTAGGTCTATGGATGTACACACCAAGCGCACGAAAATTTTTTGGTGAAGAAAAGAAACATAGGGGAGAATAATACCCTCGAAATCCAATCAATCTGTAAAAGCACTCACAAATTTCTGTGGGTGCTTTTTTCATAGGTGCTTGCATGGTGATAAATTGGGGTGTCCCTCCAGCTATACGGGTTCGATTCCCGTTGCATCTGCACTTCATTAACTGCATTGTGCTGTGAAGCACGTATTTTCCTACCTACTTTAATAACACAATCCGCATAGTAAGTCAGGGGCTTTTGAATCGTACTTAACTGGGCGAGTTATGCGCTTGTGTTATCCTTGTATTAGGTGATGCAAGCTATCATGTATTGCATGTAGTTAATGTGTGGTAAAAATGGTTTGGTGAGTAACAATTCACTCCCAGCCTTACTATTCGATAATAAAACTAAAACTGATATAGTATGTGTAAAATGAAACTGACTGCGGTTTACAATAAGGATATTGTGCTGCAAAATGAGAGATTTAGTGCTGCAATTATTTATCGTGGTCGCCCCAAATCCGACACACCTAAAACCTATAAACAAATAGGTGGATTTGTAGCAAAAGAACTATCCAACGCTTATAACAGCGGTTGCGTATCTATCTATAAAGCAAAGGATAACACCCTTAGATACTCAGTTTATCAAGACGGTTGTTTTTATCCTTATTACGGGAAAATTGAATTGGTAAAATAAATAATACGGAATTATGGAAAGTATGTATTTGAAAGCAGAAGACCTGCAAAAGTTTTGGAACGAGCACCGTTCAGAGTGCGGTGATGATTTTTTCAGAGTGGAAAATGTGTACAATTATGATAACCAGGCAAAACGCTATGCCGGTCTGGAGGTAAGCGGTTTTACCCGTCTTGTTACAGTGTGCAAAATAGAAAAATACGCTGCAAACAGCTATTCGTATGAACTTGGCAAAATGACAGACAACCCTCCAATGTGGCATCATGAAGTTGCATTTTGGGCGTTGGAAAACATAAAAACGGGGGTGCTGTATTATATATCAGGTTCATACAGAGATACAACGTTCAATCTCCGTTTGTTGAATGAAATGCACGTTGATGGATTCGACAGCGAGTTGGAAGCTCCCAATAAAGTCGGCAAAGCAACCGAAAAACGCCTTCAGCAATGGTTTGATTATCTTGATACTGTGGAAGCGGACAAAGTAGAGTTTGTGCGTATTCGTGACGAACGTATTGCAGCCTTTAAGAAGCGTCTGGAAGAAACAGGACTTGAAGTGATATGGAACGGCAATAATAGTGGAAGAATCGAGAAAGGCATGTTTACCTATAAGTTTGAGTTTTACCATAACGGAAATGTCCGTGAAACATGGGAAAAGAATTACAAAGGGGCAAGACACAATGACCTTGAAACATTCTTGTCATTGCCGGAATAAATAATAAGTAGTATAAAAGTAAAACCTATTAAACAAAACAATATGGAAAGAAAAGTATCAGTTTACCCGTTTCCCTTTGGAACAAGGGTATTTATGCACAGAAACGGAGTGATTCGTGAAGCGGAATATCGTGGTATGAGAATAAAAGATACCGGTATTTGCGGAAAGAACGTGGATACAGAACACATCTTTTGGTTTGGCAGCAAATTGGGAGAGGAAAAATTTAAGGCAAGTATGCCCATATATAAAACTGCTGAAGATGCAGCCAAAGAAGCCAATCCTATACAATATGAGATGTTGAATATAGAGTCTTTCTCTTTAAGATACCTACAGCATCTTGTCTGGGATGGCGTACAGTTTTATGGTTGGTTGTGGGATGGTTCAAGACCAGTAAAGAGAGCAACACGAGAACCTTTAAGGGTTTGTGAAATCTATGGAGGTGAAGTTACCTTCGTTGATTATAGTGGAAACGAGTATTATGCCGAACACTTTCGGCGATTCTATCAGACCGCAGAACAATGTCGGGAGGCAAACAAACCCAAAATTGTCACGCTGGATGAAGAAGAGGGTGATTTTGCAAAACAGAAGCGTGATGAGTTTTGTGAATACGTCAAGCATCATTGTCCCGGCTTTGAGGGTAAAATCGAGTGGGAATATTTCCAAGCATATAAAACTATGCCGTGGAATCTGTCTCAACAAGTAAAGTTTTGGAGTAATTATGGAATTGCCTTTAAATAGTTAGTATATGACATTTCAAGAATTTATGCAGGAGGTTGGCTATGACCTGATAACTACCTTTTGGGAAGATTTCAGCATAGCTGACAAGTATGGTATAGCAGGTGTCAAAGATACCTACAAAAGAGCGTTTAATGAATGGAAAGACGATTATAAGTTCTTTACAGAATTGACGCTGGTATTGAATCATAAAATCTGGCAACATTGTGAAATCAATTGTGAACTGGCAGCTTTGTATGACCGGTTATGGCGAGAAGCTGACGAGTATGCTATGAATAACTTTAAGGGAGAAGAACTTGATTATTATTATAGAATAACCGATTAGCTATGTTATACCCGTTTTCATTGACGCTTGACTTATATATACAAGCCGAATCGTTTGAAGAAGCCAAGAAATTAGCGGAAGCATACGTTCAAGATGCTTCGTTAGATACGACTGACTATCCGGAAATAGTGCAGGATATGTTGGAAGTAGCAGAGTATGAAATAACCGATGTAGAATAACAAATAACCAATATTATGGCAGTAATATGTACAAAATGTGGCAGCACGAATGTTTTGTGTGAAGCCCTTGTTAACCCGAATACCGAAAAAGTGGTAAGTTATCATGATGGAGCCTTTATGTACGGCTTCTGTGAAAATTGTAAGGACGAATCAGTGATAGTAGATACAAATGGTGTCAAATGTGATATGGAAATCAGTTACCTGAAGTTCTGTAAAGTCGAGAAGAAAGAGCCGGATTATGCGGAATGCCAAATCGTCTGGAAAGAAGACGGGAAAGACGAGAGAGTGAGAATCAAATTATCACAGAATGTAGATGAAGCCACGGATGATACAATCTTTTTCTATTGCAACGGATTGGAAGAATTGAAATCCCTTGCAGAATTTGGTGGGGAAGATTTTATAGTGACGGATTTTTGGAAGTTTTATTGATAAATCAGATAATCATGGAAGAAAAAATTAAAATTGCCGTATTGTGTCTCGATGTCTTGGATGTCGATATTATCACAGTGGACAAATCGTTTATTGACGAAAACTTTGGTGGGGACATTGAAGCGTTCCTCATTGAGCATTGCCAATATGACCTTGATAATGTTCAGTGGATGTCTGGCGAGAATATTAATGTGAACTTGGATATGACTGAAGAGTCTTTTGGTTGAATTAAAAACAATGATTATGAAAAAGACAGCGATAACCGATGATTTGATAGTATTTAGTGACGGATTTGTTTGGAAAAGATTATCCAGAAAAACCGCAGAAGCACTTTGGAACTCTGTTATAAGTCATGAGTTAGAATTGTATTGGGTGCGGACTGATGATGAATCCGAAGCTGTAATTGAGAGGTTTAAGGACATGGAAAGAGCGTTTGAATGTGGTGATTATGTGTGTATAGAAGTTGGGAAATTACCATACAATATGGCTTTTGGATATATCCACAATTTGCAGGAAATCTCATCACAGGCTATATCCCGTCTAACAGACACTAAGGATTGTAGTCGTGATGTGGCTTTTGCCATGATTCGTGTATGGGCAAAAGAGTTTACTGAGAAGTATGAGGATTATAAATTTGACGGAGATTATTACGATTTGGTGGATGAATTTATTGATGGGAAATTAAGCGATTTAGACAACTATGAAACGAACTTTGAAAGAATTACAAGAACTCTGGAATGAACTGAGTGATATTCCGGTGAACGAGAACGATGAAATTGAAGAAGATTTTCTGGACTTCCCATCAGGGACAGACAAGTTTGATGTGTGGCATTGGTTTGATGAACGATGCCCGAACGGAGTAGCAGAAGATTTGATGTATAACACTGAAAAATGAATAATCATGAAACATACCGATTTTTACAAACTGATAGAAGAAATCAAGTTACAGGAACAACGTGAATTAAAAGCAGCCATCAAATCTGTCGGTGGTTGCTATATATGGGACATATATGATGGTGAAGCCGAATATCCAATCATAGCAGTAAACATGGATAGTATATCTCTGAATCCGACAGATGTGGAGATATATGAAGTTCAAATTGTGAACAATGTGCTTAAAATAAAGGGAAGAGACAAAGAAAGCAGAGAAGTAGTAGAATTTGAACCGAACGATGTATTCGCCGGACACTTGTCGTACATCATAGATTATCTGCCTGGTGATGAGAATGTGAGTGGTGCAAATTAAAAATGGAGGATTGAATATGGCAACGAAAAAATTTGACAGAACCGTGTGGCATGGTACGGATAGCGACAAAGTTACCAGCCTTTTTGAGTATGGGCTATTGGTGAGATATATTACCAAAGAAAAAAGCTGGCAATGTATATACCGCAATCCTTATGAACCAAATAAGTTTTCGTACAGTTGGATAAGCGAGGAAGATATGCGTGAGATGTTTTTGACAGGTTGGGCAAAAGATGATTTGAAGTCGTTTTGTTCCTATGTCGGTGATACTTGGAATGACTGGTTGCTTCGTCCGGTCGCTACAAGAATATATGATTTGGTTTCCTATTATGGAGCGGAAGAGATATTCGGAAACAGTTACCGGACTTACACAGCAAAAGAAGTTTGCCTCAGTCTGCATATAAAATATATGGAAGAATATGAAACAGCGTGCTGATACCCGAAAAGCATTTGAGTCATATCTGGATGGAATCGGTCTCAGCTTGTCTTCCGAAGAATGGATAATAGGCGGCAAAGACCGGTCACGCTCTCTGTATTATGGCAGGATGCTTAGAAAACATGACCCGATAGCTTTTGAGGTCGGATATAAAGAATGGTTGAATCAAAAATAACAAATGATAATATGAAAACAATAAATCTAACCCTGTTTAGCTTTGATGAGCTATCAGAAAACGTACAAAAGAAAATTATAGAGCGTGAACGCTGGAATGTGATGGAACGATGTGTGGATTGTTGTGCTTCTGAATATAAAGCGTCATTGAAATCTTTTGAAAAGCTGACGGATACCGAAGCTTGTGACTGGAATGTCGGTTATAGCGGATATAGTTTTGATTTTATGTTTGACGACCTACTGTATTATGAAGACCCGTATGATTGTGGCCAAGACATTTGTCTTAGCGATTTGCGTGGTAAATTATTGTTTCGCTATATCAATAATAATATTATGCCGTATATCACAAAAGGCAGGTATTATTCCAAGGGCAAATATGTAGATGGCAAATACCAATATAAAGACAGACATAGTAAAATATTGCTGGAGAATAACAACTGTCCTTTAACCGGAGTATGCTACGACCAAGATATTTTAGATCCGATTATCCGATATTACAAGACATGGAACAGTTATCCGGAAGATTTTTCTTGGCCGGATTTGATGAGACAATGTTATGACAATTTCTTTAAGAGTTGGCATGAAGAATATGAATATTGGGCTGACGATGAGAGTGCGTTACGAGAGGAATTGCATAACAATCAATATGAAGACCGCCTTTATTATAAAAATGGAGACGTATATGTTGGACAATTAAACGAAATAGCATGAAAACACAAGAAGAATATGCCTATAAGATTGGTGAAATCGTTCTCAGGGATGTGGAAAGTTGCCAGAGTGACTGGTTCCTTATTGATCAGGAAATATTTATGCTTCCTGAAAACCGGAACAAGGCATTTATTTTGGGAACCCGGAAGACCGGATGTGATTTAATAATACTGGGTGGCACTAATTGTGATGAAGGTAGTATGGATTGGCTTTTTGGGAGTCTTGGCAATGAAAATTTCTATGTATGTCAGCCGTTATCTTTCCAAAAATCATCGCAGGAAATCGAGAAAGTGAATCCCTTGTACGCTTTTAAGTTAGCTACTGCTTATTTCAGGGGACAGGGTATGGTTCCGGTATTTGAAGATTGTCATTGCAGACTGGTGAAACTATGAGTGTAGAAGTGATAAGATATAGGCTTCCGGTTTATTGGGCTTGCGCTCTGATAAATGATGATTATACCGGACTGGAAGATAAAGAATGCGAGAAAATAAAACGCTTCTTAGAAATAGCAGAAGGTTATCCGGTAGATGTAGATTGGGAAACACAAGGGTTTTACCATTGTAATGACGCAGGAACACTTCCTGGAGAGTGTGCAGATTTTATTTTTCATAAAATTTAAACTATGACGACAATTGAATCAATTTTAAGCCGACTGACCAAGGCTGTTGGCGGTACTGAAAAGATGCTCTACACAGAGCCGGAGTTGAACAAATTTGCTAAGTTTTATCTTGATAAGTGGGACGAGAACACCAGTGAGGATGTCATAGCCGAATCTTTCACTGACTTTTGGTGGGACACAGACAGGGCTTGCAGAAGATGTTCAGAGTGTGGCAGACTGATGCGTAAGGGCTACTGTATAGATGCAGGAGCAGCCTATTATTGCAGTGACGAATGCTTGCACACAGATTTTACGGACGAAGAATGGGCAGAAGAATATGAGAGTAATGACCAGAGTTATTATACAGAATGGGAGTAAAATTTTAAATCAAAATTATATGGAAACTACAAACAAACTAACTTATTTAAGTACAAAATTCTTTACAGAAAACAAAGAAGAATACAGAATAACAGTCACGGTATCTTTAAATGATGATTGTCATAACAATATGTGTGACTGGAGCGTAACAGCCGATATTAGACGGAAAAATAAATGTGGAACGTATGGGGAGTATATGGGAGGCTGCTGTCACAATGAAGTCGCAAAACATTTTCCGGAATTGGCAAAATTCATATCGTTGCATCTTTGTAACCATTATGGTGCTCCTATGTATCCGGTGGAAAATGGCACGTATCACATAAAGAATAGCGATAAGTCTGTGGCTATTGAATATTTACGTATATCAGACAAGGAATATTCCAAATTATCTGAAGCAGTGGACGATGAGATGTATTTCAAGTATCTGCTTTTCGATTTAGGAATTGTGGATAGATGGAAACGTGAATCAGACGAGCTTCTTGTTGAACTTGAAGATCTGTGTGGCAAGAAATGGGTAAATCCGTATATGCCAGAAAAGGAAAGATTTACTTTGATATTAACGGACGAGGAACGCTCGCTTGTTGAAGAGCGCATTAAATCTGGGTATTATTTCGCAGAAAATATCGAAAAACGTAAAATAGAAGCTCATAAAGCAGATGTGGCGGGAAAACGATTCAATATTTGTGAGTATTATAATCAGAAAATCAGGGAAGCGGAAACGAACAAAAAGATAATGCTCTGTGTATTTGATTATGGATTGCCAATTAATAATGTTATATATTATCCTCACTCAAACACTTTATCTTTCAACTGGAACGATTATGGAGGAAAAATCACACAGGAAGAGTTTGATGATTTTGTAAATAACGTAGACCGCTCTCAGTTGCCGGAAGATATTAGGTTTGAGCTTAAATAAAATATTGGATATGGAAAGATTGAATTTTGAAACATTGCTTCGTGTTGTAAGATGGGATTACAACCGTTGTTTTAAGGATGAATCACTGGACAAGGATTTGTTCATGGAAAAATACGGGAAAGTTATGGGGGAACATTATTACAATAAGTTTGTCCATGAGTTTAACGGGAATATCCTGAAGATGGTCGGTTACTTCAGAGGTTCCGAAAAAGAGGGGCAAGCCTTCTGCGATATGATAACCGAACGCATTGAAAAATATGAACAAAGAGAACCATACAACCCTTAGCAACAAGCGGTAATAAAATCTTACAAATTAATTGGTTTGGCTGATAGAAAATTGTTTCTGTCGGCTTTCTTTTTATCAGGAGGTGACATGAATTATGGATAAATATTCACCCCCTAAGTCTTCATTAATACTATTCGATTAAATAACTAAAAAACTTACTTATATGAACAACTCTATGGTCGCTCACTTATGGGCAAACGAAATGAAAGAATTTGCAAATGGTAGTAACTTCTATTTTGAAGATGAAAGTATTTACTCCTATGGAAGTCATTTTGAGGTTGGAAGAATCGTGCGGAACAAGCGTGGAGAAAAGGCATATTTAATTAATGACATATATCGTTCCTCTTCTACAAGCAAACATCAATGTTGTGTTCGTGACGCAATACCAACTGGCTCAAAGGTATTCAGTGTTGGATATAATATGTCAAATACCGGTAATATGGCATTTGTCACCAGTGGGTTGGAATCCATTAAAGATGCTATTGAAAAATACAAGAAAGCCAGAACTGAATTACCTTATCAGAATGTTTGGGGAGCTTTTAAAAATCTGATGGGTTATATTGAGTTCTTCGATATGGGAACTCCCCAGCGTCTTCTTAAAAAGAGTGCAAACGAATGGCTTGGAACTAACCATGAATTATCATGGAAATCAGATAATATTAAACGTGAATATGTCCGTGAGTTGAAACGTGTTTTCCAGATCTTGTTGAATCATCAAGTACTGGAAGTTCTTGGAACCGTTAATGTGGTTGTGGATGAAGTTTGTGGTGAAGGAACATGGGCTAAATATACGATCAGATGTCAAAGATGGGCAGAAGGTTATGAAAAGAGAGAGGTTGTAGCCCTTGAAAGGGCAAGGAAAGAGGAAGAGGTTCGTAACAAAACATTGGAAGAACGGATACAAATGTGGAAGTCTGGCGAGATTTCCCAGTTGAGTTATTATTGTTGGTTTGAGAATGATCAGCCGAACGTATGGTTGCGTATTAAGAATGGAAAAATCGAAACCAGTAAGGGTATCAAAGTAGAACTAACTGAAGCTGAAAGACTTTGGAGATTGATTAAGGTCTTCCATAATGGCGGTCAGTTCCAGCACGATTTGGCATTGGATGTAACCGGTCATAGATGGGCATTCAATCGATATGAAAACGATATGCTGACTGCCGGATGTCACCGGATTGCATATAATGAGATGGAAAGTATTGCGAAACAACTGGGATGGGCGTAAGTGCTCATCCTTATAAAAAGAAGGATAAAAACCAAATAAATACAAATAAGATTATGAAACAGAATATGACAACAATACCATTTGACTTGGAATTGGCGAAGAAAATCAACAATGGTGAATATAATGGAACAATAGTGACATCCGGCAGAAATTTTAGAGTAGAGTTTGTGTATTATAAAGAAGATGGAATATATCCAATTCTGGGAGTGGTTCATACTGATCACGGTATAATATCGGATTGGTTCTCTTCTAATGGATGCGGCTCTAAAAATTACAGACTTGAACTTGGAGTTCCAGAATATACGACATTTAAGGATGGAGATATATTAAGTAATGAAGGTGGTGATTGTATCTTTATCTTAAATACACATGGAGAATATCTAACATCTTTGTATGCCTCTTTAGATATAGACGGTAATCTTGATATGGAAGATGGTCTATGTGCTTGGGGGAATCACATAGAAAAATACAAATTTGCCACTGAGTCCGAAAGACAAAAGTTGGTTGACGCATTAAAGGCAAGCAAGGAGCCAAAAGCTAAAATATATCTGAAACGCTTCTTTGGGATTGAAGAAAAGCCGAAATATGATTTTAAGCCGTTTGACAAAGTGCTGGTAAGAGACGAGGACGATAAAGAATGGCATATCAGCTTGTTTGCAAGGGAAATTGTGGACGATTCTGATGGATTGTCTTATAAGTATGAATGTTCCAATGGAACATTATGGGACTGTTGCATTCCTTTTGAGGGCAATGAATGTCTTTTAGAAACTGCTGAAAATCCAGAAAAATGAAAACGGTAAAGTTATCTGATTTTTCTCCTTATGACAGAAACAAAGGAGGAATACAAGAATTGCATCATAAAATTGAGTCCAAAATACTTCAGTATTGGGGTGAAGGTAGTGGTATTCTGATCGGCATCACTCCGATATATAAGAGACGTTTGTGGAGCGAAGAAGTGAAAGTTATAAATAATTACAAACAACATGAAACAGAACTATAATAAAGAATATATAGAACATTCCCGGAAACAAATCCGGGAGGTTATGAACGATGAGAAAGAATATGACGACTGGACTCAGATTTGTTTCTCCATGAAAGACGTGGTTCAAGCGGCTGTGAACGTGTGGGGAATGTCCAGCGATGAAGAGGTACATAAAATGCGCAGCTTCTTTCGGGAGTTGGTTTATACTGAGGTGAAGAATCTACAGACTTTTGATGTAACTTTTAAAAAGAAAGAACTATGAGATCGAATTTTGAATTATGGAAAGAGGGTAATCTACCTATGTTTATTGCGTCATTCACAATTAATGGCGAGAGTGGAGCGGATAATATAACTTATTCTGACACTGAGGCAAAAGAATATTTATCCAAATGCTGTAATGAATTTGCAGGAACCGGTTTTGAATGTTTGTCTGAAGTACGGGTTTACAACCCTGAATTGAAAGACAGAGAACGGTATGATGAAGAATGCCAGATATTTGAGGATTGTGATTACTTGTATACAGATCCTTATTTTTCCGATACAAAGATATTGTAGACAATACTTTATATGTCAATAAGATATGGATATGGTAAGCAATCAATATTTGTGGAACTATGAATAAAAGAGAAGCAAAGATATTGGCGTTGGAGGTATTTGCAGAAAATGCAAACCTTCTCATTGAGTCAGAGAGAGTATCTGATGCAATCAAATCGTCTAAAGATTGTGATTTGATCAATGAAGCCTTTGATGAACTGGTTGGCAGTTTAAAGAAAAGGGCTGATAAATTGAAGTTAAACAATAAAATGGATGGACAAAAGATTAATGGTCGTTAAATTAGCAATATTATTTGTGCTTTGGTACTAATGTTAGTATCTTTGTGCAAGTTTAAATAATATGGGTTCAAAAGAAAAATTAATAGAGCGATTCAAGCGACTTCCAAAAGATTTTACTTATGACGAAGTTGTTCGATTGTTTAATGTTTTTGGATATACAGAATGTAATAAAGGAGCAACATCTGGTTCGCGTGTCGAATTTATTAGTGATGATGGGATGGAGTCGTATATTATGCACAAGCCTCATCCTTCAAATATACTGAAATTGTATGCAATGAGACAGCTTTTTGAATATATTCAAAAAAATAAACTGATAGAAAAATACGAACAAAATAAAAAGTAATATTATGGGAATACTAAGATACAAAGGTTATACGGGTAGCGTTGAATATAGTGAAGAAGACAATTGCTTGTTTGGGAAAGTTCAGGGATTAAATAAAGGAACATGTATTCTTTATGAGGGAAATACCGTAGATGAATTAAGAACTGATTTTGAAGAAGCGATTGACGGGTATCTTGCAAGTTGCAAAGAGCGAGGCATTGTTCCTCAGAAATCATATAGCGGTAAACTCAATTTGCGAATGACATCCGATTTACATTCTCGTGTGGCTGCTTTTGCAGCAAGCACAGGAACAACAATCAATGATTTCATTAATAAGGCTATTGTAGACAAATTGGAGCATAGTACAATATAATTTAGCTTAATACATTATTTTTCATTTGAAAGCGTGATTACTTAGGTGGTTACGCTTTTTTTATTGACAGACCATAAAAGAGAAAGCCAGCCTATTAGAATAAGCCGGCTAATCTTCCTTATTTCTGTTCCTTCAGTCTTTGATTAATGATTCTTACGATTCTTGTCTGGAGTTTCATTAAATCTTTGGTGGATTCTTTTTCGAGATCAATATCCAGAGCCTTAATATTGATAGTCGGTGATGGATTTTCTGTATCATTGGAATTGTTCTGGATAGAATTGATAACCGCTCCCAGTTCATCTAATTGGGATTTAATCTTCTCAATCTTTTTTGAATAGTTAGTTGTACGTGCCATGTTATTGTGTATTTAAATGATGTGGCAAAGATATGATATTTCTTAGTGTAAATATAGAATTTAAACAATAAATTAAACGATATGCCGTATAAAAGTGATAAGATAAAAATAGCCGGCACTTCTTATGACCGCAGGGTTAAACTGACGGACAATGAACGTGAGGAAATAAAATATTTATACAAGACTTCCGTTCATAGCCAAAGAAAGCTGGCAAGTATGTTTAATGTTAGCCGAAGTTTGATAGCAATGGTTCTTAATCCGGAACGATTACAGAGAGCACGTGAGCTTTTTAAGGAAAGGAGAAAGGACGGAAGGTATAATGTATCCAGAAAAGAACGAGCCAGGATAATCCGTGAGCATCGTAGATATAAACGACAATTATTTGTCGAAGGTAAAATTCAAAACAGCATGAAAAATGAACAAGAAGAGACGAGAGGAAATTTCTGATATTATTGAACAGCTTGAAGGTTTAATGTCTGAGGTAGAAAGCCTTAAAGATGAAGAAAGTGGAGCTTATGAAAACTTGCCTGAAGGCATACAGTTATCGGAAATGGGAGAAAAGATTTCTGAAGCAGCCGGTAATCTGGAGGAAGCCGCAGGTTGTTTTGAAGAGTTAATCGGATATTTAGTAGCAGCGAAAGGAGAAGAGAAAAATGAAGAAGAAAAAACTGACGAATAAGGATTTGGACAAGTATGCGGAAATTTCCAATATTCCGGTAGAGCATCTTGTTTCCCTTAATAATATGGATGCCCTGAATGTTGTCAATATTCATGCTATTTTAATCAAGAATGAATACAAAAAACTTCTTGATGAGAACAAGTATACAGGCAAACAAATCATGGAAGCATTGGGTGAACAATACGGTATTTCAAGATACCATGTGGAGACGATAATTTACGATAAAATCAAGCCTACATCTTGTGTTTGTTCCAAGTGCGGATCGGAAATAAGCAAGTACAAATTTTCCAAGAACAAGGGTGTGTGCGATAAATGTATAGTTGCGGAAATAAATGGTACATTGTAATATAAATAGATTAATTCGATGAAAGAAAATGTTGTTTATGTGGTTTTATTAATAGCTAAACCGCTATTCTTTATTCTACTTGTCATGATCGGTTTGATGAAGGATTGCTGTGATGATACCGACCCACTTGATAGGGGAGACAGCATGGCAAAATACGGTATCGGCTTTCATTCCAGTGTCAACGATTCGATAGGCTGTGGTTTTAGGATAGTGTATGCAACCAATCGTCCGGTCACTCCTGAACGTCTGGAGGAAATCAAGAGTCGAAAACATATTCAGGAGAATTTCGATAAGATGTCGGAAGATGTATTGAAGCATTTCAATAACAGCCTGTTGTATGTTGATATTTATGATTTTACCAATATTGCCAAGAGATATGTTCTGGACGAAGATCTGGTAATGGATCAGGTGTTTATTAATGGCAAAGAGAAATACGATTTATATGTTGGCGAAAATAAATGGTTCGGTGAAAAAAGTGCTAAGTGGATCAGTATGGGGACTTTGCAGGGGATTCAATGGATCAATCGGGATGATATTAGAAGAGAAGATACCGGAGATAATCGTATATATCGTTATTGGAAATGCACATATTCATTGACCCGTCAATCAAAAACAGATGAACGGTTTAGTCATTTCTCTGAGGATGAACGTATATGGGATTAAATATTTATATGATAGTAAAATAAGTGAAAAAAAATAACAGAAATAATTTGGAGTGAAAGAATTTTAGTTTTACTTTTGCATCATGATTTTAGCATAAAATCAAATATGCAAGTTTATTAAGTGATTGTTTTATTTTAGATTTGATATATTTATGATGATGATAAGCAAGTTGTATGACGCAAGAGACAAAACTAAAGTTCTACACTTCTCAGGAAACCGGCAAGCTTGTTAGTTTCGTGAGTGTAACCAAAGCCAATAGATTGAAAGGTGTACGTGAAGATTCGGATTGCAAGAAAAAAATTGTAGTTCTGTCTTCGGATTTGACAGATTCGTTGAAGCCCAATGTACTTTACAATGTTATTTTGACTGAAATGAAAAACAAGAAAGGTTATGTAGTAAAATCGGCTTCTCCTGTTTTATTCGAGGCAGAAATTGACCAATGTATTATACCAAAGGCGGTATACAAGGTATCGGTTAAGTTCGGTAACAAAACAATATTTTTCGATCCGCTGGATGGCAAGAGTGATTCAAGCCGGACTTTGCAGGGTGCATTGAAAGCACTGGAGGTAAGGGAAGATATAGCTAACAAAGAACTGGTTATTACAGATTTTAAAGAAAAAGGATTGGAAACGATTCGTCAAATGGAAGCTGATGGATATTATGTCAAAGCTTGATTTTGAGGTTTAACCAAAACCAGTCCCCTATAAACTATTTGGAAATGGATTATCCTAAAGTTGGCATAGCCACCGATGCCGCTCATTCGATGAAAAACGGAGTGACGGAATATCAGGCTATAGATTTAAGCACAGGAGAGAGATTGTTCTATCAGAATTTAGGCAACCAGACAACCAATATCGGAGAGTTCTTGGGACTTATGGCTGCAATAAAGTATGTGATAGAAAACGATTTCCAGCCCAGAATTATTTATACTGATAGCATAACCGCTATCACGTGGTTCAAAAACAAGAAGACAGCATCCAAAAAGAGATGCCTCGACCTTCAAAAAGCCGAGATATTCTTGAAGGTGATGGACTACGATGTTTCAACGATAGAGGTCAGGCATTGGGATACTGATAGATGGGGTGAGAATCCGGCTGATTTAGGGAATAAGGGGTAATTAACCAAAACCACAATAACATACTCATAAAATTTCATATTATTCTTTTTGAGCCAGCGCGGTTCGTGAGAATATAGCTGGCTTTTAAATCATGGGGTGGTAGCAGTTGGTAGCTCGTCAGGCTCATAACCTGAAGGTCGGCGGTTCGAGTCCGTCCCCCGTAACAAGGTAATACCTTAACTATGCGTTTTTCATTTTTAGTTTAACAACAGTGGATGCTCCAATCGTAGAAGGGAGTTTAAAAATCACTACGAATCCGGATACTCTGACATGCGGTATCAACGAGGACGGAGGGCACAGCAGAAATGGGAAGCGTTTCATTTCGCCAAGTATGTCAAAAGCGTTCTTAGCTCAAATAGGATAGAGCAGGTCTTTCCTAAAGATCAGGTTATCGGTTCGATTCCGGTAGGACGCACATCAAACCACATAGAGTGTTGATAATAGTTGTATAGTTATTAAAATGTGATGAAGACTCTCCGGTCGGTTCGTGAGGATAGACCGGAGAAAACTGGAGAATGGTGTAATGGCAGCACAACAAGTTTTGGTCTTGTTTGTCCGGGTTCGAGTCCCGGTTCTTCATCAACATAACTAAAACCAGAAGTTTTGAATATGAATACAGTTACAAAAGGCGAAGTGATGGCAAACATGAAAGAAGTGGTTTGCCGTACTGAAGAAGTGTTGGGCAAGCCGGTAACTCATGTTTCGGTCAGAATGAAAAACGGATTTACTCTGCATGAGACTACAACCTGTGTCGATCCGGAGAATTACGATGAGAGAATCGGCAGACGTATCTGCCTTCAGCGTATTGAGGAAAAGATTTGGTTCTTGCTGGGATACGCTCTTCAAGACAGATTAGCTTCTGAATCAAAAAGCGAACCTTCGGATAAGAAACAAGACGATGCCAAATCGAATATGGTTTCGATTTCAAAACAGGAATATGAGACTTTGTTGAAGAGAAGTGAGTTTCTGAAGAAGATAGAAGAGGAAGCAGAGAAGAGTTTTCTGGAACATATTATTCATCCTTATGGATTTATAAGCGATGTGTTGCGTGCCGGTAATGGCAAAATCGCTGTTGTTGATCTTTCAAACCTGCTAAAATAAAAGTCAGCCCTATTGAAGTTTTCAAAGGCTTCTTTAGGGCTTTTGTGTATATAGAATTAATTAAATCTTAAAAATCAAAAGA